GGTTCTATTCCGCTAGTCCAAACGGCAAGTTATGGTGTAGATGACACACTATTTGCTACCAAAACATATGTTGATTCTGGTTACACTGATACTTCAGGTATGAATTCAGCGATTGCTGTTGAAACTGCTGCTAGAACTGCTGCTATCGCCGCAATTCCTGCAACTGACTTAACTCCATACTCAACTACTGCACAGATGGACTCATCTATTGCTGTTGAGACTGCTGCTAGAACTGCTGCTATCTCTGCTGAGACTTCATCTAGAGAAACTGCTATCTCTGCTGAGACTTCATCTAGAGAAACTGCTATCTCTGCTGAGACTTCATCTAGAGAAACTGCTATCTCTGCTGCTATCTCTGCTGAGACTTCATCTAGAGAAACTGCTATCTCTGCTGAGACTTCATCTAGAGAAACTGCTATCTCTGATGCTATCTCTGCTAGTGCAACTGCTGCACAGGGTACCAAAGCAGATACTGCGGTTCAACCGAGTGATCTAACAAACGTTGCAGGTTCTACTGTAAGTACAGGTCTATCGAATGATAAAACTACAGCGGTAGTCTGGTCTGGTAATGATATCCCTTGGTCAGATAATGTTAGTCGAATCGAGTCTGGTTTTGATTATGACCTTGGACATCGTAGAAATCAGATTTCTGTAGGTACTAACTACTGGGCTGCAATTAATACTACTACTTGGACTACAGGCACTTCAGTATTGAAGGTGTATAACAACTCTGACGATTCAGAAGCATTTAGTACTGTTCTACCTACCGAGCACTTTGGTCAGGTTTCTCCAACAATCGCTGATGCAGTTTTTGTATCTGGTGACTATGTTGTAGTGTTACAGTATGCTAACTCTAGTTACGATATGATTTATGCTATTGGTTATCATATCCCGTCTGGTATTCAGCAGTACAAGCACGTGTATGCTAATATCGATGCTAATGCTTGTAGTGTGTTCGAAGACCAAATTATATACGTTCAGAAAGATTCTAACTGGTACACTACAGGTGTAATGAGAGCTAGAGCTTCGGACGACTATATTTTAGGTAGTGTAAACTTCGAAGGAACTACATCACCAGATAGTAAATCAGGGTGTGTACGATTCAACGGTTCTTACTATATTAGTGCGGAATATCATGGAAACGCTAATGTTGGAGTACAATCTGGCCAGGTTACTGTATATGATTCTACTGGTTATATGGTTCATGAGTTAATTAATCCTAACTTTGCTGGTGATGCTGATTACGATAGATTCGGTTTCGACACCAATTTCTATGGAACTACTCAGGTAGTTGGTCTAACATATAAAGATACAGACGGTACCGGATCTAACCATCCTGGCCACTTGAGTCTCTTTGACCTTACTACTGGTCTGATGCAAAAAACTTTCGATATCCCTAAAGGTGATCGAGACTTTGAAGCATCAAGCTTCAACGGCCCACTAGTAGTTGATGGTGAGTGGATCTTTGCTGGTGGTTGGCAGTCTAATGCGCCTACAACCGACTATAAGGGCGGTTTGATTCATTGTTACAACCCTATATCGAATAGTTCATTCAATCTGGTAGGTTATACAAGTTCGGAAGAAGCTAAGACTGCACACAGTGCTCTCGGAATATCTGATGCAGACTTCGGTACTATTGATTTCGCTCGTTCATTCGACGTTAGAGATGGAAAACTTGTATTAAAGACGGCATCAGATGCCGGTGTGATCGCTAATGGTGGTGTCAACGGAGATAACGTTTCTGTACTATACACGTTTACTGCTCTGGTTGCACCTCGAAACCTATTATCTATCGATGAAAATCATATTGCGACAAGAGCATATGCTTTAGAAGTAAGTCGAAATGCAAAAGAAGATGCACAGACTTATGCTGATCAAGCTGTTGTTACTGCTGTTGCTAATGTGGTTGATGCTGCTCCTGCTTCGTTGGATACTTTAAACGAACTTGCTACTGCTCTAGGTGACGATGAAAACTTTGCGGTTACTGTAACAACTAACCTTGCTGGTAAAGCAACTATTGCCTCTGTCAGTACTTCTAGACAAGAAGCGATTGATGCTGCTGCTCTTGACGCAACTGCTAAAGCAGATGCTGCTCAAGCTGCTGCAATACTACAAGCATCTTCTGATGCAACTGGTAAAGCAGAAGCTGCACGAATCGCTGCCGCAGCTGATGCAACTAGTAAAGCAAATGCTGCTCAGTCTATTGCAATCTCTACTGCAAGTGATGATGCAACTAGTAAAGCAGAAGCTGCACGTATCGCCGCAGAAATTGCTGCTGCTTCTGATGCAACTAGTAAAGCAAATGCTGCTGAATCTGCTGCTGCACTAGATGCTGCTACTAAAGCAGCTGCTGCTCAAGCTGCTGCAATCGCTGCCGCAGAATCTGATGCTACCGCAAAAGCAGAAGCTGCTAGGATTGCTGCTGAATCTGCTGCTGCACTAGATGCTGCTACTAAAGCAGAAGCTGCTAGGATTGCTGCTGAATCTGCTGCTGCACTAGATGCTGCTACTAAAGCAGATGCTGCTCAAGCTGCTGCTCAAGCTGCTGCTGCACTAGATGCTGCTACTAAAGCAGATGCTGCTCAAGCTGCTGCTGCACTAGATGCTGCTACTAAAGCAGATGCTGCTCGTATCAACATCTATGATGTAACTGGTGTTCTTATCAACAACTAATCTTAGATTTTATCCAAGATATAAGGGGGGACTTCGGTTCCCCCTTTTTTATATTTAATTTTAATATAAATAAACGTATAAATAGTACTTAACCAATATTGGACTATAGTAATGTATTCAACAAGTAAAGAAGAATTGATTGATTATTGCCTACGTGCCTTGGGGCATCCGGTAGTTGAAGTCAATATAGACGAAGAGCAACTAGACGATCGTATTGACGAGGCGCTACAGTGGTTCCGTGAAAATCATCCGGACGGTTCTAAGAGATATTATCTGAAACATCAATTGACTCAAACTGATATTGATAATCAGTATGTCGATTTTGGTGATGACTTGGATCTCACGGCAGTAGTTCGTATGGTTCCGGTGAGTCTTGGAGGAGTAGGTTCTGGTTGGTTTAGTGACGCATGGCAAGTAATGGCTCATACTGTTACTGACTTCTCTAATAGTTCTATTCTAGGAGACCTTGCTCATTACGAACAAATCCAACAACACTTGTCTCTATTAGATATGAAACTCGGTGGGCAACCACAGATTACTTTCGATAGACAATATAATCGCATAAATCTATATGTTTCGAAAACACATTTACAAGTAGACGATTTTGTACTATTTGAGGTTTATGGTATTCGGAATCCCGACAACTCGATTAACGAATATAACTCTCTATGGAACCACAAGTTTCTAAAAGAATATTCGACTGCACTGATTAAACGTCAGTGGGGTACTAACCTAATTAAATTTGACGGTATGACACTGCCTGGCGGTGTTACGGTCAATGCACGTTTGATCTATGAAGATGCTCTTGCAGACATCGACAGACTCATGGAAAAATTTCGTAACGAAGAAGATGAAGGGCCTATGTTCTTCATAGGGTAAGTGATGGCAACTAATCCATATATAAGTCAAAAATACAGACCAGAACAGAATCTTTACGAAGATATTCTTATTGAAGCGATCCAGTTCTACGGACAGGACGTTTATTATCTCCCACGAGAAATCGTAGAAAGAGAAGATATCTTCCTTGATAGTATTCAGTCACAGTTCTCTGACGCCTATAAAGTAGAAGTGTATATTGAAAACACTGAAGCATTTGATGGTGAGGGAGACCTATTCACTAAGTTTGGTATTGAACTCCGAGATCAATCGACCTTTGTCATTGCTCGTCGCAGATGGCGACAGCTTGTAGGTGATCGTCTTGCGGATAACCAGTTCCGTCCCAGAGAAGGTGATGTCATCTATCTCCCATTATCCGAATCTCTATTCGAGGTAAAGAAGGTCGAGACAGAAACTCCATTCTACCAGTTATCTCAACTACCACTATTCCGTATGCAATGTGAGTTGTTCGAGTACTCTGATGAAGACTTCGATACAGGTATTGCGGGAATTGATCAGGTTGAAGCAGAATCTGCATTCCAGTACGAACTTGTTATGGAAACTTCTGGAAGTGAGTTCTTCTACACGCCAGGCGAAACAGTAACTCAGACGTTTGACGACTACGTTATTGAAGGTGAAGTTACCACATTCAACTCAGAGACTCGTCTACTGAAAATTGCACACACTGGGGCTGACGATGGTAACTATCATCTGTGGGCAACAGACCGACCAGTCGTGGGAAGTAACGCATCTCTCACTCCAGCATCCTCGGACGAGGGTGTGAATGAAATTCAACCACTTTCTCAGAATGTAATATTCGACGACTTTGCTAATGATTTCGTAGACTTTACTGAGTCCAACCCATTTGGAGATATGCCGTAATGATGGGAAGTCACTTCTATCACAAACGTGTCCGTACTTGCGTTGCCGTATTCGGTTCTATGTTTAATAACTTACACGTTTTGAGAACAGACTCGGCAGGTAAGGTATTATCACAGGTCAAGGTGCCGTTATCATACGCACCAAAGAGATCTTTCATAGAACGTCTAGCAGAGATGAGTAATGGAGAAGACGCAGAACGTAGAGTTGCCATTAAACTTCCGCGTATGTCGTTTGAAATTACTTCTATTGCATATGATGCAGCACGTCAATTACCTAAAGTAAATGGGTTCGGTGGTATTGTTTCGGAAGACAACACCTCAAGACGTAAAGTATATGTGGGTGTTCCTTATAATGTATCATTCTCTTTGTCAGTATATGCTAAGACTCAGGATGATGCATTGCAAGTCGTAGAGCAAATCATACCTTACTTTGCTCCACAGTACACTCTTACAGTAAAACCTTTTGCAGACCAACCAGAGATCAAAGAAGATGTCCCTGTAGTTCTCACGGGTTTAGACTTTCAAGATGATTTCGAAGGCCCATTGGAACAGAGACGTACTATTATATACACTCTCAACTTCGAGATGAAAGTTAACTTCTATGGCCCAGAGTCAATTTCTCCGGTAATTAGGGAGGTTAATACAAACCTAAATCTAGTAGTCCCCGAAGATGATGAAGAGTATCTAATAGAAACTATAAATACTACTCCTGATCCTATTGATGTGAGTCCAGACGGTGACTATGGGTTCAATACCGAGATAATTTTCCCAGAATAATTTGGTGATATATAATGAGAGATTCAAGTAAGCCGCCTGCTATCTTCGATGATAGTCAGAAGAAGAATGTCGTACACGAACAAGATTATGAATATTCCCGTGAGACCTATTATGACCTAATTGAGAAGGGTCGTGAATCTCTAGAACTAATGATCGAAGTTGCTCGTGAGAGTGAACACCCCCGTGCATTCGAAGTTCTGTCTGGTATGATTAAGGGTATCTCAGATGTCAATGACAAGTTGATGGATCTTAATAAGAAACATAAAGAACTTAGTCGTGACGATAGTCCAACAGAATCCGCTTCTGGTGGTACCACCAATAATCTATTCGTAGGTTCTACTACAGACCTTCAACGTATGTTGTTAGGTGCAGCTGATGAGAAGGTAATCGAACAAGACTCGGACGAATGAAAAAGCAACCGAAGATTAAGATGAAGGGTAGTGCTGAATGGGACGCTCTGTCTAGAAAGGCAAGAGGGTTATATTGTTACCTCGACAAATCTAAGATTGTGAAGAAGATTAAACGTGGTTATAACAAGCGATTCCGACAGGAAGGCAAAAAGGACTGTGACATCATCGATTAAGATGATAGAGACTATAGTATGACATCTTTTACTAAGAATTCCTATCTAGGAAATCCCCAAGTTAAGCGTGACGGTGTTGCGGAAGAGTGGGATAAGAAGAAACTCCGCGAATACCGTAAGTGTATGAACGACCCAGCTTATTTCTGTAGGAAGTATGTTAAAGTCGTGCACCTTGATAGGGGTCTGGTACCTTTTAAGTTATACGATTATCAAGAGAAGATGTTTGAACACTTCAATGATAATCGATTCTCCATCGTTCTTGCTTGTAGACAGTCCGGTAAATCTATATCTTCAGTAGGATACCTTCTATGGTATTCTTTATTCCATCCGGAAAAGACTATTGCTATCCTTGCTAACAAAGGTGCGACTGCACGTGAGATGTTATCTCGTGTAACACTCATGTTAGAGAACCTCCCATTCTTCCTACAGCCAGGATGTAAAGCACTTAACAAAGGGTCTATAGAGTTCTCTAATAACTCCCGCATCATCGCTGCAGCTACGTCTGGGTCTTCTATTCGTGGTATGTCGGTCAACCTATTGTTCCTAGATGAGTTCGCATTTGTAGAGAATGCGGCAGAGTTCTACACCTCTACTTACCCTGTAATCTCATCTGGTAAAGACACGAAAGTTATCATAACAAGTACTGCTAACGGTATCGGTAATACTTACCAAAAGATATGGGAAGGTGCAGTACAGAAGGTTAATGAGTATAAACCGTTCCGTGTTGACTGGTGGGATGTGCCTGGCCGAGATGACAAGTGGAAAGCACAAACTGTTGCAAACACTTCTCAGTTACAGTTTGACCAAGAGTTTGGTAACACATTCTTTGGTACTGGTAATACTCTTATTGAGGGTCAAGTACTTCTAGACTTACGTGCTAGAGAACCTTCTAGGAGATTAGAGGGTGGTGACTTATTGGTCTATGAGGATGTGATTGAAGAGCATCAGTATATCATGACAGTAGATGTTTGTCAAGGGCGTGGACAGGATTATTCTACATTTACAGTCTTTGATGTCTCGGTACAACCGTTCAGACAGGTGTGTGTATATCGTAACAACATGATATCCCCGATACTATACCCTAACATAATATATAAATACGCTACAGCATACAACGAAGCGTATGTTGTTATCGAGAATAATGATCAGGGTATGGTCGTGTGCGTAGGACTATACCAAGATTTAGAATATGAGAACATCCACCTAGAGTCTGCTATCCGAGCTGATGCCATCGGTATTCGCATGGACAGAAAGGTAAAGCGGATGGGATGTTCGTCGATTAAAGACATTATCGAAAACCATAAGTTAGATCTGGTTGATGAAAATACCATCATGGAGGTGTCTACATTCGTCTCTAAGGGTACTTCTTACGAAGCTTCAGTAGGTAACCACGATGACTTAATGATGAATCTGGTGATGTTTGGATACTTTGTCGGGACACAATCCTTCGGGGATATGACTAACGTCGATATCAAACAGATGTTATTTGATCAACGCATGAAAGAGATTGAAGATGATTTACCACCGTTTGGTATTATAGACGATGGTACAGAGTATGCTTCTACTACCGACTTATCAGACCCTTATAGTATGGACTGGACGAACTATGAACCCGATGGTTGGTAAATTTACGATAAGTATAAATAGATACATTGAAAGAACACTCCGTATTATGATTAACTTATTATACCTTAACTAAGAAGGACACTACCATGACTCTTTTATCTTCAGAGTCGCCATCCGTAACAGTACGAGAAATTGACTTAACAGGTATCGTACCTGCCGTCACTTCTACTACTGGTGCAATTGTAGGCGACTTTAATTGGGGCCCAGTAAACACACCTATTCTAATCGGTAACGAATCTGAACTGGCGTCTACTTTCGGTTCTCCACTATCAGGAAATGCATATGCTGGCGATTTTCTATCCGCTTCATACTTCCTGAAATACTCTTCAAGCGCATTTATAATTCGTGCAGCTCGACCAACCATTCCAGCAGTTCCAGCAGTTCTAGATTCGGACTTAATCGAAGTAACTCCAGAAGTCCCAGAATATCCAGGCCATACAAAATCAACAGCCGGTGTTTTCACAGGGAAATATGAAGGTGCTCTCGGTAATACAATTACTGTAGCCGTAGCAGACGCAACATCTTTTCCTACTTGGGACTTTGAAGGTTACTTCACATCAGCTCCAGTAGGTGATGAACTTCATGTTGTTGTCACACTTGGATATGTTTCAGGATCTGAATTAGGAAACATTGTCGAAACATACGAATTTGTTTCTACTGACGTTAATGCTAAACTTCCAAACGGTTCTAACAATTTCGCCAATGACGTTATTACTAAAGAATCTTCTTGGGTCGATGCTTCTGGCGTTCCAGCAGCAGGATTGTTCACGTTGGCAGGTGGTTCTGATGGAACTCCACTCCAAACTAGAGCGGATTACGTAAGTGCATATGACGGTTTCTTAAACAAAGAAGCTATCCAGTTAGATTTCCTAATTCCACCAGCGGGTGGTCAAGACGTAGCGGCAACCGTACATCAGAAACTTGTTACAGTTGCTACATCTCGTAAGGACTGTGTTGCAGTTATTTCCCCAACTTCAGGTGATGTCGATCATATGATATCATATGTTGGTACTCTTGCTCAAGATTCATCTTACTTGGTTATTGACGGAAACTGGTTTAAGGTTTACAACAAGTACCAAGATAAGTACGAGTTCATTCCAGCGGCATCTTCAACAGCAGGCGTTATGGCAGCTGCGGACGCAGTCTCTGCTCCTTGGTTCTCACCAGCTGGTTCACGTCGTGGACAGTATCTAGGTGTTACCGAACTGTTGGTCAATCCTAGCAAAACAGAGCGTGATAAACTATACAAGAACGGAATTAATCCAGTTGTTAGTATCCCTGGCCAAGGTGTGATGTTATATGGTGACAAGACTCACCAATCACGTCCATCTGCATTTGATCGTATCAATGTTCGTCGACTATTCTTAGTCATCGAAAGAGCGATCAGTAAAGCTGGTGAAAACGTAATGTTCGAATTCAACGATGAGTTTACTCGTGCAGAATTCGTAAACATCGTAGAACCATTCCTACGGGAAATTCAGGGTCGTCGCGGTATTACTGACTTCCGTGTTGTTTGTGATGCTACAAACAATACAGCAGAAGTCGTTGATCGCAACGAATTCATCGCAACTTGCTTCATTAAACCAGCACGTTCAATCAACTACGTAACTTTAAACTTCGTAGCGGTAAGAACTGGTGTTGAGTTTGAAGAAGTCGTCGGTACAGTATAAGGAGTATAACAATGTCATTAAGAGTAGACGATTTTAAAGCAAAATTAAAAGGTGGTGGTGCACGTCCTAATTTATTCCGTGTAACCGTAAACTTCCCTGCGTACGCGGGTGGTGATGCAGAACTAACTTCATTTATGTGTAAAGGCGCACAGTTACCAGCATCAACAATTGCTGCTATCGACGTTCCTTTCCGTGGCCGTCAGTTAAAGATTGCCGGAGACCGCACATTTGAAGATTGGTCAGTTACTGTAATCAACGACACTGGTTTCGAAGTTCGTAACGCAATGGAACAGTGGATGAACGGTATCAACGGTCACACTGCAAACACTGGATTCACTAACCCTGTTGCATATCAAGCAGATCTTATTGTAGATCAACTTGATAAGAATGGCGACTCACTGAAGACATATAACTTCCGTGGTGCATTCCCTAACAACATTAGTGCCATCGACCTATCATACGATACAACTGACACGGTAGAAGAGTTTGAAGTGGCGTTCTCAATTCAATATTGGGAGTCAAATACCACTAGTTAAAGGTATTATAAGTACTTGAGTGGGGGTGGTTTCCACCCCCCCTTTTTTATTATTAAGAGGATATTATGGCAGACAACAATTTGTTTAAAGCATTTGGATTTGAATTAAAGAGATCTAAAACAGCAAACAAGGAAGAAGACAAAGCAACTTCTATTGTCCCTAAAGTGGATGAGGATGGTGCTGGGTATGTCACTGCCTCTGGTTCTTACTTCGGTCAGTATGTTGACATGGAAGGAACTGGTGCGAAGGATAACCAAGAACTAATCAAAAAATATCGCGGTATGGCTGAACACCCAGAGTGTGACGCGGCAATCGAAGATATCATCAACGAGTCAATCGTTTCTTCTGAACTAGAAAGTTCGGTATCAATCAACTTAGATAAAGTTGAAGCCTCAGACAAAATTAAAAAAACCATAACCGAAGAGTTTGATGGCGTTGTTGCTATGTTGAACTTCGAAGAGTATGGCCACGATATTTTCCGTTCATGGTATGTTGACGGAAGACTCTATCACCACCTAGTAGTAAACGAATCTAACATGAAAGCGGGTATCCAAGAAGTTCGTCCCGTTGATGCAACTAAGATTCGTAAGGTGAAGGAAGTTCAATACAAAAAAGACACTAAGACAGGTGCGAAGGTTGTTGATACAACTAACGACTTTTACATCTATCAAGAACGCGCTGGAGCAAACAACGGTGTTAAACTAACACCTGATTCTGTCTCCTATGTCACTTCAGGTCTTCTAGATAGTAGTAAGAAACGCGTACTATCGTATCTACAGAAGGCAATGAAACCTGTAAATCAATTACGTATGATGGAAGACTCTCTCGTAATCTATCGTATGGCTCGTGCACCAGAACGTCGAATCTTCTATATTGACGTGGGTAACTTACCCAAAGGTAAAGCAGAGCAACATCTTAAAGACATCATGTCTCGTTACCGCAATAAGATTGTCTATGACGCAAACAGTGGTGAGATTAAAGATGGTCGCAAACACATGTCGATGCTCGAAGACTTCTGGTTACCTCGTCGAGAAGGTGGTCGTGGCACAGAGATAAGTACATTACCTGGCGGTGAGAACTTAGGACAGATTGATGATATCATCTATTTTCAAAAGAAGTTATATCGGTCACTTAATGTTCCGTTGAACCGTCTAGAGCAAGAGTCACAGTTCTCTATAGGTCGTTCAACAGAAATCAATAGAGACGAAATAAAGTTCCAAAAGTTCATTGACCGTCTACGAGCAAAGTTCTCTCACCTGTTCTTGGGTATTCTCAAGAAGCAACTTATACTTAAAGGTATATGTACAGAGCAGGATTGGGAATCTTGGAAGAGTCAGCTCCAAGTAGATTATAGTAGAGACAACCACTTCTCTGAGATGAAAGATGCAGAACTTCTGCGAGAACGTCTACAGACTATGGATCAAGTCTCTAGTTATGTCGGTGAATACTTCTCACGTGAGTGGGTAATGAAAAACGTAATGATGTTTAATGATGCCGACATCGAAGAGATGTCAAAACAAGTTGAAGCCGAGAATGTTCAAGGCGGAGACGATGAAGAGGAAATTGAATAATGAGTGATTTAGATTTAGCAGTAGAAACCCCAACAATGGATTTTGTTAGTGCGTTACAGAGCGGAAACTTCAATGATGCAGAAGAGCTCTTCAAAGACATTCTAGGTGACAAAGTACAACAGTCTCTAGACGCAGAGAAGGTTTCTGTTGCAGACCAGATGTTCAATGGTGTTGAACCTGTGGAACTAGAAACAGAGATGGACGACGAAGAAGTAGACGCTATACTAGATACTGTCTCAGAAGACGAATAAGAATCGGTATAAATACTTTTTTGTATAAATACTCCTAAAAGGGGACTTATTGTGAAAAAATTCAGAGATTTGCGGGAAGCGAAAGATAAAGTAGTCTTTAATAAAAAGATGTCCGGATATCCTGTTGTTATCACAAAAACCGATAAAGGTTTTCATCTAACTATAGATGGAGATTCGGTTGACGCATTTAAGTCACAGAAAGAAGCGGAAGTAACCGCGAAACAAGTCCTCAAAGACTTAGGAAAATAAAATGAAACTGATTAGCGAATACGTAGAGAACGATGTACAATGCATTGTAGAAGCCAAAGATAATGGTGAGAAGAGTTACGTTATTGAAGGTGTATTTGCACAAGCAGATCAAAAGAATAGAAACGGACGTATTTACCCAAGAGCCATTATGGAGTCTGCGGTAAATAAATATGTTGAAGACCAAGTTAGCAAGAAACGCGCCGTGGGTGAATTGAATCATCCTGAAGGCCCTACAGTTAACTTGGATAAAGTTTCTCACCTCATCACTGACCTTAGATTAGAAGGCAATGATGTGGTAGGAAGGGCACAAATATTAGATACTCCTATGGGTAAGATCGTAAAAGGTCTCTTAGAAGGTGGTGTTCAATTAGGCGTGTCAACTCGTGGTATGGGAAGTCTTGAGACAAGAAATGGCGTAAACTACGTCAAAGAAGACTTTATTCTTAGTACAATTGATATTGTGCAAGATCCAAGTGCACCTGAAGCTTTCGTTAATGGGATTATGGAAGGTGTAGACTGGGTATGGAATAATGGAATTTTACAACCTCAAGTCATTGAAGAGATAGAGACTGAAATCAAACAAGCAACTGAAGCACATCGTCCAGAAGTGCAGATTCGTGAGTTTAAGAATTTCCTCTCGTTAATCAAATCTAAACTATAAGGAGTCACTATGACTGATTTAAATAAGACAGACAGTGAAATCCGCGATACAGATGTTGAAACTAACGAAATCGTGGAGGGAACTCTCGAAGAAGCAAAAGCCCCTGCAGCTACAGGCGTAACGACAGACGGACAAGAAGTATCAGAGCCAGAGTCAATCGCATCAGTAGACAAAGCGGCAAAATCTACTTCTAAGGCGACACTACCTAAAACTAAAGCTGGTATGATCAATGCGATGTATCAGAAAATGAACAAGATGAAGAAAGAAGATCTAACTTCTTCTTATTCAAAAATGTTCGAAGGTATTGACCTAGAAGACTATGTTGCAGAACAAACTGATTCTCAGTCTGAACTTGCGGCAATCGTTGAAGGCGAAGCAACTCTATCTGAAGAGTTCAAAGAAAAGACATCACTAATTTTTGAAGCAGCTGTTAAGTCAAAGTTGTCCGAAGAAGTTACTCGTCTTGAAGAGCAGTATTCAGAAGAACTTGCTGAAGAAGTATCTTCAATTAAAACCGACTTGGTAGGTAAGGTAGATTCTTACCTAAACTATGTAGTTGAATCTTGGATGGAAGAGAACAAGTTAGCGATCCACTCCGGTCTACGTACCGAAATCGCTGAAGGGTTCATGGACAAGATGAAGGATCTATTCGTAGAGTCTTACATCGACGTTCCAGAGTCTAAGGTAGACCTAGTTGACGAATTAGCATTGCAAGTAGAAGAGTTAGAAGAAAAACTAAACTCAACTACTGGTGACGCAATTTCACTTGCTGAAGAACTAGAAACTTACAAGCGTGATTCAATCATCGCTGAAGCTTCTCGTGGATTAGCAGACACACAAGCCGAAAAGTTAAAAGGACTTCTCGAAACAGTTGAATTTGAAAGTGAAGAGACATTCACTGCAAAAGTAACTACTGTTAAAGAGTCATACTTTTCAAAAGAAATCCCTGAGCAACTCGAAGAATCAGCCGTCACAGACGATGCTGAAGAAGAAATCGAAGTATCTTCTATGATGGAAGGTTACATCTCTGCTCTAAGAAAAACCTCTAAGAAATAAGGAATCTAAAAAATGAATAATTCATACGACACATTGATTGAAAAATGGTCTCCAGTACTAAACGAAGAATCAGCTGGTAAGATCACAGATCATCACCGTAAAGCAGTTACTGCTGCTATCCTAGAAAACCAAGAACGCGCAATGATCGAAGAACGCGCTGCTTCACAGGGTTTCCTAGCAGAATCTCCAACTAACGCAACTGGTTCTGCCGTTGCTAACTGGGATCCAGTTTTGATCTCTCTAGTACGCCGTGCAATGCCTAACCTAATGGCATATGACGTATGTGGCGTTCAGCCAATGTCAGGCCCAACTGGTCTTATCTTTGCAATGAAAGCAAAGTATACTTCACAGACTGGTGATGAAGCACTATTCAACGAAGCAAACTCTGCATTCTCTGGTACTGGTACACAAACTGCTGAATCATCAGGTATGTCTGGATTCGACGAGGCCACTGGTCTTGGTCGTGAGCTAGATGCTGCTGGTCGTCCAATCGCTACTTCAGCTGCTGAAGCACTCGGTGAAGCTGGTGGTACTGACTTCGCAGAAATGGGTTTCTCAATCGAGAAGCAATCTGTTGTTGCTAAGTCACGTGCACTTAAAGCAGAATACTCTCTAGAACTTGCACAAGATCTTAAAGCAATCCACGGCCTTGACGCAGAAACAGAATTGGCAAACATCTTGTCAACTGAGATCCTAGCAGAAATCAACCGCGAAGTAATTCGTACAGTTAACACTCAGGCAGTTCTAGGTGCTCAACAAGCATCAATCGCGAACGCTGGTGTTTTCGATCTAACTTCAGACGCAGACGGACGTTGGTCAGCAGAGAAGTTCAAGGGTCTAGTAATTCAATTGGATCGTGAAGCGAACGAAATTGCTAAGACAACTCGTCGTGGTAAGGGTAACATCGTAATCTGTTCATCAGACGTTGCTACTGCACTTGCTGCTTCTGGTCAGTTGGACTATCAAGTAGGCGCTGGTCTACAGGTAGACGATACTGGTAATACTTTTGCTGGTACTCTAAACGGTCGTATGAAAGTCTATATCGATCCATACGCCTCAATCGACTACTGTACTGTTGGTTATAAGGGTTCTAACGCTTATGACGCAGGTGTGTTCTACTGCCCATATGTTCCATTACAAATGGTTAAGGCAGTATCTGAAGATACTTTCCAGCCTAAGATTGGTTTCAAGACGCGTTACGGAATGGCTGCAAACCCATTCGTTACTAGCGCTAATGCTAATCAGGATATCTCATCGAGCAAGGGCGTTAACACTTACTACCGCATCTTCCGTGTCGATAACCTAATGGTTACTGTATAAGATACATAAAAAATAGAACTAGGTATACCTAGTCGTTTTAAGGGACTCTTCGGAGTCCCTTTTTTTATGCATATAAATAACTACATGGAAGATGTTCTGTGTATCAAGTGATACGCACTCTAACCGTGAGACATGGAACCCACAACCGGAAGTACTTAATAAGGAGAGACCTATGCGCATTCTAATGATTGCAGCGATGGTACTTCTGTCTGCCTGTTCTACAGTCGATGCAACAATTGACGGAACGGGAGGTATCATCAAAGGTGTCGGTTCTGATGTCTTTGGTGTGACCGCAGGTGTCCTTGACGTAACATCTAACCTCATTAAAGATGTTGCTGTAAAAACTGGCACTGACGCGACAGCACCCGAAGAAACAAAGTAAGTAAGGAGTTCGATGGCCATGGATGGCACTTATTACCCGTATAAATACAGTGAACCAGAGGATATATCATGGCAATAACTGAAAACAAGAATTTTTTACAACCTACCGGATTCCGCGTCATTGTAGAACGCGAGCACTATGGTAACTTAGAATTCTTCGCACAGACAGTTCAACATCCCGGCACAACAGTTTCTGCCGCAGAGGTTTCTAATCCTAGACTCCAATCTGGACTACCAGTAGCTGGCGACTCTATAAACTACGGGGAACTGTCACTCAGTCTAATTCTAGACGAAGACTTAACTGCATACAAAGAAGTTCAGAAATGGTTGGAAGACGGGGTCTTCACCGAAGAATCTCCGTACCATGATATAACTGTCATAGTCCTAACAAGCCATAATAACTTTTGTGCGAAGATCCAGTATAAGAACTGCATACCTACACAGTTGGGTGCAATTGAATTTGCATCAACAACAGGTGATGTTACGTATATTAACTTTGATGCTACCTTTAGATTTAGTGAATTCATCATATCATGAGTCTAAGCAAGTTTACCATCAAGAATAAAAATGTTCTGAATATTCTTGAGGACTTTCGATATACTTACCGAGAGTTGTATCAACCAGAGATTACCAACAACTGCCTATTCACTGAAATGAAAGGTATGGGGGATCACTATACGGGTGAAGATGAGATGCACCGTATTATTGATATGGGTGAAGATCACGATGGATCCGCTTCGAATTCATTTTGCTATGCTATAAAACCTTCTCATTATAATGGTACTCACCCAGAAGAATATGCTAAGACTTGGCATAATTTAAACAATGGGTTGACCGAGGAGTTGGGTGTTCATAATAGTGCACTATCAACCCTATACCCATCTGGTGGATTTATCGGTTGGCATAATAATGCAAATGCCTCTGCATACAACCTAATATTTACTTGGTCAGAGCATGGTGATGGTTGGTTTAAGTACGTAGACCCAAAGACTCAAGAGGTGGTGACCATTCAAGACGATAAAGGATGGAACCTCAAGGCCGGTCATTTTGGTGAATATGGGTCTGGAGATGTTGTGTATCACTCCGCAAAGACTAATTGCTACCGGATGACCCTCAGTTATGTTCTAGGGCATGACGAAGATTATTGGAAAGATTGTATTGATTTTATAACAAATCCGTGATATAATGAACATATAAGTACTACTTGAATTGAAGGATATTTTATGATTGATTTGGACTCCGTTCTTAAAGAATGGCAGGAAGACTGTCCCATCTCCCAACATCAGTTGGATGAGGTGTCTAGACAAACCCCATCATTACACGCAAAATACTTGCAGTATCTGGCACTCGCCAAGTTGCAACTCAAACGTTCTGAAAACATCCAGAAGACGTTACTCAAACAAAAGTTCTTATACTACAACGGAAAGATGTCTCAAGAAGAGGTCTTAGCGACTGGGTGGGATTTAGACCCATTCAATGGTCTGCGCATGTTGAAGGGTGAAATGGAATACTACTATGATGCTGATCCTGAGATTCAGAAATCTGAAGAGAAGGTAATCTATCACAAAACACTTATCGATACCCTGACTAATATAGTCGACACTCTGAAGTGGAGACACCAGACAATTAGAAACATGATATCGTGGCGTCAGTTCGAAGCCGGTGGTTAAGGAACATATAAGTATATCTATAAAGGTAAGACGGTGATATTGAAATGTATGATGAACAGGATCTAAAGAAAGCAGAACAACTGCATTTTCTAGGACATAAAATTGATATAGAAGTTATTGAGTTAGCAAAGATTATTTATGAGCGTAGACAACAAGATTCGAATCAGGATGGTCAACCACAGTTACTTCGCGGTTGAAGCACATCCAGCACAGGAACAGGAGTTAAGAGAATACTTTTCTTTCTTCGTGCCTGGCTATAAGTTTATGCCCGCTTTCAAGTCTCGACACTGGGACGGTAAGGTTAAACTTTATAACATGGTTTCGAAACAAATGAATGTGGGTCTGTATACTCACCTTCGTCGTTTCTGTGCAGATCGTTTTTATCAATTAGAGATACTTGAACATGAGGTGTACGGAATACCCTCGTTTAAGGAAGATATCGACCACCCCGCTCTAATTGACTTCTTGTCGGTTTTGGACGTTCCTTTCAAACCTAGAGACTATCAATACAAGGCTATCGCGCATGGAGTCGAGAACAGACGATGTCTTCTGTTGAGTCCTACGGGTAGTGGTAAGTCTTTCATTATATACAATCTTCTCCGGTATTGCTATGAAGTGACCGAAGGGAAGATATTGGTCATTGTCCCAACCACCTCTCTGGTTGAACAGATGTACAAAGACTTTTCCGACTACGGTTATGACGTGGATGAGTTCTGTCATAAGATCTACTCTGGTAAGGAGAAGGTTACTGATAAGAGGGTTATCATCTCTACATGGCAGTCAATCTATAAGTTTGGTAAAGAGTGGTTCGAACAGTTCAACACAGTCTTTGGAGATGAAGTACATCTTTTCAAAGCAAAGTCTCTCTCTGGTATGATGGACAAGTGTACAGAAGCACAGTATAGATTTGGTCTTACTGGTACGCTTGACGGTACTGAGACTAACAAGTTGGTACTAGAAGGTTTATTCGGGCCTACGTTTACGGTGACACGCACCGTGGAATTGCAGAAAGCTAAACAGCTTGCAGAATTAGACATATCAATTCTGCTGTTAAGGTATCATAGTGATATCTGTAATATGATGAGGGATAAAAACTATCAAGAGGAACTTGATTATATCGTCACATATGAACCACGTAATAAGTTTATAAGTAAGATAGCAATAGATCAAACGGGTAATACTTTAGTTATGTTTCAGTTTGTTGAGAAGCACGGTAAGGTGTTATATGAGATGATCAAGTCTATGGCAGCTGAGGGACGTAAGGTGTTTTATGTTTCTGGTGAGGTAGACGCTACTGATCGCGAACGTATACGAGGTATCGTAGAAAAAGAACATGACTCTATTATTGTTGCTTCTCTTGGGACTTTCAGCACTGGCATCAACATCCGCAACTTGCACAATATTGTATTTGCGACTCCATCCAAATCTCAAGTTAAAGTCCTCCAATCAGTTGGGCGTGGTCTGCGCCAGTCTGATGATGGTAGGACTACTAAGCTTATTGATATCGCTGATGATCTCCATGTCAACTCTCATAAGAATTTTACTCTGAGACATAGCGCCGAAAGGATTAAGATATATACTAAGGAAGGATTTAATTATAAAGTATATCCTATCGACCTAAAACCTATATTATCAAAGGATACTGATACAAATGAGTACTTCGATTAGACATTTTAAGTTAGTTACTGGTGAAGAAGTTATATGTGAAGTACTTGAAGAGACTGGAGATACTATTGTAGTTAACAATGCAATGAGTCTTATGCAGAATACTTTAAAGAATGGTGATAAGTTTTTTACTTTTAAAACTTACATGGTGTATCAAGATACTCCTATGAATGTCATAGTCATTTTTACTGATAAGATTATGTCTCTAGCAACACCTGCCAAAGAGATGTTAGATCAGTACTCTATGGCAATTAAGGAGATGGCTAAATATATCGAAGAGACTTACAAAGATAGTTCTGATGAAGAAATGTCTTTAGATGAATTTTTAGATGATATGGATAAAGAAACTAGACTGTTAGACTCTGATGTAACAGGAATGTTATCCAACTAATTTAGTATATACCCCTCTGGGACTACAAGCTAGATTATACACTATAAAACACCATCTGTCAAGATAAAAAGAAATTATATTTAAGCATTGACACATCGTGGTAAATGTAGTATAATAAGGGTTAAATTAATCGAGTGATATATCATGAAACCAAAAGAAAAACCGCATTACGTAAGCAATAGAGATTTCTCTAACGCCGTAGTAGAATACTGCACCACCGTTAAGGAAGCAGAAGCTGAAGGTAATTCACGTCCTGTAGTTACTAACTATATCGCTTCTTGTTTCTTAAAGATTGCAGAAGGTCTTTCCCATAAAGGCAATTTCGTTCGTTACACCTATCGTGAAGAGATGGTGATGGACGCAGTAGAGAATTGTCTTAAAGCAATTGAAAACTATGATATTGAAGCTGCAACTCGATCAGGTAAGCCAAATGCATTCGCATATTTCACCCAGATATCATGGTATGCCTTCCTCCGAAGAATTCAAAAAGAAAAGAAACAACAAGACATCAAAATGAAGTATATTGCTGAAGCAGACATCAGCGCATTCATGGATGGTGACGGTGAAGGTTTCTTTCAACAATCTCCCTTTGTAGATACTCTACGTCAACGTATTGATGTTGTTAAGAATGCAGATGACGACTTCAAACAGTATACGAAAGATGAGAAGAAAAGAAAGAGACGAGCAGTAAACGTTGACTCTGATTTAGCAGGATGGATTGAATAATAAAAGACTTGACACAACCCCCATATTGTAGTATAATAGCTGTCATACGAATTGAGTTGAGTCTTTTATGAAAATCGCCATACTAAATGATACCCACTGTGGGTGTCGAAACTCCTCTGATATCTTCATGGATTATCAAGAGAGGTTTTACACAGAAGAGTTTTTTCCTTATCTCCTAGAGAACGGTATTACCCAGATTCTACATTTGGGTGACTACTATGATAATCGAAAAACCATCAACCTCAAAGCGTTGAACCATAATCGTCGTATCTTCTTAGATAGGCTGCGAGAGTATAATATCCATATGGATATAATTCCCGGCAACCATGACGTATACTTCAAGAATACTATCGAACTAAACTCCTTGAAAGAGTTAATGGGTCACTACATCAATGAGGTAGACATCCTAATGGATCCTATCGTCCGTGATTATGGTGGTGTTAAGTTTGGTCTTGTACCTTGGATTTGCCCAGAGAACGAGAAAGAGATTCTAACTTTCTTAGAGAACTGTGGTGCCGATGTCATTGGTGGCCACTTCGAACTCGCAGGATTTGAGATGGATAAAGGTATTGTCTGTCACACTGGTATGGATCCAAAACCTCTAGAACGTTTTGAAACTGTGTTGTCCGGACACTTCCACACTAAATCTAGCAAGGGTAATATCACTTACCTTGGTGCGCAGATGGAATTCTTCTGGAACGATGCTCATGACCCCAAGTACTTCCACATCTACGATACAGAAACTCGTGAGATGACCCCAGTACAGAATATGGTCACACTATTTCATAAAATATATTATGATGAAGACACTATTAATTACTTCGAAGATCTATCTTATCTGAATGGTAAGTTTGTCAAGTTGATTGTTTCTAATCGATCTGATATGCAGAAGTTTGAGAGATATGTTGACAAGATTCAGTCGCAAAAGATCCACGAACTGAAGATTGCCGAAGACTTCAAAGAATTCCGAGGAGAAAATGTCTCGGATGCTGATATAACTATTGACGACACCGAAACTTTAGTGTATAATTATATCCAAGAAGTAGAAACAGACTTAGACAAAGAACGCATTAAGGCTGTGGTATCCGAACTAATGATTGAAGCACAGAGTGTCGAAATTGCATGATTAAATTTGAAACGTTACGTTGGAAGAATTTTCTATCCACAGGCAACTATTTTAATGAAATAAACTTTCTGGACAGTTCTACTAACTTAATTGTTGGTGAGAACGGTGCAGGAAAGTCGACGATGCTCGATGCATTGTCGTTTGCTCTGTTTGGTAAGGCTCATCGTAAGATTACTAAAAATCAGTTGGTCAATACGATCAACAATAAAGATTGTGTATCTGAGGTAACCTTCAGTGTAAACACCGTAAAATATCGTGTGGTGCGGGGTATTAAACCTGCTAAGTTTGAAATCTGGAAAGATGGTAGTATGATCAACCAGAGTTCACATGCGAGAGAGTATCAAGATATTCTTGAGAAGAACGTCTTTCAGATGTCTCACAAGAGTTTCCACCAGATTGTTGTTCTAGGCTCGTCGTCTTTTGTTCCGTTCATGCAACTCAACTCCACCTCTCGGCGTGACGTGATCGAAGACCTTCTTGACATTAACATTTTCTCAAAGATGAATATGTTACTCAAGGAGAAAACCTCCATCCTTAAAGGCGAGCTTGAGAACAACACCCATTCTATTGAAGTGGTTAAGACTAAGATCAATGCACAGAAGAAGTATATCCGTGATCTAACTGCTATCAATACTCAACAGCGTAAGGATAAAGAGAGTGATATCTCTGAACTCCAGTCTGAGATCGAAGAACTCAATGCGACAAACGGTACGTTATCTGAGACGGTCAGTACACTGTTACCTGTCATTACCGATAGTTTGTCTACTGTCCGTGCAAACAAACAGAAATTAGACCAGTACTATGCACAATTTAAGAATCAGGTAAAGACTGTAGTCAAGGAAGCAAAGTTCTTTGATGATAATGAACATTGTCCTACGTGTGACCAAGATATCGCAGAAGAGTTGCGTCAAGAGAAAAAGAACTCTGCGACTACTAAAGCGAAAGAACTCAAGACCACTATGGATGAGGCAGAAGTTCAACGCAAAGTATATGAAGATGAGATAGTATCTCTAGAGTCTCGGATGTCAGAATGTCTTGCTGACCAGAATACTCTGCATAATAATAACCAGACCATCATTCGACTTCAGAGGTCTGTTGATAAACTTCGTTCTGATCTAGATGGTATGGCTGCTAGTTCTGGTGATATGGGTCAAGCGAATACTGATTTGACTACTTTAGATACCGAACTTCACGAGAAGACCGACGAGAAGTATGTCCTCAATGAGAAGGCATCTTATAATCGTATCGCAGCCGAGTTACTCCGTGATACTGGTATCAAGACCAAGATTATTCGTCAGTATATTCCGGTCATTAATGAGTTGACCAACAAATACTTGCAGATTCTGGACTTCTTTGTGCACTTTGAACTGGATGATAGTTTTAATGAAACCATCCGGTCACGATACCGCGACACGTTCTCTTATGACTCGTTCTCTGAGGGTGAGAAACAACGTATCGATTTGTCCCTATTATTTACTTGGCGTCAGATCGCCAAGATGAAGAATTCGGTGTCAACTAACTTGTTGATACTTGATGAAACGTTCGACTCTTCGTTGGACGGTGAGGGTGTAGATAATCTTATGAAGATCATCGACACACTGAAAGAAGATACGAACGTATTCGTAATCTCTCACAAGACTGAATTGGAGGATGCTCACTTTGAACGTAAGCTAACCTTCGTTAAAGATAAAAACTTCAGTCGAATGAAAGAAAGTACTTGACATACGGGTCGTATTGTTATATAATGGTCACCTACTAATAAGGAATAACACAATGGAATTATCTAGTCGCACGGTCGAGATTCTGCGTAACTTCTCGACAATCAATCCAAACATTGTAGTCAATGGCGGTAACGTCCTAAAGACTATGTCGATAGCAAAGAATATAGTCTCTCGTGCAGAGATCGAAGAAACCTTCCCGAATACTTTCGGTATATATGATCTCTCAGAATTCCTATCTGTGCTATCATTGGTGGATCGTCCATCAATCACTTTCGGTGATAACTTCTGTACCGTATCAGACGGTAGTGGATTATCATCCGTGAAATACTTCTACTCTGATCCAGAGATGCTTTCTGCACCTAAGAAAGATATCGTTATGCCAGAGTGTGAAGTAAAGTTCTTGCTTACTAACGAAACCCTAAGTAAGATCAAACGCGCATCTTCTGCACTTGGTTACGATAATATCTCTATCAAACCAAACGGAAATGCTATTGAGATTAGCGTAATTGACTCAAATGACTCTACTTCTAACTCATACTCTGTATTGGCTGAAGGTAATTTCCCTGAAGGGACTGACTTCAACTTCATTATGGGCGTGTCTAACATGAAGTTGCTTGGTGAAGACTATGAAGTTTCGGTCTCTACTAAATTAATCTCACACTTTAAATCAATAAATTCAGAGACGCAATACTTTATTGCTCTTGAAAAATCATCTACTTATGGAGTCTAACATGACTGAAGAACAAAAGAACTTAAATGACCTAGCAAACCGCGTTGCACGATCCTGTGTAGCTGTTGTAGACACCATTGTAACTCGTGGTGGTTTTAAAGGTGAAGAGTTGACTACTATTGGTCAACTACGTGATCAAGCAATCCAAGTGGTTGCACTCTATGAAGGTGTCGCAAAGGCACATGCAGAAGAATCAGAAAAGACTGCTAAGAAGAAGTAACCCCCCTTTGGTCTCTTGAATCATAATGTCTTTGCCCAAGATATGATTTGAATTGAACTTATATATAGTATGCCTTATTTGATTCAAGAGACCACCCTAATTGTTAAAGTTAAACCCCAATATTGCTAAAGAGTCCGCAGTACATGTATTGACTGGGGCATTGATCAATTACCCTCTCAACATATTTTTTCTGTGGTTAATTATAGAAAGGTGGGGGATAACAGATCCGTTCTGGATTACTAACATAATCACTTTTTGGTTCTCAATTACTGCTTTCACTCGCATATATATAATAAGGTCATATGCAGAAAAACGTAAGTTAAAGAAAAATAGAAAGTAAACGCCCTCTTAGCTCATTTGGTAGAGCAGCACACTTGTAATGTGCAGGTGATCCGTTCGAATCGGATAGAGGGCTCCATTTCTTTTATTAAAAATATATACCTTTACTCTTTACATGAGAGGACAAGTGTAGTATAATGTCCTCATTGATTAATTATTATATTATGGAGTTCCAACATGAGCAATGAGTTTCTGTGGGTTGAGAAGTATCGTCCTAAAATGGTGTCCGAGACTATCCTTCCGGATGAGTTAAAGACCACCTTTCAAAACATCGTAGACGGCGGAGAAATCCTAAACATGATGTTTACTGGCAGTGCCGGTACTGGTAAGACAACAGTCGCTAAGGCGATCTGTCAAGAATTAGACCTAGATTACATCGTGATCAACGGGTCGGAAGAAGGTAACATCGACACTCTGCGCGGCAAGATCCGTCAGTTTGCATCATCGGTCTCTCTGTCTGGTGGTTACAAAGTGGTCATCCTAGATGAGGCTGACTATCTAAATCCCCAATCAACGCAACCTGCTCTCCGTGGGTTTATCGAAGAGTTCTCTAACAACTGTCGTTTCATTATGACTTGTAACTTCGAGAACAAGATCATCGAACCTCTTCACTCAAGATGTTCTAAGTACGCCTTTAACTTTGATAAGAAGACCATGCACTCCTTATGTGGTGGGTTCATGGATAGACTTCAAGGAATCCTTGATAAGGAAGGTGTTGCGTACGACAAGAAAGTTGTCGCAAATATCATCATGAAACATGCTCCGGATTGGAGAAGAGTCCTCAACGAATGTCAGAAGGGTTCTGTCTCTGGTACACTAAATGTTGTGGGTAACCTCAGTGTAGATATCTCTGATGCCTACACCCAGTTGTTCACTGCACTCCGAGAGAAGAACTTCAAGAAGATGAGATCGTGGGTAGTTAACAATATTGATGTTGAACCCGCCACAATCTTTCGTGGGATCTATGACAAGATGTATGATCATGTCGCCCCAAATAGTATCCCTCAGTTAGTTCTTATCCTTGCAGACTACCAGTATAAGAACGCATTTGTCGCAGATCATGAATTAAATCTGGTCGCATGTATGACCGAAGTGATGGCTAACGTAGAGATCAAACCTTAATGTCTGGCGCAAAGTCTAAGAGATTAAGTCCGTTTGACTTTCTAAAGACTATTAATGACACTAAGATCAACCTTATTGATATGGATGAGAGCAACGCTAAAGCCTATAATGGATTTATGGTTAACAGATCTCTCTCTTATTTTTCAGATACTGTAATTATTTCTAATGAAATGAACAGATTACATCACATTGATAGTAAGATGCAATACGATTTTCTTATAAATATTATAAGGAAAAGGAAGCGATTCTCTAAATGGAACAAACCTGATCTAAGAGTTGACATGGAATGTATCAAGGAATATTTTGGGTACAGTGAACAGAAGGCTAAGCAAGTCATCGGACTCTTAACGGAATCACAAATACAAACTATCAAACATAAGGTTGGCAAAGGTGGAAGAGAATAATCTTGTTCAATGGAACTCTGATATGATGCTAGAAATTAGTCTATCAGAACCAGATGATTTCCTGAAAGTCAGAGAAACATTAACACGTATAGGTGTAGCGTCTAGGAGAGACAATACTCTATATCAATCATGCCACATCTTGCATAAGCAAGGTAGGTACTTTATCGTACATTTCAAGGAACTATTCTTGTTGGACGGTAAGAAGTCAAATCTAGAAACGTCAGATATGGAAAGACGCAACACTATCGCCACTCTGCTTGCAGACTGGGGACTAGTTGGAATCGTTAACAAAGAAGTAGCTCGTGATTGCGCTCCAATGAGACAAATCAAAATTATTTCATTCCGTGACAAGTCCGAATGGACATTACAACCGAAGTATAATATTGGAAATAGTTGAAAAGTATGTCAGTGAATTATGGTATATTTGAAGGTAAAGAAGATAATATAAGAACGAAGACCCCATTTGTAGGTCGACTTCCATTTGATATGGGGTCGACCTACAACTGGAACCAATTCATGCATATGATGGATTCTCATCCCAAAGATCTGTATGATCGAAATTCGGATAAAATGCGTATCGGATTAAACTCTTTCCACAGTCGCGGTAGTGCACCGGACTTTGCCAGAGGGATTTATGAAGAGATGCAAGATGTATTTACCCTACACGCCAACAAGATCACTAACATTGCGTTCAGTGGTTTTGGACGTGACAGTGGATCTTACCCTTGGCATAAAGACGGAATGGATGTCTTCTTAGTTCAGGTCATCAGTACCGTAGGACTAAAGGTTGAGGGTATTGACAATAATGAAATGTTTGACTTTGAGCCAGGCATGTATGCTTACCTACCGCGTGGTACGCATCATCAAGTATTTCCACGCGAATCTAGAGTATCCTTCTCATTCGGTGTAGAAGGTGATCCAGACCCATCAATTTATTACTAAACCATATCGAATATAATAAAATAAAGTGTTAATAATTCACTTTACATTTTTATACTTTGTATAAATAGTACCGGATGTGCCGATGGTCGGGCATCCATTTTAAAACTTGCTAACTAATTTAGGAGTTAACAGCATGACAATAACAGCAAAACAACTGTTTCCACGTTCAGCATTTGTCGGTTTTGATACCATGATCGACGAATTAGACCGTATCTCAAGGCGCTCGGGTGACATATTCCCTCCGCACAATATATTGAAGACGGGTGAGGATCAATACCTAATCGAACTCGCGATCGCTGGTTTCAGCGAGGATGAATTAGAAATCGAAGTAAAGAACCGAACACTGACCATTCGAGGACAGCACAAAGATAACGGAAGAGAGTATATCCATAAAGGGATATCTACAAAACAGTTCGAGCGGCAATTTAGGCTGTCGGAGTATGTTGAAGTAATAGGAGCTGATTTCAGTCAAGGACTACTTGCCATTAATTTGGAAGTCATAATACCTGATAATCATCGGCCTCGTAAAGTTGAAATTAACGGGTCTCAAACATTGAGTCCTCAACTATTAAACGAGGAGATCGTAAATGAATCAAAAAAGAGTTCTACATCATCTAAAAAGTCATCATAGACACTTTAGATTCGAAGATGTAAGCTTGACTTTGGCGATAGTAGGAGTATGTTATACCATGTTCCTATGTTTATTGCCATTGATCTAGATAGATAAATAAGGGGGAGTCAAATCCCCCTTTTTTTGTGAGCGATATGAAAGCAATACAAATTGTAATGAAAGGAGACGAACGGTCGGAAGAGTACGCACATCTTTCTAGACGTTCTTTCCAACGTGCCATCGATGATGGTTACATCGACTCCATCGAAACCTTCGATGCGATTACCCCCCAATCAGAAGACTTCCAAGACCATGTAGATAAGTACACGTGGGATAAGAGTCTGATGACCCTAGACCTAAACTCCCCTAATACAAAAGACGATCACTCACCTTCCGAGAAGGCTGGGATGTGTTCTCATTGGGAACTTATGCGTCAACAAGGAGAGTCTGACGATAAGTTCTGGATTATGGAACACGACACTTGGTTGATAGAAGAACGTTATGAAGCGTTTAAACTTCTCTCTGAGTACTCTGAGAACACTCTCTATGCAAACATCGGACTATTCATGGGTATGTACTCTATGGATAGGGGTTTCGCCCACTGGAGTCACCACATGATGACTACCAGACAATTCCCTATCAACTGTGGCCCATACTGCGTTCTACAACGTCTTTTCAGAACATACACAACTGACCACCTTACTCGTCCAGAAATTAATTATTACGGAATCCGCAATACCGCCTTGCATCCTTGGTCTGGATGTGATACAATAGGCGTAGGTCGTGACATTGGAATTTACTTCAATGAGCAGGACAGACATAAGACTGGCATCCCAACACCAACGACTCAGTTGATTTCAAAACGTCTGAGTGTGACTCAAGACCATCATGGTTATAATGACAGTCACCAACAAGAGCCTTGGACTAGACATAAATTCTTTAAAGTTGTAGATTAGGGGTTGACACATAAGGCTATATACTGTATAATGTCTATTAAACAGTGAAAGGTGTATTATGAGTTATCAACCATATAATCTACAAGATGTCTACGATGCGGCATCACAGAAGAAATTTCAAGTCATCTCGACCTTTGCGGGTGGTGGTGGATCGTCCACAGGTTACCGTCTTGCTGGTGCAGATATTCTAGCAATTAACGAGTTTGTCGAAGAAGCACGGATAACCTATAAAGAAAACTATCCAGATACTCCTATTCTCCCTGACGATATCAAACAGCTGTCCGGTCAAGACTTTCTAGATCTCACTGGTCTCAAGAAAGGTGAACTTGATATCCTTGATGGCTCTCCTCCTTGCTCTGCCTTTTCTGTTTCGGGTAAACTCTCTCATGCATCTGATGGTAAACACTCGGATGGTTGGGGTCAAACCAAATCTTATTCTGACGGCAAGATCGTAGAAAATATCGAAGACTTGTTCTTTGAGTTCTTACGCGTAGCCAAAGAAATCTCCCCCAAGGTAATCATCGCAGAGAATGTTAAAGGTCTGACCATTGGTGAGGCAAAAGAATATTACAACCGCATCCTGAATGAATTCGAGAACATCGGATATGAAGTTGTCTCTGAAGTATTAGATTCCCGTTACTATGGGGTGTCCCAAACTCGCAATCGAGTAATCTTTATTGCAGTACGACAAGATGTTGCTGATGAAGTTGGTCTAAACTTCTTGACTATGAATCACTTGTTTCCAGAACCTTCTCGTACTGCTATCCCATTGAAAGATGCGTTGGTAGGACTAGAGTACGACGACGAAGAAGTCAAATATTTAACGGAGAAGTTTGAGAATACCGCATACTGGAAACAGACTGGATCCATGATGGAGAAGTTTCCTAAGAAGGTATTGTCCGGTACGGATTACCATCCCAAGGGTCACCACTTCAACCTCAAGCGAGTTTCTCTTGAAGTCCCTGCACCAACCCTCACTGCTATGGGTAACGGGGATACGACAGCTGGTGCGTTCCATTGGAGTGAATCAAGAAAGTTGACACTAGGGGAATTAAAGCGTATAATGTCACTTCCGGATGACTTTAAACTAACGGGTAAGTGGAACCAGAAAGCAGAACGCATTGGTCGTATGGTTCCTCCATTGATGATGAAGAAGATCGCAGAGTCGGTCTATGATAACGTATTGAAGGTATACAATGAAAGATAGAGAGCAGTATAAAGACTTTACATTTGGTCACCGCAAAGAAGGTTTCGATAATCATATCGATGCTTCTATTCGACACTATTCCACACTACATGATGACGTGGTAAATCTATCTCGTTACTTTGTAGAGAACGATACCAAGGTTGTTGATATCGGTTGTAGTACTGGTAAGACCGTCGAAGCCATGATCGAACAGAATCATGCGACTGCTCCTAATGCACATTACTGTGGTGTTGAGTATGCTCCTGTATTCCAAGAAGAGATGGATACCCGACAGAAGAGACTTAATGAAGAAGGTCATCACGTCTGTTTCCAAAACAAGAACATCATCCACCACTCATTCGCTAACTGTTCTCTGGTAACATCTATCTTTACGTTGCAGTTCATGCAGCCATTGTGGAGACAAAGAGTTCTAGAGAACATCTACGAGGGTCTGAACGAAGGTGGTGCATTTATCTTTGCCGAGAAGACTTATGCGGAGAACTCACGTATCCAAGATATGATGACCTCGACTTTCTATGAGTATAAGGCACAGCACTTTACCTATGAAGATATTATGGAGAAAGAGAAGACTCTCCGAACTATGTTGAAACCTATGACTTGGAATGACCTTGTCGGTCTACTGACTTCAGTTGGTTTCGATTCAACTAAGATTCAACCTTTCTGGATGAACCACCTATTTGTCGGAGCAATCGCAATAAAGTAAATTATTTAGCTATAAGCCCTTGACACTGGGTACCAATCTTGGTATAATGTCACCTGTAGTCATCAATGACAGTAGTCAGACTACAAAATAAACCTAATAGTCCCGTGGACTAAAAACCAATCCTAAAAGAAAAGGAAATTTACCATGAATATTCAATTTGATTTAGATGAAATAAAGAAAAACCAAAATCCCGAAGTTATCTTCGCAAACAAAGCTGGTATCGTACACAAAAAAAGAGTAGTTGTCAAACGTTCCAGTATTGATTGGAGTGGTAGTAAGTGGCAGATTCGTGAGGGAGTGTATGATGAAAAAAACGTAGCTGAGATATTTACTTCTCTTAAACACTATGGGTACTTGACTAGCGAAAAACCACAAGTGGTAATCCGAGCACCAGCGGGCCATCTTACGGAATTTATAGGTATCGCTGGATTCAACCGAGACGCAGCGCAACAAATGTTAGAGTGGGAGACTACTGTAGTTGATGTAGTAGAATTCCAAAATCCTATCGATCTACGAGTATTATCTCATAAAACAAATCATAAGATGACCCCTTCAGCACCCTGTACTACAGGTGATTTTATAAAGTCTGTCCAAGCAGCAATAGAGTTTAATGAAATAGGTGGAACCGAAAAGGAAGTCATAGAACTTGTTGAGTCAATTGTAGAACCACATCGAAAGAGCGTTATCAAAGCAGTTATTAAAACTGTTATTTCTAATATAGAATATGGTAATTCTCTACATCGTCCTTTTGATGGAGCCCTTGCTAATAAATTCGCCAAAGATGAATTTGGTATTCATACTGGTAAAGCTCACTGTGCGTTTATAAGACCTAATGGTGTGTCAAAAACTACTTTTTTTGACGGTATGAAAGCTAGTCTAGCTTTTAGTAGTGATATTACCATATATGGGTACATTGACCAACCTAAACCTGCTACTCTAAACAAAAAGCGTCAGGTATGGATGAACGAGTTCAATAGTCTCGGAAAGTTTTGGCAGGAGGTTGTTCAGGCTGGTTCTGGGATAAGACCTCCTGTAGAGAATTGTCCGTTCGTATTTGGTGGATTCTTACCACAGAATGAGACTCCTGATCCAACTAAAGGCGGATCACCTACAGAAACCGAATTAGTTTTCATTTAATGATTAGAGAGATTCTCTCTGACCACATAACAGGAAAGGTGCCGCACGATAAGGTTGCGGTACTTCTTTCTGGTGGTGTTGACAGTATCAGTGTGGCAATCGCTGCACAGGATGCTGGGAAGACTGTACACGCGTATAGTTTCCATCTCGAAGGACAACCATCTTATGATCATGCGAAGGCAAAAGAAGTCGCAGAAATCATGGGGTGGGAGTTCACCACTATTATTGTCCCTACTGATAACCTAGTTGAAGACTGGCACCGACTAGTCAAACATGGTTGTCGCAAGAAATCCCACTACGAAGCCGCAGTGTTTCCCTTTCTCTATTGTTATGAAAACATGTCGGAAGACTACTGTATTACTGGATGGGGTGCAGACGCCTACTTCGGTTGCAGTAAGAAAGCAATGATACGATACTCTTCTTTTAAAAAGAAGCGCAACTACGTCAAGTACTGTAAAGAGAACAACCAGACGAGAGTTAACTGGAATGAGTTCCGTAATTCCTATCTAGACGGAGACTGTGCAGGACTACAGCAACACACCAATCTCGCAGAGAAGCATGGTAAGGTGCATGTCACTCCATATCTAGACCCACGCGTACGCGAGTTCTTTATGAAGTTTTCGTGGGAAGACCTCAACAGACCAAAACAAAAGAATATAATCCGTGAAGAATTTAATATTGAAGATCTGTTTGGGAAAGTCAAGCCCCATATCAATCTTCAGTTGGGTAGTGGTATTGATACACTATTCGAGACTCTTCTGGATAATCCGGAGGTAAACTATAAAAGAAGACAGAGAGTAATGGATATGTGTCGCGACTGGCACTCCGAAAATACTACTATAGATCTTTCTGAATTTATGTCTTGACATACTCTCCCAATCTAGGTATAATAGCCTCATGAGACATACTCTCCCAATCTAGGTATAATATCACCATGACAAAATTTTACTCTTCTGCTATCCGTATGGGTAAGCACATTCTATATCGCGGTTACGAGAATGGCCTACAGGTCAAGAAACGTATCCCATTCAAACCTAAACTATATGTCACCACTAATAACGAATCTGAATGGAAGACTCTAGACGGTGTCCCTGTGCACGAGTGCGTACTAGACTCTATGTCTGATGCGACTGACTTTCTCAAGAAGTATGCCGACGTACACAACTTTAAAGTTTACGGTAACAATAACTATGTTTCGCAGTATATCGGTCAGAAATTTCCTAATAAGATCGAATTCGATCGTGACCTAATTCGAGTCGCCAATATCGACATCGAGGTTTATAGTAAGGAAGGTTTCCCAGAGCCAGGCAAGGCTGCATATCCTGTGACCTCAATTGCAATGCGCAAGAACGATGGTTCCTACTGGGTGTGGGCATGTGGTGAGTACAAAACTACTCGTGACGAAGTGGTCTATATCAAATGCGACCACGAGATGGATCTTCTCCGCAAGTTTATTGAGCACTGGTCTCACTATTCCCCTGATATCCTGACGGGTTGGAACAGTCGGTTCTTCGATATTCCCTATATCGTTAACCGTTGCGTTAACCTCTTTGGTGATGACACGTTGTTGAAACGACTATCTCCTTGGGGTGCGGTACGTGAACGTAATGTAACTATTCAAGGTCGCGCCAATCAGGAATACGTGATTGAAGGTGTCGAGCACCTAGATTACATTGAAATCTTTAAGAAGTTCACACTCAACACTCTGGGTCAACAAGAATCCTATCGTCTAGACCATATCGCCCACGTTGTCTTGGGTGAACGCAAGTTGTCCTATGAGGAGCACGGAAACCTCCACGCTCTTTATGAAAACGACTTCCAGAAGTTTATTGACTATAACATCAAAGACGTGGAGCTGGTGCACAAGATCGATGAGAAACTCGACTTGATTACTCTGGTACTCACTATGGCGTATCGTGGTGGTGTGAACTATGGCGACACTCTTGGTACTACTAATATCTGGGACAGCATCATTTACCGTATGCTGAACAAGATGAAGGTAGTTGTCCCTTCCAAATCCGAGAAGCCTAAGACTTCATATCCGGGCGGTTATGTTAAAGAACCTCAAGTTGGGTCACACGACTGGGTCACCTCTTTCGACTTGAACTCCCTGTATCCAAACATCATTGTGCAATACAACATGTCCCCTGAGACTGTTATGGACGGTTTCCATAATGGTGTTAGCGTCGATAAGTTCCTTGATGGGTCGTACAAGGTCTCTGAATCTAACGTCTCTATCGCGCCAACTGGGGTCGCTTTCTCGCACGACCGTGTGGGTGTTATCCCTACGGTGATTAAACAATATTACACTGAACGTCGAGTTATTAAGACCGAGATGCTGAAACTCCAGCAGGAATATCAGAATGCTCCGACTAATGCTTTGGCATATAGGATATCCTCCCTAGACAACCAACAGATGGCGATCAAGATTCTGATGAACTCCCTCTATGGTGCGCTGGGTAATCGATACTTCCGTTACTTCGATCAACGTGTTGCAGAGTCAATTACTCTTGCAGGGCAACTTGCAATCAAATGGGCAGAGAGGGCCGTTAATAATGAGATGCAGAAACTTCTTAAAACGGATGAAGACTACGTTGTGGCAATTGACACCGACTCTCTTTATATTCGTATGGCTGCCCTTGTTGATAAGTTTTCTCCTAAAGATCCTGTTAAGTTCCTAGACAAGATTTGCTCCGAGCACTTCGAGAAAGTTTTGGAAACATCTTATGCGGAGATGGCACTCGTCACTGGTGCGTATGAGAATCGTATGGAGATGGGTCGTGAGGTAATCGCAGACCGTGGTATCTGGATGGCGAAGAAACGATACATCCTGAACGTGCATAATAACGAGGGTGTCCAGTACGCAGAACCTAAACTCAAGATGATGGGTATCGAGGCAATCAAGTCCTCGACTCCTTCGGTTGTCCGTGACAAGATGAAAGAAATCTTCCGCGTCATTGTAGAAGGTACCGAGGAAACCACCCAGAGATTTATCCGTGAGTTCAAGACTCTGTTTAATACATTGCCTCCCGAAGATATTTCATGGCCCCGTGGTATCTCTAACCTCGATAAGTGGAAAGACCGAGAGACTATTTTTAAGAAGGGTACTCCCATACACGTTCGCGGTGCGTTATGTTATAACAATCTAATCAAGGAGAATAATCTTGGTAATAGATATGAACTGGTCAAGCCAGGCGAGAAGGTAAAGTTCGTCTATCTAAAAGTACCGAATCGTCTGGGTGAAAACGTTGTGGCATATCCTCAACATCTCCCCGAAGAACTGGGCCTGGGTAAGTATATCGATTACGACTTAATGTTCAGTAAGACTTTCATTGACCCTCTCGAACCAATTCTTGACGCAGTCGGTTGGTCTTCAGAACCTCGTGCCACACTGGAAGACTTCTTCGGTTGACAGACACCAAACTTTATGATATAATAGCCACATGAATTACGAATTAACTATATTTAAAAATCAGTTCGATAACAAGACCCATCGCCATATGGTTCTTGACGATTGGGATAAGTTCGTAAATGTCCTGAAAAACATGTATAAAGAGAAAGGAGAAAAAGGTGGAAATAATTCTAGTCCTCTTATTAGTCCTGCTGTTTTCGAAGTGGGTAAGACGCGTAGTAATAAATCTACTGGTTATTGGGGTGGGTGGTGCTGCGTTGATGTTGACGATCATACTTTTTCTAGAGATGTTCGAGTCCTTAACCAAGAGTTGCACGAACTCTTTAGGGAATACGACTACGTTGTGTACAACACTGCATCAAGTCGAGACGAGAATCTCAAATTTAGGATCGTATTTCGATTAGATGAACATATTGAAAACGAGCGAATCAAGGCATTTTGGTTTGCACTGAACACTAAACTGGGTGAACTAGGAGATCCACAGACCAAAGATCTCGCACGTATGTACTATGTCCCCGCTCAGTATCCTAATGCGACTTCGTTCTTTTTCACCAATCAAGGGACTTCTATTAACACGTCTGAGTTGATGGCGAAATATCCGTATCACGAAAAGACTGGTAATTCCTTCTTAGATAGACTACCCCCAGAGATGCAACAGGCAGTTGTCGCACATCGTAAGAACAGTCTAAATAATACCGACTTCTCGTGGTCATCGTACCGAGACTGTCCCTTCTGGCCAAGAAGGTTAGGTGCAGAGTATCAGCAGATCAGTGATGGTGGTTGGTACTCCCAGATGTATAAGATTATGCTTGCGATAGCAGGTAACGCGTATTCGAAAGGATACCCAATAACCGCTTCTCAAATCTCTGTTATGTGTCAAGAGTTTGATCGAGAGACTGGTAATTGGTATGAGAATCGTCCCCTGACCGTAGAGGCGGACAGGGCATTAGAATATATTTACAGGAATAGTTAAATGAAGAAAGTATTAGTAACGGGTGCTGCCGGATTCATCGGGTCTCAGCTCTCAAAGCGTCTAATGAATCGTGGACTCCATGTAAAAGGAATTGACAACTTTAACGAGCACCTGTATACTCCTAGATTAAAAGTAGACCGAATGAATCACTTTGTTCTGGATATCTGGGGATGTGATTTACGAGATGAAGTTAAACTGGAAGCACTATTAAGAGACTTCCAACCAGATACTATCGTCCACCTTGCCGCAATGGCAGGGGTTCGTGACTCTATGGGTAAAGAGAAGAGTTACCACGAGAACAACATTGACGCGACCCAAAACCTTATTGACATCTGCAAAGAACATTTACCGGAAACTCGTATAGTATATGCGTCGACCTCTTGTGTATATGCTGGTTCTCCTGTTCCGTGGACTGAAGGTCAGGAGTCAGGTAAGCAGTTAAACGCATATGGTTACACCAAGTGGGCGAACGAATGTCAGATGCAGTCCTCTGGTCTTAACAATATCGGTCTGCGATTCTTCACAGTCTATGGCCCATGGGGTCGACCTGACATGGCGTTGTTCGATTTCACCAAGAATATACTTGACGAGAAGGAAATAATCGTGTATAATTATGGTGATATGAAACGTGACTTTACTTACGTGGACGATATTCTTGACGGTATTGAGGTTGTCCTAGACAACACTGAAATCCCATCTAATGAGATCTTTAACATCGGTCGCGGTGAACAGGTCGCGTTGATGGACTTTATTGGAGAAATCGAGAAGAATACTGGGAAAGACGCGATCAAGAAACTTGCTCCTAAACATCCTGCGGATACTCTAGAGACTTGGGCAAACACTTCCAAGTTGCAAGCCCTAGGTTATAAACCAAAGGTGGATATTGCGGAAGGTGTTGAGCATTTTTATGAATGGTATAAAACTTATAATGGAATTAAATAATGTCTGATACAACACAGGAAGGTGGAATCTCTAGATTCCGAATAGGTATCGTAGGTCATGGTTTTGTCGGTCAGGCAGTGGAGTATGCATTTAATCACCCTCTGGTAGACTTCAATTACTATGACCCAAAATATGAAACTAGTCTAGACACTCTCGGTGATTTCTCTGCTGATCGACATCCTAGATGTTTCTTTATATGCGCTCCTACTCCCTCGAATGATGATGGGTCGGTCAATTCTAGTATAGTGGAATCTGCGGTCATGGAGTGTTTGACCCAGACCGATGCCTTAGTTGTTGTCAAATCAACGATTACACCGGAATCTATTGACAGCCTTTATGCAGGAATGAGCAGAGAACAAACTAATCGTTTCGTCTATAACCCTGAGTTTCTAACGGAGAAGAATGCTAAGTCAGATTTCGTGAATGCTAAGTTTCATGTCATCGGTGGTATGCCAAATCCCGCACAGGAACTTATTGATATCTATGAAATCTTTGGTGGGTGTCAGTCTGATGACTATCACCGTATGACTGCGTATGAAGCATCCTTTGTGAAATATACTATCAATTCATTCCTAGCAACCAAGGTAACCTTCTTTAATCAGTTGTATGATCTGGTTAATATGTACGGTTGCAACTATAATAATATCGTCCGAGCAGTAGGTAAGGACGATAGAATAGGTATGGGTCACACCCGTGTGCCGGGCTTTGATGGTAAACGAGGATTTGGTGGCGCATGTTTACCCAAAGATACACGGGCATTCTTAGACTTTTCAACACATGAGTTTGCTGACGGAACTATGACTAGTTTCGATTTATTGGAAAAAGTACTTGACATCAATGGTGCTTATCGTGTACAATATGACCTTGATGAAAGAGAAAGAATTAATAATATAACATTTGTAGATTTTGGAGGCAAGAATGAGCATAATGGACAAACTAAAGAAGAACTCGAAGATAAAGGAAACAGCGATACTATCGACGAGTAAATTCTTCACAGAGAAAGATATGGTACCTACTGACGTTCCTATGGTGAATGTCGCGTTGTCCGGTACCGTAGATGGTGGTGTCGCGCCAGGACTTACAGTTCTAGCAGGGCCATCTAAACACTTTAAGACATCGTTTGCATTATTAATGGCAAGCGCATATCTTAATGCTAAACCCGATGCAGTGATGCTGTTCTATGATTCCGAGTTTGGATCTCCTCAGTCATACTTCACCCAGTTCGGTATTGATACTAGTAGAGTGTTACATACACCTATTGCTAACGTCGAAGAACTGAAGTTTGACCTGATTAATCAGTTAGAGGCCCTAGATCGTAGTGATGATGTTATTATCGTTATCGATTCTATTGGTAACCTTGCGTCTAAGAAAGAACTTGACGATGCACTGAACGAGAAGGGTGTTGCCGATATGTCTCGTGCGAAAGCACTTAAAGGTCTATTCCGTATGTCGACTCCGTATCTGGCGATGAAGAATATCCCGATGCTTGCAATCAATCACACTTATAAAGAGATTGGTTTGTTTCCGAAAGATGTAGTTAGTGGTGGTACTGGTATCTATTACTCTGCCGACAATATCTGGATTATCGGTCGTCGACAGAATAAGACTGGTACTGAGATCATGGGTTATGATTTTGTGATCAAGGTCGAGAAGTCACGATTTGTCAAAGAGCAGTCTAAGATCCCTATTACCGTCTCTTGGGATGGTGGTGTTGAGAAAAACTCTGGTCTACTTGAAGTTGCATTGGCTGGTGGATATGTTATCAAACCAAGTAATGGTTGGTACTCACGTTGTCACGGTACCGAAGCAGAAGATAAGAAGTTCCGTACTAAGGATACTTTGTCCAATGAGTTCTGGGCTCCTATTTTCGAAACAAGTGACTTTGCTACATTCCTACAGAAGACTTATCAGATAGGATATAAAAGCGAGATCAACCCTGAAACCTTTGTCGAGGAGGCATTGTAATGAAAGAATTGAATTTGGATAAACCATCCGAGAATCTAGACTATAAACTAGTACCTGTTGTCTTAGAAGGAGTGGAGGGTTGGAATGTCGACCTTCTACGTGCTCCTTATGAAGATGTGACCATTCGTTTTAATAACGTACGTGTCAATGGTGATGAACAAAATATAACTTTTAACTTCGATGTTGTTGACACGGACGAGCCAAACGTGTATAATATAGACAATAACGACCTACAAGGGTTTGTGGGTGAAGTTTTAACTGATATTTTAGAATCAGCAATTGAGACTGGTTCAGTAGACATTAAGGATTCAAATGACGGAAATCAATCTGGAACAAACGATTCTACGGAATCTTCTGACTAACGATGCCTACATGAGGAAGGTCGCCCCCTTCCTCGCTCCTGAATACTTTGAAGGTGCTTACAAAAGTATCTTCAAAGAGTTCAATGCATACATTGCAAAGTATAACAATCTTCCGTCCAAAGAGGCTCTCAAGATCGAGATCGACTCTGAGGGTAGAATGTCTGACGAGCACTATCGTCATACTATGGACATCCTACCGGACATCTTCACATATGCCGAAGAAGACCTTACGTGGTTACTAGAACGCACTGAGAAGTGGTGTCAAGACCGTGCGGTATTCAATGCAGTGATGGAGTCTATTACGATCATTGACGGTAAGCACCAAGAACTGTCCAAGAACGCAATCCCCGAAGTACTGTCTAAGGCACTGTCGGTATCGTTTGATACTAACATTGGACACGACTATCTGGAGAATGTCGATTCTCGTTGGGACTTCTACACTATGGACGAGGAGAGAATGCCTTGGGACTTGGATTACTTCAACCGTATTACTAAAGGCGGTTTGCCCAATAAGACCCTGAACATTGCTCTTGCAGGAACTGGTGTTGGTAAGTCTTTGTTTATGTGTCACGCTGCGGCAGCTGCGATGAGTCAGAATAAGAATGTTCTGTATATCACTCTAGAGATGTCCGAAGAACGTATTGCAGAAAGAATCGATGCCAACTTACTGAACGTCCCTATTGACCAGTTAGAGCATCTCACCAAAGATATGTTTGCAAGTCGTGTTAAGAAGGTGGCAGATAAAACTACGGGTAAACTTATTATTAAGGAATACCCGACTGGTAGTGCGCACTCAAACCACTTCCGTGCTCTTCTAAACGAGTTGAAACTAAAGAAGAAGTTCACTCCAGATATCATCTTTGTCGACTACCTGAACATCTGTTCGTCGTCTAGGATGAAGGCTATGGGTGGTGCTATTAACTCATACACTTATATCAAGTCTATCGCAGAAGAGTTGCGCGGTCTTGCTGTTGAGTTTGATGTTCCGGTAGTATCTGCGACCCAGACTACACGTTCTGGTTATAGTAATGATGATGTTGGTCTAGAAGATACTTCGGAATCCTTTGGACTACCTGCTACTGCTGACCTTATGTTTGCTCTGATTAGTAATGATGAACTGAACGCGCAGGGTCAGATAATGGTCAAGCAGTTAAAGAATAGATATAATGATATCGGTCAGAACCAAAGATTCGTTGTAGGTATTGACCGAAGCAAGATGAGATTGTTCGACGTAGACCAAAATGATTCTCCCCTAAATAAAGAAGTAGATCATGGCCCAGTATTTGATAAATCTAACTCAGGCCAACGAATTTCTTCTGAGAAGATGAACTTTGACGGTTTTACTTTATAAGGAGTCCACTATGGATCCATACGCACATACAATCATCGCCTTGGCATTACTATTTATTTCCCATGTCGTAGGAAAGAAAATAGGAAGACAAGAAGGAATAACTTCGGCAGTCAACTATCTCATGGAAATGGGCGCCCTCAATGAAGCAGATCTGAAAAGAGCGAATGAAAAGTTTGCTGAAAATGAGGAAGACCTTTAGTAATGAGTGAAGTTAATATTAGGAATAAAGAATTCCTTAGTGTCCTGAATAGTTTCTCTGATGAGATGTTATCAAAACCTTCTTACAATGATGAGAAGTATTGGTCATATTTTAATCGTGAAGATATCTATAAAGGAAAAGAATATACTTCTAGAGAGTATCTAGACGAATGTCTTTCCAGATATCCTCAGTTAGTAGGTGCACCAGACAGATTTTTTGCACAAGCTATTTCTAAGATGGTTCGTATAGATCCTGATATGTGGGGAGACTTTATGCAGAAGGTCAAGTATGACTTCGCTGCGGAGATTGGAGCACACACATCTGCATTACTCTCCTATTACCCGCCTGGCGGTTATGTCGGATGGCATACTAACTACAATGCGAATGCTTATCAGGTCTTATTCACGTGGTCAGAGACCGGAGATGGGTACTTCCAGTACTATGATAAGAAGACAGACAAGATAGTCCGTATCCAAGATGTTGCGGGATGGCAATGCCGACACTATTACTTTGGTGCGGAACATGAAAAAGATTTGCACTGTTGGCACTCTGCTTACGCAGGATGTCAACGCATCACCCTAGCATACAAGTTCGTTAATGGTGGTAGTGTGAATAACCCTGAAGACGCGCAAGCGAGAGCAATGCGTGATATGTTAATTGATGAAATAGAGAGTGAAGAATGAAGAAAAGTGATGTAGTAACAGTAGTGACAGTGAGTGGTGAGTATGTTGGTCGCCTAGATACAGTTCATAGTGATGGGGCAATTACCCTTAAAGACCCACGTATGTTGATCCACGGTGAGCAAGGTATTGGTTTTGCACGTGGTGTTTGCATGACCAGTAAAGAGAACCCAGAGAGTGTTAAATTTCAACAATACGTATTATGTACTGAGACGAACGATGACTTCTCGGCAGCATGGTCAGAAGCAATTAGCGGATTAAAGTTGGTGGTGTCATAATGATAGTTCAAGATAAAGAAAAAGTCGCAGCTGCGGTACGAGAAATGTCCGATAGTATGTTGCGTATCGACGCAGAGAAAGAACTGATGAAAGACATCGTTGATGTTACTGCCGAGAAGTACGAGATTGACAAGAAGCAATTCCGTAAGATTGCTAACATCTTCCATAAGAGAAACCTCGAAGAAGCTCGTACTGAGACGAATGAGGTTTTTGAGTTGTACGAGGAACTTTTCAAGTAATGTTATTAACTGCCGGTTGTAGTTTTGTCTGGGGGGATGAGTTAGAAGGATTTGATAACTCTCCCCCCACCCATTGGGATCTCACGTTTACGGCAATAACTGCTCGTGCGTTAGGCGTTGATTACGTAAACCGTGGTATTTGCGGTGCTTGTAATGAAAAGATCTTCCGTGAGGTTACGGACTTTCTCCACACGACCACTGAACCTGTCACCCATCTGGTGGTAATGTGGTCTGCGTGGCAACGAAAGGAACACGTCGAGTACATGCCAGAGATTGCGGAATTTAAACTCGGTAGACAAAATGATGTTACTCAATTTTCTTCACTGCGCACTAATGCTATACACGGCCGTGAGATGAGAACTTCGATGGAACATTGGTACTTTACTTCATATGATTCTAAGACTGATATTATGCACACTATCAGTAATATGAAAGCACTAGAGATTATATGTGAAGCATCGGGAATCAAACTGATTCAAGGGGTGTTTCATAATAGGAACTGGTCTAACTTAATGTCTATATTAAATGGACGACCTCCTCTTGACGCTACCAGAGATGCTAATGAAGATGAGATCTTTGATATAAACGATACCCCTGAATATAAGAAGTGGATTACTGATTCTCTAGGGTCTCTCAAATCCACTAGTCGGGTAGGTCTCGGTAGGGGCAAAGATCTTTTCACAATAGGACTTGAATTACAGGACATACGAGAATTTGGACATCCCGGCGAAAGAAGTCAGGAAGTCTTCTCTGAGTTTCTTTTGGAAACATTTGAAAACTCTAGTGATTAATAAGTATAAATACACTTATAATAATTGACATTAATATTAGGAATAGTAAGATGGGTATTGAATTGAATACGACAGATATAGTTTCTTTGGCTGTAGGAGGTATTGCTATATTACTTGCGGTTTACTGTATTATAGGTGTATTGCGATGGCCGCCTGAGAAGAATGAATCGGCAGACACTACTACTCCAGACATTGAAGATACTTTCGAAGATCAACGAGTACAGTTTGATAAAATGACCGTGCCTCAGTTAAAGAAGCACGTCAAAGAAAATAAAAATAAATTAGTCGAACCAATGGGACGTATGCCTACTAGGAAGGCAGATCTTGTTGAGACCTCTCTACGTATATGGACTCATGAAAAATGAAACTACAATCTTTCAATTCCTTCTTGAACGAAGGTGTAAACGACCCAGCAATCTTTAAGGCAATCTTCCTTGCAGGCGGGCCAGGCTCAGGTAAGTCGTTCATCGTCGGTAAGACGGGTCTGACTTCTATGGGTTATAAGGTGGTTAACTCTGATGATTCGTTTGAGAACGCTATGAAGAAAGCATCGATGGAAATGAATCCCGATAACATCTTCTCGGTCAAAGGTCAAGAACTCCGTGGTAAGGCAAAGAGTCTCACTGGCACCAAACAAACGATGTACATCAAAGGTCGTCTAGGTTTGGTTATCGATGGTACTGGTAAAGACCCAAGTAAGATCGCAGCCCAAGCAAAGGAACTCAAGAAACTGGGTTACGATGTCGCAATGATTTTCGTTAACACCGATCTTGACACTGCAATCTCTCGTGATGCGCAACGTGCACGTACACTAGGTGCTAAAGGCGTTACTGAATATTGGAAAGCAGTACAGGCAAATATCGGTAAGTTCCAAACTATGTTCGGTAAGACGAACTTCCTAGTTGTGGATAACTCTGAAGGTAAGGATTACCAGAAAGAGACACTACGCGCATATCGTGATGCTACCAAGTTCACCCAGTCACCTGTAGACAACTCTAAGGCAAAGAAGTGGATTGCCGGAGAAAAGAAATAATTGACATCCGTGGTACATTGTAGTATAATAACTTCATTAATCAAATGAATTATAGGAACTGCAATGTACTACCATACCACCCCCCACCTCCCAAACTTTCTTTACAATTCCCTTGACTTCTAACTAAAATACGTGTATAATACCTCTTTAGATACCACTTTGGAGAACTACATGGTACGTTTAGCAGCAGCACTGTCTTTACTTTGTTTCTTTGGTTACATCAGTATCGTTGATGCAGAAACCCCAGACATAACAAAGAATAATGATCTCGAATGTCTCGCCCTGAATATATATCACGAGGCCCGAAGTGAGAGTCTCGCGGGTCAGTACGCAGTCGCAGATGTCACCCTCAATCGTGTACAAGATCGACGATACCCGTCCACCATATGTGGAGTAGTTAAACAGGCAGTATTAAGTCAATGGGGTTTAGACCGAGGTATGTCTATCCCAAGGAAAAATATGTGTCAGTTCAGTTGGTATTGTGACGGTCTCGCAGATGAACCAGTAGAAACGTATTCTTGGTTACGTGCACAGGACATAGCACGAGACATGATATTTGTCCGGAAGTACCGAGGAATAACCGAAGGGTCTACTCACTATCATGCAAATTATGTTAACCCTAAGTGGAGTTCTCATGAAAGTATGCGACTGATAGGTAGAATAGGCGATCACATTTTCTATAAAGAGGAATACTAATGCCTGTAGACTATGACTCAATACCGACCGGAAAGTTCCCTGAAGAAACTGACTTAGATCAAGTATATATATTATACGATCACATTGGCGGCATGATAGCCGTGTATGGTGACGGAGACCGAGCGATTGAACGTGCGGTCGATGAGATCACCAAAGACTATGACTACGACACCGTACATGTTGATATCTTTGATTGGGCTATCATGGTACGAAGTAATATTGGAGAGATCACAATATTAATTGAAAAAATATACTAAAGGGTATTGACACAACAAGTTTCTTTTGGTACAATAACCACTTAAATGTCCCGTTCGTCTAGAGGCCTAGGACACCGCCCTTTCACGGCGGTAACAGGGGTTCGACTCCCCTACGGGACGCCATTTTTAGTTAAAAGTCGTTTCTTGTATAAATAGTAGAAACACATTTATAATAGGAGGTCATTATGTCTAATGATATCACAGCACCAAACGTTAGTAATAATGGCGAAACTAACGTCCCTACTAATTTAGCACAGCAAAGCGGGTTACCCAATATGACAAGCACAAAAATATTCACCGTACAAACCGATATGATCGTCGAAGGTGACCTGTGGGCGACCAACATCTTCGGGGCCGGCGGGGCCCCTCTTTCTACATATGCGATAAAGGTAGGATATAACCCCAGCGATCCTTCGGATCTTTCTTCTGTTCTATTAGATGCTGGTACTGACGGGACTGATGGTCAACTTACTATCACAAACATTACAGCAGACGGTACTGTAGACTTTACTGGTGCAACTTTAGTTGGCATTTCTGCTGGCGGAATTGACTTGAATGACCTTTCCGTATCTGTTGATGCAGCCGGTACCGCAAACCTTGCATACAATGACCTCACTGGTGTCTTTACATATACTCCACCCGACCTATCATCTTACTTGACTGCAAGTAGTACAGATACTTTGACTAACAAGTCTGGTAGTAACTCTCAGTGGACTAATGACGAAGGTTTTACTACCAATACTGGTACGGTTACTGATTCAAGCACCGATACTTTCACCAATAAATCTGGTAGTAACTCTCAGTGGACTAATGACGAAGGTTTTACTACCAATACTGGTACGGTTACTCCTTCTAGTACTGATGTGTTTACTAACAAGTCTGGTAGTAACTCTCAGTGGACTAATGACGAAGGTTTTACAACTAACACCGGAACAACTACAGCAGACAACGTTCAAACGTTTACTAACAAGTCGGGAAGCAATAGTCAATGGACTAATGACGAAGGTTTTACAACTAACGTAGGTGACATCACCGAAGTGGTTGCAGGAACCTCCTTATCAGGTGGTGCTACAAGTGGTTCAGCAACACTGGACGTAGCAAACGATGGTATTACTGCGACTCAACTTAGTGTAACAGGAAACGGAAACGCTGGTCAGGTATTATCATCTGACGGAGACGGAACTTTCACTTGGATCGCTAGTGGCGCTGGTGGTGGCATATCCCTGACAGATCTGTCAGTAACAGTTGCGGCTGTTGGTACTGCAAACCTTGCATACAATGGCCTCACTGGTGTTTTCACATATACTCCACCTGATCTGACAACTTACTTAACAGAAAGTAGCACATCGACTCTGACTAACAAGTCGGGAAGCAATAGTCAATGGACTAACGATGAAGGCTTTACTACCAATACTGGTACGGTTACTCCTTCAAGCACAGACGTGTTTACTAATAAATCTGGAAGCAATAGTCAATGGACTAACGATGAAGGTTTTACAACTAACGTTGGTGACATCACAGAAGTAGTTGCCGGGACAGGTTTAACGGGTGGTGCTACAAGTGGTTCTGCTACTTTAGATATCGATTCTACCGTAGCGACACTAACGGGAGCACAGACTCTTACTAATAAAGCATTAACCTCTCCGGCTCTTACTACTCCAACTATTGAGGGTGGTACTAGTGATTGGCAGTTCTCTGTCTCTGGTGATGATCTCATCATTAGTTACGGTGGTGTCTCTAAGGCGAAGTTAACGACAACGGGTGACCTTGTTGTAGCAGGTAACCTAACAGCGTATGGTACTATCTAATGGCACTGCCTACGAGTGGTACTATAACACTGGACGAAATCCACATTGAAGCTGGAGGTACTACTAGTACTCTAGCAACAATAAACGATGTGGATATTCGTGCGTTAATCGGCAAGGCAGCTGGTGTCGAGATGTCCTTTGATGAGTGGTATGCAGTCGCGGCACAATCCTTCACGGTAACTGAGGCCTCAGACCTATTCCTGACTACGTCATACTACGGTTTAAGAAATGGAGGTACCGCTGGATCTGCGTCTCCCACCAATATAACTGTTGCTGGTAATTCTCATCTGATAAAAGATTCTTTCCGAAGATGTGCTAGTTCAGCTGGTATCGATGACGATACTACGTCAGCATTTTATTTCGGACTTTATTACACCGCTGCTGATGACCGACCTGCTGATAATTGGTTCACCTCACTTGACATTGATGCTACAGGGGGTACTATAAATATACCTCAATCGACTGCATCCATCTTCTTCACTGGTAGTGGGGCGACAGGATACAAAGAGTGGCGTTGGTTCTCTAGCGATTTCACAACACAAGAACTCATTGACCTTTCATCTCAATGGGATGGTTCCGGTACTTCTGACGTAACAATAAACGAGTAATAACAATGGCTATCACTCTTACATACGATACTCCTGTCACCGGACAAGATAGACTATCCGGTACGGTAACCTTTGATACAGGCACAGGTGAATTTTCCTGTCCTATTATCTACAATGCTGAGACGATGGATCTGCCAGCAACCGAAGCAAGGATGACACTACATATACAGGAATCAACAGATCCTGAAACAACCCCTTAATAGGAACTATATTATGCCAATGAAGTACCAAGAAGATATTGTAACTAAAGATCGTAAGACCCTTAGATTATCAACCCAAAGATTTTATATGCACACCCTTAGTACCCCATCTTTATGGGAAGAGTTTGGAAGATGCCGTACCCCCAAGATTAAGGCTAAGTTTCGTAATGAACTCGTGAAGCGTGGGTTTTCAGATCAAACAATATTATCTAGTCAGTCCTCTTGACATAGAGGTCTAACTGTAGTATAATACAGTCTTATTCCGAAGTAGCTCAGTGGTAGAGCAGTTGACTGTTAATCAATTGGTCGTTGGTTCGACCCCAACCTTCGGAGCCAGAATGCGGGTGTGGTGGAATTGGTAGACACGCTAGATTTAGGTTCTAGTGTCGCAAGACGTGGAGGTTCAAGTCCTCTCACCCGTACCAATACAGTAATATTATGAGTGATATATGAAAATAAAACGAAGAATGTACGCGCACACTCCCCCATTCAGCTATGTCCGCCATAGCAATGAAGAAATTTATCCTGACCCTATCAGCGAGACTCTAGAGTTCGAAAGATACTCGGATGGCGTTTCTATGAAAGATGTAGAAGACGGTCTGGATCATATCGATTACAAGTTCAATGAAGGCGAACTTATTCAAGAGTTTAAGGATTATATCGACTCTACATACAACGCACACTATTGTACTTCTGGGATTCAATCCAGTGAAGTCATTATTGATCGTGGGCATGGTATGGGTTTCTTTCTAGGTAATGTGGATAAGTATAATGCACGTTATGGAAACAAAGGTGATGTAGTAGATCACCGAAAAGACCTTATGAAGGTATTACATTATGCTTTATTAGCATTACACACACATGATTTGGAAAATACGTAAAGAACGTGTCTGGTAACTCAGACTAGTAGTATGTTGTTCCTTCTACGATGAGAATGAGGATTAGTTGCCTCAAATAGGAACACGACACCAAGTAGGTCGGTAACTGGTACCGTTAGTCAGAAGCGCTGGAGATCGTGCGCGTGAATGGTTATAAAGATAGGTTATCTTTAACTAAGGTCAAGGAAGGGGTTATGGCACCAGATAAATTATGGACTGGTAGTTCAGTTGGTTAGAATATCGGCCTGTCACGCCGAGGGTCGCGGGTTCGAGTCCCGTCCAGTCCGCCAATTAATGATTAAGGAAAATGATGAAAGTCTTACATAATAATGTTTTAGTTACACAAGATAAAGCAAAAGAATCCACAACAGCTAGCGGTCTGATTATCTCATCTGCAAAACCTACTGGACAAACTCCAGCCAAGGTAATTAGTATGAGTATCGAAGTTGCGTCAAAGAATACTATCGCAGCGGGTAACACCGTATACTTCGATTGGAGTAAGGCGATTGCAGTAGAACTGGACGGTATCCAGTGTGCAGTTATTGATTATAACGACATTAAGTTGATTGTAGACTAGTAGTTACTTTGTGTCTATATATGACATGGTATATTCGAAGGGTCTGATTCCCCTTTAAAAATAACTGAATCAGTGGTGCCCAGTAGAGCATAGTTGTATGGGGTGTCGCCAAGTGGTTAAGGCCTCGGGTTTTGATCCCGATATCGGAGGTTCGAATCCTCCCACCCCAGCCAATCTTTTTTTAAATAAAGGTTGACAAAGAGAAGTAATTAGTGTATCATACGTAGTTGAAATGGAGAGTTGGCAGAGTGGTCGAATGCACCTGACTTGAAATCAGACGAACCGCAAGGTTCCATAGGTTCGAATCCTATACTCTCCGCCATTTTATATAATACATTGATGAGATATACTATGAATACTAAAGTTTTACTATTGCTATCCTCTATATTCCTAACTGCATGTGGTGGTGACGAGTCGTCCACAACTCCTTTAGAGTCTGTTGCCAATACTCCGTCCACACCAACTGTTGCAGAACCTACGGATTTAGAGATTGCGTTAGAAGATCTCCAAGATATCATGAACGCAACGTCTCCGACTGGTTCCTATGAGGGTTATATCCTCCCAGAGAGCGATGACTTCCTCAACATCCCCCAAGACCCCAACAACCCAATTACTGCTGAAAAAGTAGCACTAGGTAAGCTGATATACCACGAAACTGGTATCACTTCTGATGGTCTGGGTAAGACCGATATGGATAACACGTGGTCTTGTGCGTCTTGTCACAATGGACAGAACGGGTTTAAGTCTGGTATTCGACAGGGTATTGGTGAAGGTGGTGTTGGATTCAACCATCGAACTTTTGCCGAAGGTATGGAAGAACTTGCTGATATCCAACCTGTAACATCCCCTACTGTTCTTAATACCGCATATCAAGAAGTGATGTTATGGAACGGTCAGTTCGGTAATGTTGTGGGTGGTATCGTTAATGTTGGTATTGATCCAGAGAGACACTTTACCGAAGGTACTCCTAAAGGCGAGAACTTACGTGGATTTGCAGGACTTGAAACTCAAGCACTCGCTGGTTTAGTGGTTCACCGAATGAATGCAGCAGAACCGGACTCTATACTATCTACTAATGAGAAGTATCAGATGATGTTTGAGGCGGCATACGGAACATCACGACCGAATGATATGTTAGAGGCAGCTGCTCTTGCGATTGCCGCATACGAACGTACTATACTTGCAAACCAAGCTCCTTTTCAAAAGATGTTACGCGGTGACGCAAATGCATTATCTTTAGAAGAAGTTGAAGGTGCGAAGGTATTCTTCGGTAAGGGTGGTTGTGCGGGTTGTCATAATGGCCCTGCGTTATCTTCACCAGTTGGTTCCTTGGCAAGTGAAGTCTTTATGACACTGGGATTCAATGACTTGGATATGTGGGAAGATACAGTTGGAGAAGTCAACCAAGCGACAAAAGAAGGTCGTGCTGGATTTACGGGTGATGAGATGGAGAAGTATGCTTTCAAAGTTCCACCACTATATAACCTCAAAGATACGAACGTGTTTGGTCATGGTGGTTCATTCACCTCTGTAGCAGATGTTGTTAGATACAAGATCATGGCAGTGGCAGAACACTCTGAAGTCGAAAGTACAAACCTAGACCATCGTTTCGTCCCTCTGGACTTGACTGATGAAGAAGTATCTAACTTGGTGACTTTCCTAGAAGACGGTCTACATGATCCGGATTTGATGCGGTATGTTCCTGAAGAACTTCCTAGCGGTAACTGCGTAACTAACAACGATGAACAGTCTAGAGAAGAATTAGGGTGTACCAATAATGGTCAGTAAGAACGATATCACCGGAGATGCGATTCGATCCAAAACTCTATCTCAACAAGGTAGGGACAATTGGGACAACATCTTCGGTAAGAAGGATAAGGTTGATACAATTATACCTGAAACGAAAAAAGAAATCGTTATAAATAAAGATAGTAAGAAAGTATAAATATAATTAAGAAGTTCACTGGGGGTATAGCTCAGATGGGAGAGCGTCGCCCTTGCACGGCGAAGGTCTGCGGTTCGATCCCGCATACCTCCACCATATTCCCCACCGTACGGGGCTCGGTACTAAAGAGATGAACCACGCGCCTTTCATCGCGCACTAACTTGATAACTGCGATCTCTCATAACGTGCATGTTAAAAATGCCAAGCAGTTGAGTTAAGGTTCTCCAACCATAATAGTACCATTAAGAGCCCCGTACTCGTGGGGATCTTTTTGCCTAAAATAATGTAAAATAATTGATATAAGCCCTTGACAATACATTCGTATTGGGGTATAATATAGTATATTAAATTGAATTGGATATATTATGTTTGTACATGCTCCTGTGACCTTGACCGAAATGACTGCTGTTACTACTGACACTGGTCGTCAATACATGACACCCGAAGGTGTGAATCTACCTTCTATCACTACTGTTCTTTCTATTCTCTCTCGCGACTCCATTGCTAAATGGCGTGCTCGTGTCGGTGAGAAGGAAGCAAACCGCATCTCCTATCGCGCATCTACGCGTGGTACGTCAGTTCACGAAATCTGTGAGAAGTACGTAAACAACGATCCTGACTGGAATAAGTACATGGCAATCAACCCTGATAATGGGGAAATGAAGATGACCAAACGTACTCCTGATTTAATCGATTCGTTCTTGAAGATGAAACCAATCCTTGACGAACGTTTGACTACTGTTTATGCTCAAGAAGCTCCACTGTACTCTACCCATCTGGGTGTTGCGGGTCGTGTGGATTGCGTTGGTATCTTCGATGGTAAGTTATCTATCATTGACTACAAGACTGCTATGAAACCTAAACGTCTTGACTGGATCAAGAACTACTTCATGCAAGAGTCTGCATATGCGATCATGTGGGAAGAGCGTACAGGAATGCCTATCACTCAGTTGGTGACTATCATCTCTGTCGACAATCACGAACCTCAAGTATTTGTAGAACACCGTGATAACTGGGTGCGGCCACTTCGTGATACTATTGCTCAATATAACGAAGAGAATTCCGCAAATTCATTTGACATATAAATAGTATTATAATATACTAACCGCATTGATTATGGGAAAAATAATGTTAAAATTTGCATCATATCTATCAGAAGCATCTCTAACCTTTGGTGAGATAACTCGTGAAGATAGAGAGTTTCGTCTGGAGTTGTTCTTGCGCAAATACAAGAGCAACGAACCATTTGATCTGACTGACGGTGGACAAGTTATACTGAAGTATAATGCAGAGATTGAACGAGCGATGAAGTCAAGAGATTCTAAGCGTGCTACGGCAATTGGTTTAGAAACTATGGATGGTGACAAGATTTCTTTTGGTAAGCTTCTCAAGACTGGTGAGTTTGGTGGTGGTCGTGGTACTGGGGGTGGTTCTCTTAACACTCGTGCCACCGAGTCCGCGCAATGTGTCTATCTACAGGCAATTTGGGATAACCCCCAAACTAACTTCTCTCCTGATGAACTACGTACTGCATATACTAAAACCCATACGGACGCAACACTAGACGAAGTTCTATTGGGTGATGATGCGTGGATATCCTCCTCTATCAATGCAGCGAAAGTATTGCATAAGGTGTTGAAGAAGAAGCAATACTCTTTCCACCGTGGTTCTAATTGGGTTAGTATCCTTGATAATAAGTTTAAGGAAGTTAACAGAGAAGAGAAACAGTTCTCTAATCTAAACAAATGGAATCCTTCTGACATATGGATGGTCGCAAAGGGTGCAGAGAACAAGTACGATATCGAAGGTGCTAAGACACTACAGTACTTGAACAATGAGTTGCTCAAGGCATATGCCGCACGTGACATCATTGGAGTATCTCTGAAGAAGGTAGGTAAGAAGGCTAAACTCACTCAAGTGAATTATAAGAAACCCTTTGCTTCCCCAAAATTCACCAAGGTGTCATACGGTAAGAGAGACTTCTTCAAGTCAAAAGATGGTTACCTAATGTACTCTGGTGGAGAAATCCAGTTTAGAACATACCCAACATTCCAGTGTGAAATCATTGGTAGAGATGCAAAGCACGGTAAGCTGAGTCATGGCCCCATTGACGCTGCTTTATATGCGACCACTCGTAATATGACGGACAACCGAAAGAAACTAGAAACTATGATTAAGAGTGACCGAGATGGGTTCCTCAAAAAGTTCTATGGATTCTATGACGGTGCTGTTGACAAACCTGTGGACTATGATACATTTACCAAGAACCTAGAAGATAAGACCACCGAATGGTTGGTGTCAAAGTATTATGTGACATCAATATTTGTGATGGTTAAGGGAAGGGAACAACAGTTCTTGGAATATCTGTATAGAGGGGCAAAATCACAATCCAAACTTTCATCAGTTCATTTGAAAGTACAATAGAATAGGAGTATAACATACAATGGCACAATTTAGTGTAGAGAGACAACAGAGTTTATTCAACGCAGACCTTCACGAGGTCAACTTATTGGCACGATCTGACGGGTATCCTATCAAAGAAGATAATTACCTGCACGTTGGTGAATATACTTCGAAGAACCGAATTAAGGTATCTGGATACGAGACAGTATTTTTCAACACATTTCAGTACGGTAAAGAGTCTGATGTTTGGGATGAAGCGACTTCTGGGGATGCTGACGCAACCCATAACCTTAACTCAAACATGGTTGCCCTACGTGTTGGCGGAACTGCTGGCGCATCGGTCTTTAGACAAACTCGAAATGTACAGAGATATATTCCTGGCCGACAGTCGCAGTTAACCTTTGCAATAAGAATGGAAGCTCCTGTTACTGGTATTCGTCGAAGATTTGGTTTGTTTGAAGAAAATAATGGTTTCTTCTTCGAGGATGCTGGCGTTGAGGTCGAGGGGATTCCTCAGTACAACGTAGTCATTCGTTCTAAAACAAGTGGTTCTGTTGTTGAAACGCGAGTACCTCGCGAGGCATGGAACGGAGATAAGTTAGATGGTACTGGCCAGAGTGGCATCATTGCTGATTCTACTAAACAACAATTAATATCATTTGATTATGAGTGGTATGGAGCAGGCCAAGTTAGAGTTCTATGGAACATTGGTGGGAGAAATATACTTATTCACACCTTCAATCATTCTAATATACTACCTGACGTTTGGTGCTCTACCCCATTCTTACCCATTAGAATGGAACTTGAATGTATCTCTACGATTGGTGGTGATCATTATATGTATCAAGGGTCAAACAGTTTGGTCAGTGAAGGTGATGGTGGATACGGACATAAGATCGGTATCGCAGAGAATGTTAGTTCTCCGATCACAGGCACTACAACTAGTTCTGCAAGCATATGGTATCCTATACTAAGTATTAGATTAAAACCTAATGATTTAAAGGGTGTCGTATTACCAACATTTTTTCAAGTAGCAACCGCTGATAACACTAACTTGTTCTATAGAGTTGTTCGCAATGCGGTGATACCCACTGAGGTTGTTGCTGGACAAGATGGGCCGCAACCTTGGTTAAATCAAAGAGACGCTGATGCTTTCACCCAGTATCAAACCTACATTTCTCCTGTGGCAATCGCTGATAATACCGATCAAGGGGTTTCTATTGACTCAGGATTCATTACTGGTTCGGGGGGTGATCGAATTTCTGTAGATCCCAATACTCAGTATCAACTCGGTAGAACAGGAATGGGTACTGTAAGTGATACATATACCATACTATGCGCAACAACAGGCTCAAATAAATCTGTTCTCGCGGCAATGACGTGGATTGAACAGAGATAAAATAAAGGTTGCATAACCACTAACAGTATGTTATAATAACATATTCCTTACTAGATGGATAACATAATGGAAAACTTCGCAGATTTCATAACGGAGCAAAAGAATACGCATATGACTCACATTGAGGACAAAGTCCTGTACGGTGGAGTTGATGGTACGCGTCAGGCTATTAATGCTCTGCGAAGTCTGCGAGATATGTTGTCCGGTAGTTCAAAGGGAAGCGTCTCAGTAAAGTGGGACGGTGCTCCTGCAATCTTTTGTGGCACCGACCCAAGTGACGGTAAGTTCTTTGTTGCTAAGAAAGGTATCTTCAATAAGAACCCAAAGGTCTATAAGACTAATGCAGACATCGACGATGATACGTCAGGTGACCTAAATGCAAAGTTAAAGGAAGCATTACTATATCTTCCTGAGTTGGGAATCAAGGGTGTAATTCAGGGAGACTTCCTGTTCGGTAAAGGAGATGTGTCCACTAAGAACATCGACGGACAGAAGTATACCGTGTTCCACCCAAACACTATTGCGTATGCAGTGCCGTACGACCAATCTAAAGAAGTGCGCGATGCTAAGATCGGTATCGTGTGGCACACTACCTATAAAGGTAAAGACTTTGAGTCAATGTCTGCTTCATATGGAGTGGATGTTTCTAAACTAAAGAAGTCTAGAAACGTATGGTCTCAGGACGCGATGTTGCGAGACGCGACTAAAGCAACAATGTCGGAAAAGGATACCAAAGAAGTCAATGGTCTGTTGACTCAGATAGGGTTGTTGTTCAAACAAACCTCTTCCACAACTCTACGTGCACTAGAGAGCAATCCCAAACTAGCGCAATCTATAGAGACATACAACAATTCCTTTGTTCGTGCGGGTGCATTACTTCCGGACTCAAAAAGGCATGTTAGCGGATTGATAAGTAATAGACAAGCTTACTACAAGAAAGAGATAGACAGTAAGAAGTCTGAACGTGGTAAAGAGACGTGGAAACAGAAATATGCCGATGAAATGGAGTTTTTCTCTCCTTCTAACCGTGCTAATCTAGTTAAAATGTTCGAATTGCAAAAATTAATAGTTTTGGTTAAATTAAAACTTATAAATAGTTTAGACAAATTAAAGTTGATTGACACTTTCGTGAAAACTTCTAAAGGTTATAAAGTGACTGGTGAAGAAGGTTATGTAGCAATTGACACACTTGGTGGTGACGCGGTGAAATTGGTTGACCGTATGGAATTTTCATACAACAACTTTTCGTCCGATATATTAAAGGGCTGGGACTCAGCTCGAAGATAATAATGGGATAAACCAACAGAAGGATTATATGACATGTTGTCATTTAAAGATCTAGTAACGGAAGTACTCGACGTACAACAACGTCGAAAACTTGCGATGCGAATGAAAAGAAACAAATCTAGAATAGCAATTGCGCGTAAACGTTCTGAAAAGAAGATTGCTAACATGGACACGTTAAAGAAACGTGCACGTCGACAAGCACGTAGCGCAGTAATATCCAAACTCACTAAAGGTAAAGACAAGGGAGAGATGTCGATAGCTCGTAAGAAAGATATCGAGAAGAGACTAGAACGCCCTGCTTTACAATCCCGTATCGACCGACAAGCTAAGAAACTTGTGAAGGTAGTTCGTAAGCAAGAAATCGAACGCAAAAGAAACAGGTCTAGAGGCGGTGATAACAAGTGATTAAGAATTTTAGTCAATATCTTATCGAAGAAGAACGCGAAGTCTACTTCACGTTTGGTCGTATGAATCCTCCTACGATTGGTCATGGTAAGGTAATGGATATGTTAGCGAAGAAGTCTGGGAAGTCAGACTATAAAGTATTTGTGTCTCAGTCACAGGACGCGAAGAAGAACCCGTTATCATACTCCGATAAAATCAAGCACACAAGAAAGATGTTTCCGAAACATGCACGGAATATCATGGTGGATAAGTCTGTTAAAACAGCTATCAACGCCATGGTCGCATTACACGATCAAGGTTACCAATCAGTAACTATGGTTGTGGGTGACGACAGAATTACAGAATTCGATGTACTATTAAAGAAATACAATGGTGCACAGGCCAGACATGGTTTTTATAACTTCAAGAGCATTAAAGTAGTATCTGCCGGTAAGAGAGATCCAGATTCTGCTGGTATTGAAGGTATGTCCGCATCCAAACAAAGAGAGAACGCGTCTAATAACGATTTCGTTTCTTTCTCCCAAGGTGTTCCTAAGACAATGTCAAATCCTGACACACGTAAGTTGTTTAATGACGTGCGTAAGGGTATGGGTCTGAAGGAAGCCAGTGAATTCCGTAATCACCTAGAACTAGAGATAGTATCTGAAACACGAGAGAAATTCGTGCAAGGAGAATTGTTCGAGGTAGGCGATATAGTAGTAATCAAAGAAAGTGAAGAGGTTGCTACTATATCCGTCCTAGGTGCAAACTATGTCATCGTTGAAACTAACGATGGTAAGAAGATGCGTAAATGGTTAGAGTCTGTAGAGTTAATCTCCGAAGACGTGACCCAGAAGCAACTTAATGATCTAGAGAAGTTCGGTGACCGTCTATTGAAGAAGTTCAATATCGACATCGAGTTTACTCGACACTTCGCAGACCGTATGAATGATACCCGTAATAGTCCTGCTATTAAGGTAACGGAACTTCAACGTCTGTTTAAGAAGATTGCAAAGAACAAGGGCAAAGGCATAAAACAGCATGGGGATGCTGAGGCAGTACTGAAAGATATGCAGTCAGACCTAAATCTACCTGTCGTTGTAAACTATAAGGACGGTGAGTTCGAAATGGTTAACAAGACTATTATGCGTAAGAAGGGATTCAAGACTAGCAGTCCAGTCATCCAGTATGAAGGACAAGACCCTGATATCAAAGACCGCGAAGGTACTCAACCAGCACGTTATCACAAAGGACTTGCGAAGTCCACCAAGGCAAAACGTGATGCGCACTTCAAAGCAAAGAAAGATGGCCCTGCGCCAGGCGATGCTAACGCAAAGACCAAACCTTCCAAGTATACTAAATCCTTTAAGGACATGTATGACGAAGATTGTTGGGACGGTTACAAGCAAGTCGGTGTGAAAAAGAAAGGTGGTAAGACCGTACCGGATTGTGTTGCAGAAGAGAATAGTCAAGGTATTAACGAAGGGTTCATGGACACAGTAAAGTCTAAGACCATCAATAAAAAACAATACCAACATGCGTTGATGACTTTGAAGAATCTTCTGACTCGTAAGAGTGATGAGAATAACCTGACTCATAGTACAGAGTATTATGCACAGAAGGTCGCCAAAACATATTCGGGTATGGACACTAAAGTACTGCACCGTATGTTAGGGAATTGGAAACCATGATTAATTTTAAGAAATACCTTGACGAGGGACGTTATTCAGTGTATGATACGCTTGAACTGGACGAAGGCCCAGACGGTATTGCAGGAAAAGCAAAGAAGTCCGGTATCTCTTCGGAGGTATTGCAGAAAGTTTATAACCGTGGAGTTGCAGCATGGAAGACGGGTCACAGGCCCGGCACAACACCCCAGCAGTGGGGTCATGCACGAGTGAATGCCTTTATCGTTAAAAAGAAAAAGGGTGGTCTCAACCACGACAAAGATCTAGCATAAGATCGCTAAATATTAATACTATTAACCGAGCACCTACTAAGGTGTTTCGCATCTAGAGGAAGTTAAGTGAAAAGTTTTAAAGATATACGACTATCAGAATCTGTTGACCTAGACGAAGCCAAAGATAAAGACAACGACTATCGTAGAGTGTCTAAGGCTATAACCCAGACCCCTAAACATAAACGAGACAAGAAAGCAACCGATGCAACCCCTGCCAAGACAGACGCGAAAGCAGTTGCTCGACGCAAAGCGATTGAGAAGCACCAAGCACGATCGAAAGCGAAGAAAGATGACTACTCATATGAGTCGGTTGAAGAAGACGCCTCTGGAATGACTGCTGCTCAGAAGAAGAAGTTCGATACCCTCTATAAAAAAATGGATGGTGGTAAAGAACACAGGGCAATCAGACAAAAGATTCATAACCCAATCAAAGCAGACGATGCATTTCATGGTCTAGTCAAGAAGATGGCGATGGAATCTATTGACGAGAGTGCCAAAGGTCTGGTAGGTGGATTCACCGTAGAGATACCAAAGCAAACTATCTCTGGTAAAACAATCGGTGGTGGTAAAGGCGGAATCTTTGTTAAGGCGAAGACTGCTCGTCAAGCAATCAGCATGGCGGCAAAACGTCTGGGTGTTGATTTCATGATGCTTAAAGTCGGTAAGGTAGTTAAAGAAGGTGTCGAATCATTTTCTGAGTCGGTAAACCTTGAAGAAGGAAAAATGAAAGAGTTTCATGACTATATCGATCAAGGTAAATCTGCACAGTGGATTGCTAAGAAGATGGGTCTGGACATGAAGACGGTAAAAGAATTGATGGCAGACATGAAAGAGTCTGTCGAACTTGACGAAGCATACCAACAATTCTTGGATAAGGCTCCTAACTGGGGTGAAGACAAGGCAATCTCTTATGGACGCAAGAAGGGTTACAAAGAGATTGGGGTATGTGGCCACGGTAATATAGATGGTATTGTATTGTTCGGTATGGATGCCGGTGACAAATCATATGTCGGTAAGGAAGCAAAGGTTAAGACTGGTCAAACAGTATTCCGTTATGCTACTAGACGTACTGTCGCAGGCGATATATTCCCTCTAGTTAAGATTGATGTTAAGAGAGGTATTCTATATAACCTGTCTCAGAAGTCTAGTGAAGGGGAGATTGAACACGCAGAGTTTGAGACTAAGGGAGTCAAGTTACGTTATCTTCGTCTTCTCGCTAGTGCTAACCTCCGAGACATTACTGGGTTCGATCCTGGCTTTGGTTCAATGAAAGAGTCTACTGCACTTAAAACTCTTAGCGATATCCGAGAAGCAAGATCTTAATGAGAAGTTTTCGTTCTTTTATAACAGACAGTGTTGATGCCGAGAAAGAATATGGTGCGTCATTTGTCGCGTCTGCCAAGTCAGTTGGTGTGCAACGTAAGTTGACCAAAGAACTTGGTGTTAAACTCAAAGAGGTAGAGAAGTCTTTGGGTCATGGTGGTGGCGGTAATGGACTTACGCCGGACAATGTGAAGTCGAACCCTAAGTGGAAAGCGGCAAAGAAAGCATTGGATGTCGCATTTAAGAAAGAACAACAAATGAACCAAGCGATGTCAAAGGCGTTTGGTAAGCAGATGAAAGACTTCCGCAACAAAGATCGTAGAGGGTATATGTCTTTGTTTATCGGAGAGTCTACAGAAGTTTGTTGTGAAGACTGCGTAGAAGAACTCATCGTTGAAGACGGTGTATTCATCAACGAAGATGGTAAGAAAGATAACGTGAAACTTAACAATCCTACCCGTGGTGGTAGTAAGAAGTTTTACGTATATGTAAAGAACGAGAAAGGCAACGTGGTTAAGGTTTCTTTCGGAGATCCCAATATGGAGATCAAAAGAGATGATCCTGCACGTCGAAAGAGTTTCAGGGCAAGGCACAACTGTGCAGACCCTGGCCCGAAGTGGAAGGCACGGTACTGGTCATGTTATCAATGGCGAGCCGGTGCTAAAGTAGATAATTGATAGATTATAAATACACAAGTAACTTTTAACTAATAAGTCAACTAATATTATATTACTAATTATATCACTATATTAATAATTATATCAAGTAGGACTTATATCATTCACACAATGGGCTGATCGAAAATGGCAGATAATAACATATTACAAGACCATGTACAACGTGAAGAGTCTCGACTCGCAAGAATCGAAGATAAGATTGACAAACTCTCGGATGCAATGATTGACCTTGCACGAGCAGAAGAAAAACTTATCAATATAGAGAAAGCAAACTCACAACATTTTGAACGAATGAACCGTTTCTCCATGCGAATGGATGATATGGAAGATTCACTTCAAGAACAAGGAAAGACCGTTAAAGTTATGCAGTATATCATTACTCTAACTACTACGATCTTTGCTGGTATAGTCGTCAAAGTTTTCTTTGACGCATAATATATTTAACGGAGACTATGATGTCACACAGTACTACTAAAATTATGGAGGCTTACTTGTCAATGAAGGTCTCCGAGCAAGAAGCACTTGCCGAAGCTAAAAAGTTGGATGCAGTAGACGATAAGGCGAACGATAAGAAGTTCACTGATCGTAAAGATAAAGATATAGATAACGACGGTGACGTAGATTCATCTGATGAGTTCTTACATAAGAAGCGTAAGGCAATCGACAACGAGATTGACGGTGGAGAGAAACCTGCTGACAATGCTAAACCTAAGAAGGGTGTTAATCCTTTCAAGAAGGAAGAAGTTGAGACTGACGAAGCACGTCAAATGAAAGATCCTAAGAAAGATTCTATGGTCACTAAGGGTGGTAAGACTATCGTAATCGACAAGTCTAAGGAAGCAGAATACCTCAAGAAGGGTTGGACTCTATCCGAAGAAAAAGACGAAGAAGAAGATGATGTCGAGACTGATAAGAAACCTTTCCCACCTAAGAAGAAGAAGCCTGCAGATGTGGATGGTGATGTTGAAGAACCAGAAGCTGACGGAGATTCCGATATTAAAAAGAATCCTAAGACTGCTGATAAGAAAGCAGAGATCTCTAAGATCGAAAGTGTAGATACTCGTTCTGCGTTTGAAAAGATGTGGACTGAGATTGCTGAAGCAATGGACGCTAAGAAGGCTGCAAAAAATGCTACTGCACCGGATAAGTATGACGATACTGCTTCACCAAACGATAAGAAATTTATCGACATGCATAAGAAGTCTGACAAGAAGATCGAAGATGGCGAAGAAGCTGGACACGATGTGACCTTTAAAGCTGGTGGTAAGACTATGAAACAAGCCCCTGCTCGAAGTGGTGCAGACAATCTAAAGAACGGTGATACAAAGTCACCAAAATAAATGATTAGGAATTGATGACATGTTTACTGATATTTTCCACTATGTTTTAAATCTATTTCGTCAGGATGATCCCACTAAAGTAGTTAGTGAAAAGACTCCTACGGCAGATACCAATCTTCGAATGATAGAAGATATGACCAAACGTGAACTAGATGAACTAGGTAACGCTAATGGTTTGCACCTAGATCGTCGTCGTAAGAAGACTATCATGATTGCAAAACTACAGGAAGCTGGAATCCATCACGGATAATCCAGATCAGATCAAACGAACCACAGTCAGTATCGACCTTTGACTGTGGATTTCTTGTGTCTGTAGATATGTATTATCACGTCTTATCTTAGAACTAAATACCATTTAATACTATTTAGTTTAAAGACCCCATACTATGAAGTTAAATAAGAATAACCTTGTTATCTATGCTGCAAAGCACTACTACAACCCCACCCATATCGATGGTGAAGAGTTCTTTGATGATCTCAAACGTTTTAAATACGTCAAGAGACTTGTCAATCGATATCAACTGAATGGTGACCTAGCGGAACGTCTCATTCTAAACCACCTCATTGTTATCTTCAATGTGTTTGGTCATGAGGCGGGAGTAGAGATGTTGGCATTAAAATTGCCGTTAGAACAGTGGCCAACAATCAAACCATTCCTTGTATTTCTTCAGGCGATAAAAAATGAGGACATTACAGGTATTGATATGGATAAATACGTAGTAACCAAATTGAGAGAATTACGATGGGCATCCTAAAGTCTGCGGTAGACGTAGTATATACAATTAGATTTCTGAAACTACTCGTCACTAAGTTCGAGGATACAGGTGCGTTTAAAGCTGGTATCATTGATAAAGACGGGAAGAAAAACCCAGACTTCACTACCGATCGTATGGATGATCGCGAAGCATACCGCGAACACTATACCGCATTCCATCGTCTAGTGTTTAACCTAAAGAAGATCATGGCAAAGGCCCCTGGCGGTACTTCGGTAGTCGCTCGATATGGTGCTGCACTTGCATTGATTAAGGAACACGGAGACCTCTCGGACTCTAATCTACAGAAGATTCATGAAGCGTCTGGTATAGATGTCATGGATATTCTAATGGAAAGTTCTCAGTGGTATGTACTGGAGAACGGGTGTGTTGGTCAGGGGGTGTACCGTATGCGTAATGACTCTATGACGACCTCTGCGGACGAACTAGTACGTAAGGGTGACCAGATCCGTATCGCGGAGGACAACCTATCACATGACGTTCTAGGCATCTCCATTTTTGAAGGAACCCACTTACGAACAGGTAGACGTGTACTGTTCTCTGCTAATGAGATAACGAAATGAAAACCTACGAAGAATTCATGAAACAGTTCGACGAAGAGATCACTAACAACACCACCGGAGTAGCTGGTGCAGGTGATAACCCAGAACAAATTGTCGTTGTACGCAAAAAACATGACCGTAAGAAGAAGCGCAAAGATGCTGCCGCTATACTCCGAAGAATATTCCCCGATAAATTCTAAAAAAAATAGATTTACCCCTTTACAGAGTACTCATAATACTATATAATCTATACCTACACTAAGGATTATATTATGAAACTACTGCACCACGCTGACTACATGATAGTCATTCTCGAAAAGATGAATGATGTTGAAGAAGTTCTTGAAGAACTAGTTCCACACCAATTTTGTGAGAGCAATATAATCTATGTTGCTATGCAAGGTTACTCCGTTTTTGACAGAGTGTCCAAAGAAAGATTCCTAGTACAAAATCCAGAGAGCCCGTTCAGTAATCATCTGATGTGGGAAGGACTCTTTGACTCCGCAGAACAGGAAGACTATATACAAAAGTGTTGCGAGAAGTTCTGGAACACTGGTAAGAAGATGGTTATCGAAGATTACGATTACCAAGAAGATGAACCTTTTTACGATTATAGCAAGTAAAGGGGTTGACAAGTAGAGTCCCCTAGAGTATAATATAGCAGATCTACTACATAGAAGACATCACTAATAAAGATGTCCTGATATAACTTACACGCAATATAATGGAATAATAATGACAGTTGAAGTGAAATATGAACGGGACGAATTACTCACAGATTATGCTGTGGGTATGCTAAAAGACTTCTATATGGTCGACGGAGAGACCTCTCCTCAAGATGCATATGCCAGAGCAGCGACTGCTTGGTCTATGTATAAAGGTCAGTTGGATGAAGTGTTGGCACGAAGACTGTATGAGTATGTTTCCAAGAAATGGTTCATGTTTTCCTCCCCCGTACTGTCAAATGCTCCGGTAGGTGATAAAAAATCTAAAGGATTGCCGATCTCATGTTTCCTTACATACGTACCTGATACGTTAGAAGGTTTAATCGAGCACTCTTCTGAGTTGCGTTGGTTGTCCGTGATGGGTGGTGGTGTCGGTGGCCACTGGGGTGACGTGCGTACGGTGTCTGACATTGCGCCTGGCCCGATTCCTTTCCTACACACAGTAGACGCAGACATGATTGCGTATCGTCAAGGGAAGACCCGTAAGGGGTCATATGCGGCATACCTAGATGTGCATCATCCAGACATTATAGAATTCCTAAATATACGTATCCCTACTGGGGACGTACAAAGGAAAGCATTGAACATTCACAATGCTATAAATATTACTGATGAGTTTATGACCGCAGTAATAGGTAACACAGATTTTAACTTGCGTGACCCCAAAGATGGTTCAGTAAAAGAAGCTATCGATGCACGTAAGTTATGGGAAAGAATCCTTGAGGTTCGATTCCGTACGGGTGAACCGTACTTAAACTTTATTGACGCTGCGAATCGCGATCTCCCCCAACCTCTAAAGGATAAGGGACTAAAGATTCACGGGTCAAACTTATGTAATGAAATTCACTTACCGACATCAGAAGATAGAACTGCGGTATGTTGTCTGTCTTCCCTCAACTTAGAGTACTATGAGGATTGGAAGGACACCAACATTGTACGAGATATCGTCCGTATGTTGGATAACGTTCTTGAGTACTTTATTGAGAACGCACCGGACAGCATCTCTAGAGCAAGATACTCTGCGGAACGTGAAAGATCAATTGGATTGGGTGCAATGGGATTCCATTCACTCTTACAGAAACACTCTGTTGCTTGGGAGTCTGATAAAGCTCGGGAAATTAATAAAGTAGTTTTCGAGAATATTAAGAAACAAGCAGTAGAAGAGTCTTGGCTCCTTGCGAAAGAGCGAGGTGAATACTCGGACGGTTTAGGTTCAGGGGTGCGTAATTCGCATCTACTTGCAATAGCACCTAACGCATCGTCGGGAGTCATTTTATCAACGTCACCATCGATCGAACCACTGAAGGCTTGTGCATACACGCACAGAACTCGTGCTGGTTCTTTCCTAGTGAAGAACGTCTATCTGACCAAACTCCTACGGGATAAGGGTCATGATAACGCGTCCACGTGGACTAGTATTATCACCAAGAAGGGGTCGGTGCAACACCTACCCTTCCTGAACGAAGGTGAGAAGGCAATATACAAGACCGCGGCGGAACTAGACCAGAATTGGGTGGTGACTCATGCAGCCGACAGACAACCATTTATCTGTCAGGGGCAGTCCGTTAATCTATTCTTCCCATCGGGTACACCTAAGAGTTATGTTAATAAGGTGCACTTCAACGCATGGAAGAAAGGATTGAAGGGATTGTACTATCTACGTACAGAAGCAAGTTCCCGTGCAGAGACCGTGTCAGACAAAGTAGAACGTGTTGCGTTACAAGAAGACAACCGTACTATAGTCTATGGAAAGGACAACTGTCCGTTCTGTAAAATGGCAGTAGAGGAACTTACGATACGCGGGATAGTATTCGATTACATTGATCTTGCGGAGATTAAGAAAACTGCCGCAGAGGTTACGGGTCGATCTGTAACGTCAGTTCCTCAGATCTACTATGAGGGAAGATATATCGGAGGTTACGAAGATCTCATGATACATCTCAAGGGTGGTGCCGACTATGAGTTGGTGCAAGGGAACGACGATGAGTGCAGGGCCTGTGAAGGGTAATCCAACAGATTAATTTTCGGGGGTCAATGCACCCCCTTACTATATTACAAGGACACATATGTCATTATTAAAAACTTCAGAAACATACAAACCTTTCCTATACCCATGGGCGGTAGATCTGACAAAGAAGCACGAAGAGATCCACTGGGTCGAAGATGAAGCGGAATTGTCCGAAGACGTACAGGATTGGAAGACCAAACTCTCTGATAAAGAAAAAGTGTTTATCACTCATGTGCTACGATTGTTTACTCAGTCTGACGTACAGGTAGGTGAGAATTACCATGAGCTTCTAATACCTAAGTTTAAGAATAATGAAGTTCGTAACATGTTAGCATCCTTTGCTAATCGTGAGGGAGTACACCAACGTGCGTACGCCCTGTTGAACGACACCCTAGGGTTACCCGACGAAGACTTCCACGCATTCCTAGAGTACAAAGAGATGGCGGATAAGATCTCCTTTATGAAAGAGGGTAACAGTTCTAGTCATATGGGTCTCGCACTATCTCTAGCACAATCTGTGTTCAACGAAGGTATGTCTGTATTTGCATCATTCGTTATGTTACTTAACTTCCAACGTTTTGGAAAGATGAAGGGTATGGCAACAATCGTCGAGTGGTCAATCCGCGACGAGACTCTTCATGTACAAGGTAACGCGAAACTATTCCGTGAGTTCTGCGAAGAGCATCCACGGGTCGTTAACGACGAACTGAAGTCTAAGATCTACCAGATGGCTGAGAATGCTGTTGCACTAGAAGACAAGTTCATTCAACTTGCATTTAAAGGGAATGAGGTACAGGGTCTAACTAAGAAAGAAGTCCGCGACTATATTCGTCATATTGCGGATCGTCGTCTACTTCAGTTAGGTATGAAACCTTCATTCAAACAAAAAACAAATCCTCTACCTTGGTTGGACTGGGTACTGAACGGAGCATCACACGACAACTTCTTTGAGAAACGTGTTACAGAATATTCCGCGAATGGTATGGAAGGTGAAGACTTCGGTTGGGATGAACTGGAACAAGAGGAATCGTAATGGAAATCGAGTATACTATTGACTGTCCCATATGTGATATTCAAACGATTGTTCGGGTACCATACGAAGATGACATCCCACGTCACTGTCCTATGTGTAGTTCGGACATTGAAGCTGAGTCATCCGAAGAAGAGTGAGTTATCCTACCTATAAGTAGGTGTATGAACTGGACATTTGAAAATACCCCCTTTGACCCTGAAGAGTCTTTCCTCGAAGACTTTCAGGGTTTCGTTTATCTGATTACTGAGCTCAACACGGGCAAGAAGTACATCGGAAAGAAATTCTTTTGGAAACCTAAAACACTGCCAGTGACGAAGACACGAAAGCGTAAAGTAAAGACGCGAGTAGTGTCGGACTGGAAGAAGTACTATGGATCTAGCCTAGAACTGAAGACGTTAGTAAAAGAGAATGGTGGGGACAACTACAAACGAGAAGTACTCAAACTGTGTCGCACCAAAGGAGAATGTTCCTATTATGAGGCGAAACTACAGTTTGAGTTTGATGTTCTACTCAGAGATGATTTCTACAACGCGTTCATTGGATGCAAGATCCACGCGAAGCATCTCCCTAAAGATTAGACATCCGCAGTAAAGACCTCGTCGAATCCAACTGGCGCAACTTCATAAGTCGAATTTCCGAGAATCATCATATCGCCCATTGACGTTGAACGTAGTCCGTACGTCTGGCCATCGATCTCTGGCAACGAAGTTAGCACAGTAACGTTTACCGAAGAATCCGGATTACCTTTACGACTCCACGAACCCTTCAGGTTTTGTGTGCGCAAGTATGCATAGGACAATGCCTCCTCACCAGTACGCTTGCCTACATTAACATCAGCAACCATCTTAGGGAATTTCTCGAACGCTTGGTGTATCACGGTAACCTTATTCATTATTGAAACCCTCCTAGGGCAGTAATTTCCTTAATAAGTGCAGAGTACTGTCTATTGTACTCCGCTTCACTGTAAATCTCTGATGCCTCAATCAGCATCGCAAGGTCGTTCATTAGGTTAGAAATATAATCAGTCATAACAATTCTCTCTCTCAACTCAATTTGTACAGCTATTATAGTCCTTTTGGGAACATATTGCAAGGCATATATCATCTTTCTTTAGAACCTTTTTGCATATAGGGGGTAGGTATATAACAAAATGGTCTATATGTTATGGAAATAAGTGTTGACATTTGTTTCATAAACAAGTATAATAGCTACATAAAGTCGAGTTGAGAGAGAGAATTGTTATGATTAAATATGTATTGAGAAACGTTGTTAATGACCAGTTAATTAACTGTAAGATGTTTGACACTGCTGTCGATGCCATGTGGTATCGTCATACTTATCTTGAACGTGATACTGCTTGGGTTGACCATGTGGAGATTGAGAAATAAAAGCCTTGCTTTTTGTGAAACCCTGTGGTATAATAGCTATACAAATTGAGTTGAGAGAAAAATTATGAAAATTGTTATCCAGACACAACTACGCGAGAACTATGGTGCCCATACGTGGGACGGTGAAGGTAGATGTCCTCAACACTGGAAGTGTAAGGGTGGTAACACCTACTTCGTCGACTGCACCTTAGAAGAGGCGCAAGACCCAGGCTACTGGTGTGAGTTAGCGTCTCTCATTAATGTACGTGACGAGTACTCTGATGAGTACATAATTAGTGACGCGTTAGTGGATGCGATTGATTTCGATCCATCTAACTACCTCGAACATTGGGAGAACCCAATCTATTTGGAGAGAACCAATGGGGTTAATTGGGACGCTCAACAGATTTCTGAGTACAGTGAATACTTCCCTGCTCATGGGATTCTGAAACAGAAAGTGACTTCTTGGATGATGTTCCCAAATGGGATTATAGAACACCACTCAGTTCTAGTCGAGACATGTGAGGGTGACTGGATGAACTGGAAAGACGCAAACGAATATTACTCTAAAATGAAAGGAAATGTATAATGAATAAGAATGGTATGGCATATTGCGATTACATCGCACACACAATTATTAGACCAGCAATGTTAGAAGACGGATACAATGAGTGTGGGGGTGTTATCAGAGAGGTAGGTCACGTGAAGATGGATCTGGAGCCTATAGATGGGTATATGTTATCCACCGACAAGACTTTGGACGTGATAGATATGAACGGTAAGAAGTATCGAATCACGGTTGAGGAAATTTAATTAACTTATTTTGAAAATAAGTGTTGACAAACGTTTCGATAAGATGTATAATAGCTACATAAACTGATAATGAGAGAGAGATTTGACTATGGCTACTAACTACTTCGGTCTAAGAAAAAACCCTGAGTTCACCAACTTCCGCAACTACGTTCTGTCGTTCTATGCGTACGACGGTCTTTACCCTGTAGAAGGTCTCAGCGTTGAAGTCGTTGAACGTGCTATTGTTAAGTATATAGAAATCTGTTCTAGTCCTGCTCAACCAGAGTCTTGGGGTAATGGAGACTCTCTTGACCGTGAGAGAGTCCGTGATCTGATTATCGACCCAACTTCTAGTAAACTTAAAGTCAAGGAGACTGTGTAATGAAAGCAATCACTTATATATCTGACCCAAGCCATTCGTACCTGAAGGTTGATGTACGCACTGTAGAGAACCTAGGGTTCATGAACAAGATCTCTGAGTATTCTTTCTTCAATGACAAGAGCATATGGTTAGAGTGCGACTGTGATGCGCAACTGTTCTTCGATGCGTTAGATGAACGCGGCCTCCCCGAACCAACTATCTACATGAAATCCATTAATAGTCAGGGACGGTTCCGATTGTACCCACGGTTCTCTGCGAAGGCGGCCGCATGAATATGGACGTAATGAATCTTGAATGGGTTGACAGTTTAGGGGAGAGACATATTGTGTGGAATGTCCAGAACCCCGAAAAGATGAAGCGAGACCTCATCGCCCTCAACGTTCCGGAAGATAAGATTGAAATCTACGAAAAGGACGTATCTTAAATTAATTCACTTATTTTCATAATAAGTCTTGACAAGTAATGAAAACAAGTGTATAATAGCTGTATAAATTAATCAAAAGAGAGAATATATTATGTCTATGAATGATGTGCTTCAAATCGAAACTTCCGCGACTGTTGGTAAATGCCCTTGGGGTATCGGTACCGAGGTCTCTAACGATCTAACTCCTATCCAGATGATGCAGAAAGCAGGCGTCGATTGGTCAGTTGAGAAGATCCCTACTTACGCTCGACACAACCTTGTTGAAGTACCTACAGGTATGGAAGCACTTGTGCGTTCTACTGACAGCAAGATCCTAACCCAAGTGGGTGGTAACTGGAACCCAGTTCAAAACGAAACCGCATTCGAATTCTTCAACGATTACTGCTCTGCCGGTGATATGGAAATGAGTTCTGCTGGATCTTTGAAAGATGGTAAGATGGTCTACGCAATGGCTAAGGTCAAAGAGTCATTCGACATCCTTGGTGGTGATCAGGTCGATTCATATCTTTTATTCTCTAACCCACATGAGTACGGTAAGTCAATCGATGTTCGGTTCACTCCGGTTCGTGTAACTTGTATGAACAGTCTGTCCCTTGCGCTGAGGACTGGTTCGGTTAACTCAACTAAGATCAACCACCGTAAGGCATTTGATGCGGAGCAGGTTAAGGTCACTATGGGTCTTGCCCACGAGAAGTTTGACCAATACAAAGAGATGGCAGAGTTGTTATCAAAACGACAGTTCACTGCTGATACTCTTATTCAGTACTACAACTCTCTCTTCCCCGCACAAGCTCCTGCGGAAGAAGTTAGACACTATAATGACCTCGCACCGAATGCCAAGAAGGCATACGAGTTGTTAGAGACTCAGCCAGGCGCTGAGTACGGTCGTGGAACATGGTGGCAGGCGTTTAACTCAGTTACGTATCTAACTGACCACCGATTAGGTCGTACCGCTGACAGTCGAATGACTTCTGCATGGTACGGTGCAAACCAAGTCAAGAAGAAGCGTGCAGCTGAACTTGCAGTAGAAATGGCGGTGGCATAATGTATACTAGTAATCGAGAATATACCAATCGTTACGGGGACAAGTATGAGTTTGTCCCTTCCGAAGATGAACCTAAAAAGTATTACCTTGAAGGTGAACTGCAACATATGCGATGTGGTGGGAAGGAAGGTGTTGAAGGAATAGACATGACTGACTTGGGTATGATAGACCCCAGTGGAGGCCCATACATAGATATTGGAACTATACTTGACGGTAAACCAATCACTCGACTTGGATTATATGCTGAAGTTGTAAGGGTGGAAACAGAATGAAAAAGACTAGATTTGACTTAGAAGATGAGATCATGGACTGCTGGGGAGTAGTCTCAGATTTGTCAACTGTAATGGAGTATTTGGATGACGACTTCTTTGAAGGAATGTCCTCTGCTCAACAAGACAAGCTTCAGAACCTGTTGTTAGGTATGACAGAGATGTACGATGTCAAGTTCGCTAAGATGTTTAATACCTTTGAAGGATGCATCGAGGAATTTGATGGCGAAGTGGCTCAGATACCTCTCGCTAAATCGTGGAAACTCTTTCCTGATGACGGTGATACCCCTCCGTGGAACTTAGAAGATGATGATTATGATTACGATCACGAGACTCGACTGAACGATGCAACTCCCAGTGAATGGGATAAGGCAACCGACCCGAAATAACGTCATTAACCTCTCCCTGAGTATAAATAGTTTTAAAAGGGAGAGACTTATGAAAACATCTCATTCGGTTATGTTGTGCTTCGCACTTTGGGTTGGTGGTACATCACTTTTAATTAATGAATATATACATGTAGGAAAAGAAAAAGATGAAGCACTTCAGATATTAGAGAATGAAGTGCTTCGCTTAAAAAACATTAATATAGTATATGATAGCATTATGCAAGAGTTTGTTTGGAGATGCGGAAACAAAGAAGAGATTCGCATCTCTGGACTATCTTTCATGTGTTATAAAATTGATAAGGTATAGCAATGATTACATTTCGTAAAGAAGTCTTTGAAGTTTTCGAGGAATATAAAGAAGCAAGTTCCAGAGAAACTCGATTAGATGTTTTGAAAAAATATTCAGATAACTGGGCATTCCTAGATATTCTCCGTGGATCTTTCGACGACTCACTAGAATTCAATGTACCGGCCGGTCGACCCCCGTTCACCCCGAACAAACCAGAATCCTCACCTTCTACCCTCTTGAAGCAACACAAGCAGTTTGTGAAGTTTATTAAGGGTACTAAATCCGGTGACAATACACCTACCTATCGTAGAGAGAATCAATTCGTCCAGCTTCTAGAATCTATTCATCCAGAAGATGCCGAGTACGTTCTGAAGATGGTGGCAAAGAAACCACCATGTCGTTACATAACCAAGAAAATAGTACAGGAGGCATTTCCAAATTTAATACGCGAGTAATCTTTTCGACTAACTAACTTCTGAGGAGAACCATATGTCGAGTGATGTACAACAGTTGAACCAAGTAATAGTAACAAAAACCCAGTATTGTAATTTACTGGATACCTATACTCAACAACTTTCTCGTTAGGAGGTGATCATCTCTTCAGGAGCGTACAGTGAGTCTCCTGTCGTAGTGATTGAAAATAATTTGGAATGGATATATAATGCCACAGTATGATTTTAGAAACAAGGAAACCGGAGAGGTCACGGAAGTGCTTCTCCGTATTTCTGAATACGACCAATACCTAAGTGACAACCCTGAGTGGGAACGTTACTTTGCCGCAGAATCCGCACCTAAGATAGTAGCGGGAGTCAAGTCCACTATGGCGATGGCGGGTAAAGGATGGGAAACACATCTTACCAATATCAAGAAAGGTTCTGGTAGGGATAATTCAATCAAGGTTTAAATGAAATGAAATTCTTTAAGTGGTTAAAGTCCGGCCCAACGGGTGGTAGAAACATCGTAGACTCCTCGGGCCCTGATCCCGATGATCTTACGGTAGAGAATGCGTATAAAACTAGGTGGGTATGGTATCACACTATACTCGCTCTCGAAATTTTAACGACCAACATCTTGTTGGCGTCTATCTTGGTGGTTCTTGCTATCAAGTTATAAGGTATATTATGTTAATTAATGAATTGATTGAAAAGACTATAGAATGGCACCACGCTCGTAACCTAATCGACGGTGCGAACGATAAAGACCAATACATGAAACTCATCCAAGAGTGCGGTGAGTTGTCCGACAACATCTGTAAGCAACAAGACATCCGAGACGACATTGGTGACATCATGGTCGTGTTGATTAATATTGCCGAGAGAAATGGAGTTACCCTTGAAGATTGTTTGGCCGTGGCGTACGACGACATTAAAGACCGTAAAGGAAAAATGGTCGATGGTGTCTTCATTAAAGAAGAGAAGTAATACGATGAACCGCGAAGCAGTATACAACCAACTCAAGATCGACGAAGGAGTGGTATATGAGATTTACCTCGACCACCTCAACTATCCAACGTTCGGAGTCGGTCACCTTATTAAGGAAAGTGACGGCGAGTTCGGAGCTAAGGTCGGAACAAAAATATCCCCCGAAAGAGTTAGCGAGGCATTCCAACAAGACCTCGACATCTCAATCAACGAATGTGTTGTACTATACGGAGAACGGTTCGATTGTTTCCCAGATGAGGTACAGCAAGTCTTGGTTAATATGATGTTTAACCTAGGTAGACCCCGACTGAGTAAGTTTAAGAACATGTATGCTGCGGTTCTCGAAGGAGACTGGAAGACTGCCGCTGTTGAAGGTCGCGATTCGAAATGGTATCGTCAAGTAGGACTCAGGTCTGAACGATTAATGAGAAGGTTAGAGAATGTCTAATAATGTAATATTCCAATACATGATTGTAAATGATGCAGTCGATGCTCGTGGTAATATTAGAGGTTGGCTTGGTACACGGTCTTCCTTGTACAGAGAAGTAGCAGATATCTCTCGTACATCATTTGAAAAGTACGCAAAGAAGATTGGTGCAGAACACATCTATTCAGATGAACGAGTCGCTACCAAAGGTCACGAGTGTTCTACCTCACTCTTGCACGAGTGCGCACGTGTCTGGTTAGACCCTATGTTCGACCAGTACGACAACCTACTATTCGTCGACACAGACATCGTGGTCAACACCGAAGAGAACATCTTTGACGTGATGGAGTCCGGTGCAGAGGTCTATGGTGTCCTAGAGTCGGACTTTGTTACTGCAAATGGTAGCGGGTACAATGCATGGGATGGTGACGAAGAGAACTATAGGAACTTCTGTCGTAAGTTCGAGATGCATGACTGTCCCATAGTCCCTGCAATGCCACCTAACAGACCTTCTAAGCTTACCATCATGAATACCGGAGTTGTACTCTGGACTAAGGAAGCGCGTCTACGCGCACGTGAACTGTTCATGTCGTGGGAAGACTGGTGTTACACTGGTGACTTCCACATGTCTATTATGAACGACCAACCCTATATCTCCGCACAGTTGATGAAGCACGAATTCGACGTAGAGACTATCGATACGACTTGGAACGATAGTCCACACTACGCAACGGTATCAGAGTTCTTCGAGAAAGCAAGGTTCTGTCACTACACAGGTGGTGAGTGGAAGACCGATATGGTACGTCACTGGGAAGAGAAACGGTTCAAAACGACCCCTTGGGAACGCAGTCTTATCCCATAGAGCCTAAATACTTCACTTATTTTGAAAATAAGACTTGACAAACCTCTCCCATCTTGATATAATATAGTCTGAAATGTGAGAGGTTTTTTTATGTCCGAGTTAAATACCACCAAGATAGAGTTGGCGACCAACTTAGTTAACCACTATATCTATGAACTAAAGAACCCCGATTGGGGACAATTGATGAGTTCCCTGCTAAATGAGGGGTTGACTTCTTCGGAAGTGTATGTTATAATGAACAAAGTAAAACAAGAGGGGGTTGTGTGAAAAATAAAGTAATTTTAGTAGACTGTGACGGTGTGTTGTTGGATTGGATGTATTCATTCCAAGCTTGGATGAAGCGTCACGGGTATGATGCGATTGATGTTGATAAGTACAAGATCCATGAGATCTTCGGTATCTACAAGACAGAAGGTAAGAAGTTGTGTCGTATGTTCAACGAGAGTGCAACGATCCGTAAGGTTCCGCCTCACAAAGATGCGATCAAGTACGTTAAGAAGTTGCACGAAGAAGAAGGTTACATATTCCATGCAGTGACCTCTTTGAGTAACGATGAGTATGCACAACACCTACGTACCAAGAACCTATGTGAGTTGTTCGGGCCTACGGTCTTCGAGAAGTATGTCTACCTAGACACGGGTGCTGACAAGGATGAAGCACTTGCAGTGTACAAAGACACCGGATGCATCTGGGTCGAAGATAAGGTGGAGAATGCACAGGCTGGTGCTGCGGTTGGTCTAGAGTCTTTAGTGATGAAACATGCGTACAACAGTGACTGTACCGAGTTTCCTCTGATGAACAACTGGAAAGAGATCTACGAGTACATTAAAGGTAAGTAATCCATTTAATTTCCTTTTGGGAGTCTTCGGACTCCCTTTTTTATGGGTGGTATAAATATAGATTTAATGAGGTGTCTGATGAGATACGTAGGGTACAGTGAGTTTTATCATGATGCGGGTCTAGCTATCATTAGCGAAGACGGTGTGGTAGAATTTGCGACACACGGAGAACGATACTCTAAGAAGAAGAATGACCCTAGACTCCCCCAAGGGCTTTGGAACATGGTGAATGGAGATGACCACATCTCTTTCTATGAAGATCATGTAACCAAGTTCGATATACGTGGAGGGTTCGACGGTACCGGATATCCTAAAGACGCTGAGTACGATACATTCCATATGCATCACGAATCTCATTGCGCAACCGCATTCTATACCCGTCCGTGGGACTCGAAGGACGATACTGTCCTCGTCTCGATTGATGGGGTAGGTGAACTACAGACTGCGGTCATCATGGACTCTAACTTCAACCTAATCAAAGAGTGGCACTACCCTAAGTCGGTAGGACTAGTCTATACCCTTACTACTAAGTTCCTTGGTCTACGTCCACTTGAAGATGAGTACGTGGTAATGGGACTGTCTGCCTATCAGGATACCAACGAAGAGTCTCGTGCTATCACAGACTGGTTGATTAAATGGTACAATGAACTAGAAGACATCGCACCGGAGGTAGCACTAGGTGCTACAGTTGGGGGTGTAGACTCTCAACGTGAGAAAGATCGTCTACTATGGAGAGCAGAGTTCGAGAAGAAGATCCTCGCAGTAGAAGATAAGGTAGCGGCACGTGCTACCCAAGACTTTGCTGACTATGCGATCATGCAGATCATGGGTACGGCAGCGCAGTACGGTAAGAAACTATGTTACTCCGGTGGTTGTGCACAGAACGTGGTGATCAACTCTAGGTTGTTCGAACTGTTCGATGAGGTACATATCGCATGTTCACCTACAGACGCTGGGTCGGGTCTGGGTACAGCTGCACGTTCATGGGCAAAGGCAACGGGTAAGGATAAGTTGATCTGGTCTCCGTACTGTGGGTACGATATCGATAGTCCAATCAACCCTACCGAGGTTGTAGACCACCTACTCAACCATAAGGTATGTGGTATTGCGAACGGTAAGGCAGAGTTCGGGCCTCGTGCATTAGGTAATAGATCCCTGATTGCAGACGTACGCTATGACGTACAGGATACAGTGAACGGAATCAAACGTAGACAGAAGTATCGTCCGTTTGCTCCTGCCATCCTAGAAGAGTATGCAGAAGAGTACTTCAGCGGCCCTATGAATGACCATATGCAGTTCACCTCTAAGGCACTGCATGACTACGCACCTGTGACCCACGTAGATGGGACTGCACGGGTACAAATCGTGAAGAAGGACTGTGAGTCTATCTTCAGAAAGGTAATTGAAGAGTACCATGATAGAACTGGTGTTCCGATGCTACTCAATACATCTCTCAATATACGAGGCAGACCTATGGTCAATGACGAACATGATGCTGCGTTATGGGAACAAAAATACGAAGTAAAGGTATTCTAATGACCGAAGAACTAAAACCAATCAAACAAAAGATTGAACTTGAAGTAGAGTTCGATACCACCCAAAAGGAAGTGATCCCTAGTAGGTTCAGTGTCCTATTGGACTTTGCGGACGTGATCGATGCGTATCGACTATTCCCACGTGCCTTCATAGCAACCTACCTGTTCCTATTGATCGATACCGCAGAATGGTTCATGACCATACCTGAACCTAATGCATCACAGGCAGGTCTTATCTCTGTTATCATCGGTGCGGGTGCTGCATGGTTCGGTCTATACACCTCTACAGGTTCTGGACGTTCATCAAAGAGTACTAAGTCTAACTAATGAAACCTTCCGAATTAGTAACTTGGAGAGGTACGCCAGGCGTAGGCGATTTCATGTGGGCATTGAATTGCTGTCACCAGTACGCAGCCGATCACAATATTCGGAAGATCAACTTAGAGCTTCATTGGGAGCATGGTGAAGACCACCTCCATCACTTCGAAGATCCAGAAACGATCATCGAACGATGTAATTACATACACAACTTCTATTACCAACAGGAACGGGTAGAGGTACATCATATATTCAATGCTCAAGGTAGGTATAGAGATTGGAAGTTTAATGATGATATTGTTTTGGAAACAAATGGTGAGCGTAGAATAGTTGCGATAAAGAAACCTAAAGCGCGATATTATTTTGAATCCGGATACTACAATGACCAGCCGAATAATGATGTTCCTGATAGTAACTGGATATTCAGACAAGACGCATTTCAAGACTACGACCCCAACCGAATAGTTTTCTGGAGACCAACTTGGAATGCAGAGAAACCCCGCACTTGGAAAAGACTATTTTCAAATGACGATTGGGATGAGTTGATCGGACACTTCACGGATAAGGGGTTCAATATGCATGAAGTCTCCTATCGCACCCCCGTAAGAGAAGTGATGCATCTAATAGCAACTTCACGTATGGTTATATGTTACGATGGCATATGGCACTACATTGCAAAGAACTTTGCTAGACCACTCGCGGTAATCAGTGGAGAAGGTGTTACTAAATACCATACACCAAATGCCCTAAGACTGAATCCAGATATAAGGTCTATAGAAAATGGCGTCGATGTATGGTGGTGGATAGATCATATGGAAGATTTGCTACAAGAGACCAAAAGAAGATCGGTAGAATACGAAGATAGAATAAGGACTCGTTATGGAAATGACTAGAGATACATTTCAGATTGATCGTGCAGTAATCGAGGTTGCGGGTGGATGCAACTATTCTTGCTCTATGTGTCCACAAGACCTGCGTGAAGGTGGTCGACATAAAGGGTTTCGTCGTATCATGAAACTAGATGAGTTCGAGAAGTATGTTGCGGACTGCGCACAGTACGGATTGAATGTAGTCAACCTAGATGGATCTGGTGAAGCCACTATGGCAAAGAACCTACCTGAGTATATCAAGGTAGTGAAGAAATACGGTGCCAAGGCATTCATCTTCTCTAATGGATTCAAGATGGAAGGTCAGTACATGCGCGACTGTGTTGACGCGGGACTAGACTTCTATCGATTCTCATTCGTCGGTGCGGATGAACAAGACTATAGTAAGTGGATGTACAACGCGATAGGTGGCCACTACGCACAGATCAAACGTAACATCCAAGAGATGGTTGCGTACGTAGAAGAGACTAAGGCAGACTGTGTTGTATCTACCTACCATCTAATCACTGACAACGATAACATCGACAGTGAACTAGACAAGTACAAAGCATTGGTAGATGAACTAGGTGTCAAGACCGAGATATGGAAGATGCATAACTGGTCTGGTACTTGGGACATCGGAGATAATGCGCGAGATGGTAAGATAAAGACTTGTGGTAGACCGTTCTCTCCAGACGTAGTGATACGTGCGGGTGGACTTGAGAAGCAGACAGGTGCGGTACATCCTTGTTGTCAGGTACTAGGTCGAGACGAGGAAGCAGTGTTAGGTCACTGTTCAGAGGATAACATCGCTGACATCTTCTTTGGTGAAGCATACGAGACTCTACGTGAACAACATCGAACCGGAGACTACCCAGACTTCTGTAAGAGCTGCGATTTCTTAATCGATGACCCCGAAGTGTTGGTCTATACCAACCATGAACGGGATTTGATGAAAATGCATGGAACTAATTTTGATCTTAACGATTATAGAGATTGAATCGTTATAAATAATATCACTTATCCGTATTCGACTGGCCAGTCCGAGATTTAATTCGCACCGTGCGGAAAGACACTTTTAAAAGAATATATAAAGGAATCCTCATGGATAACGAACAAAGCATAGAAAAGTTAGCAGATCATTTTTTAGTCGGCAGCGCATTATCAGGACACTCATATGTCCAGAATCTATATGGCATGTATATCCGGTTCGAGCAAGAGATGGTAACCGAACGATCAAATATGTTTATTTCTAACGAAGCATATCATAAAGTATATAAACCCCTCATTGCAACCTCTCTCGATTTCCAGCCACATGGAGACACCGTTAATGTAGATGTCCTTAAAGAAGGTCAAGCATTAGGGAACCTTGAACCAGAGCAGTTGATGAGAATCACTCGTGACTATAAAGATGTGTTGGTGAACTTGTGGAAGACCCACTCTCCAGATCTTTCTTGGGAAGACTTCATGCAAACTCCATTAGGGTTTGTTCTGATATCTGACTTCGAAACAGCGGCCAGTGAGTTTGTATATGATCTAGAGTTTTCCTATGAAGAACTTGTAACTTCTCCTCATCAGGTAATTACTTCTATCGTAGAGCACTTGCTTCCTAGAGAAAGTAATCCTGAACTAGAAACTTTTGGTCAAGCACATAGATCTATAAGTCTTAACGCTATTGATCGAGTTGTATCAGAATCCGCCATACGTACCCTACGTGAAGGACAGACTGACGGTATGCTAGATAGTGTAGGTGTTTACAAGCAGTTCTTGACACCAGATCAAGCTGGCGAAGTAGATGAGTTCGTATCGAACCTATAATCCACTAGTTAAATTTTAGATAGATAAGACGGGTTAGGAAACTTTCCCGTCTTTTTTTTGTTTTGAGAATATTATGGTTAGGAAGAGTTTTTTAACAGGATGTGACTATAACACCGAATGGCAACTGCCGTGGTTTATAGAGAACTTCATCGAGCATTCGACAGGGATCTTACAGATCGCTGACTTTGGTATGTCCAATGATATGTTGGACTTGATCGAGCACCACCCTAGGTTCGGTAAACAAATATACATCCTTAGTTTTGAAAACAACCTAAGTGGTTGGTTCAAGAAACCTCGTGCAATATACACTGCAACTAGTGATGGGTTCAGTATATGTTGGCTAGATACCGACTGTCAGATAGACGGAGACATAGATTCTATATGGGATCATTTCGAAGGCGGTAGACTGGGGATGGTAGTAGACCGACCTTGGACTAAGAGAAGACCAGACAACGGGGAGTGGTACAACTCTGGGGTCGTTCTAAGCGACCGCAACCCTACCCTGACATCTTGGATGCACTCTTGTGAGGAAGATCAGACGGAGTCAGACCAGTACGTCCTGTACCATATGCACACCCCCATAGAACGAATAGGTAAGATATATCCTATACCTCACGAATATAATACGTTACGATTAGACTACATAGATAATGTAGCTGTAGATAATCCTATCGTTATACACCATACAGGTAAGAAAGGTAATGATGTGATTAGACAACAGATGAATGTTTAATATTGGAGAAATAATATGTTAAGTGGCTTAATAGGTTCGCTTTTGGGATTCGGGGGTTCACTTGTACCTGCGATAACGGATCACTTTAAATCCAAAAGAGACAACGAATTTGAACTAAAAAAGATGGAGAAGATGGCAGAACTACGTGCTGCTGGATTCGACCATGATATGGAGATGTTTCAGACGCAAGCGGCAGACAATGAACACGCTCGTTTGATTCAACACGACATTAGTATTAATCAAGGGACTGGAATTATCGCGAACCTACAGAAATCTGTTCGTCCGATAATCACGTACTCTTTCTTTATTCTATTCGCGATTATAGAATGGAATTTATTACAACAGGCATTAGAAACCGGCGCACTCATGGGGGACGCATTGGACGCCTTATGGGATGAAGATACCAAAGCGATATTCGCTGCGATTATTTCTTTCTGGTTCGGTTCACGTGCAGTAGAGAAGGCGCGAGAACGCCCAATGAAATAAGGTGAAGGAAATGTATAGTTATGAAGCAAAGATCCGCAGATGGGTGGATGGCGATACCGTTGACGTTGATATTGATCTTGGGTTCGGTCTTGTTTACAGTAATCAGCGGTTGCGTCTATATGGGATTGATGCTTATGAGTCGCGCACACGAGACCTTGACGAAAAGAAGAAAGGTCTTGAGGCAAAGGATTACGTCAAAAAGATGGCTCCCGAAGGAAGTACGGTAAGTATCATCACCCACAAGACAGGTAAGTACGGTAGAATCCTTGCAGAGGTCTTCGTAGAAGTTTCCTACAACGACTGGCAAAGTATCAATTCACTTTTAATAAAAGAAGGCCATGCCACAGAATATCTTATTTAAGATAATCTTTGACCTAGTGAATAGGTTATGGTATACTGTGGGCATTATAAGGAAGAATCATGAGACGAGTTAATGTACTGGGTAATGGCGATCACGCCAGTCTATACAAGAAAGGTACTGAAGGTGAATTGGTGGTATGTAACATGCCTCCAATTGAACTGAGTAAGGAAGATGTCTATGCTTCATGCATGGTCGACTTCAAGATGATGTCTGCCCTAGAAGAGGGTCAAGTTAACCTTGGAGATTATGACTGGGTATTGGGTGCACGACCACGTAGATGGATGGAGCTGAAACCATCGTTCTACCTAAAGTATTCCCAGAACATTAAAGGGTTCCATACCTATGTTCCACCCTATGCCCAGTTGCCCGGCAACAAATTATCAGATGCTGCTACCAACTACTCCTGCGGACATATGGCAGTAGACTATGCGTGTCGTATCATGAAAGCGACCGAGGTACATTTGTACGGGTTCGATGCGATGTTTGACATGAATCTAAACAGTCATACTGATAACTTCTTGAAGAGTGATAGAAGCGCGTTGAACGTGCACCGCATGGCGAGTAACTGGCGTCCTATTTGGCACGGGTTCTTTAAAGAGTTCTGTAACGTCAAGTTCGTTATCCATCACAACCATTCTGATATTAAGTTAATTTTACCAGATAATACAACTGTTGAAGTAGGAGAGTTAGATGTTAGAGAAGATTCTTAATGATGTTCGAAAGTTCATCGAAGACACCGCACACGATTTTCAGTCGGTATGGGAGTTCAGACCCAATGTACTAATCTGGTGTATCATCTTTGGTACACTATTATTCTGGATATAAAAAAAGGGAACCGCAATGGTTCCCTTCTTCGTTCTTACTGTCGGGTAAGTTCCTTAGAATATTTTGATCATGTTCTTCATGATTTCGCATTCTTCCGGACGGCCTTCTGATATCCAATCATCCCACGATGAACGTAGTGCAAAGGATATATCAACCATAGTCTGGTTGTCTTTCTCTTCACCATTGATCCACTTAACGGCAGATGATGCACCGTAGTAGATATCAATCATATCAAATTCTGGGGTACACATAGGTGCAAATATCTCACGGACTTGATCGTCTTCAAACCCTACTTCTTGGTCTTGCATAGGAACACCTAGGAATACGACTGCGTCGAACTTCTCGTGTTCACCTTCTAGAGACCAAGATGATTGTCCATGCTTGTACTGATGAGAACATGTTAATGTCTTATCAATCATACCTGAAGCCATATACATCTCATGCATAGCGCCTTTGTACTTAGTCTCTGGTGGACGGACAATAGTGAACTTCGCATTGTATCCATACATGTCCATCACTAGAGGGATGCTCTGAGCGATAATGTTCATGTCTGGGAAAGTTGTCATATGTGCACGTTCTGGAGGAAGTAGGTCAACCATTCTGTCAGCGCGATAACTTAACATCCAGTGACTCTGACCTTCGTTTACGTGACCAACAAACAATACATTCTTATATCCTTTGGACATAATTGCATTACAGAACATTGGTGCACGAGACAACATTTCTTCGGACATATTGATCTCGTCAGACTTATGACGTAGGTACTTACCTTTCTTGACAGTTGCTTGATTCAAGGCAGTATTCATCTGTAGAGCAAGATGCTCTTTCTTTCCTTTTGAAACGAATTTCTGATTTTCTCCATCGGTTAAAATGGTTTCATCTGATGTGTTAAAAAACATTGGTTAGGATCCCTTATAGATGTTTTGTATGTGTGTTTCGAATTGCTCGATCTTGTCCAATCGATTCGGCCATAAGATGTACTCCTTTTCAGGATTCGCCTTTAGGTTCGTCAATAACGGTTGAATCGCATTGAATAGGTTATCGAGTCGTGTGTGGTAATCATCAGCATCAGAGGATATGGACTCTAACTGTTGGACAGCTTCGAGTTCCGACTCGTCTACTACTGTGAAACCGAAATCAAATAGTTCTGTATTCATAGGGTTATTTATACCTTTTTTTTGGTCAGCCCTTGACAAAGCTTGATATATCTGTTACAATGTAGCTTCAGACCTAGAGGGGACTATACATGAATATTTTTAGATTACACGATGATCCAGTCATATCTGCACAGATGATGTGTGACAAGCACGTAGTTAAAATGGTTACCGAGTACGGTCAACTACTCTCTACTGCACACCGAGTTCTTGACGGTACTGTCGAGAGACGACCTTCCAAATCCGGAAAACGCATGGTAGACCATTATTTAGTCGCTGAACAAGCCCGAGAGAATTTACTATACAAGGTTGCTCACAAGAACCACCCATCAGCAATCTGGTGTAGAGAGAACGATAAGAACTACCGATGGTTGTACAAACACTTTCAGGCAACTTCAAAAGAGTACACCAACCGTTACGGTCGTGTTCATATGACCTATGATAAGTTAGGTGGTATGTTATGGTTCGCACCGAAGAATATTGACATACAATTGAAAGAAACTAAAATGCCTGAGTGTATGCCTGACTACTGTAAGACAGACAGTGTACCTGAGAGTTACCGCAAGTACTATAACGAAGAGAAGAGTCACTTCGCAAAATGGTCTAACCGTGAGGTACCGGAGTGGTTTATAGAAAAGTAGGACTGTGGTCACTACGGGTTATGTTAATTATCTGGTTAAGTTTCTCCCAGAAGGCTGACGATGACCTATTCGGAGTACTTACCAGTATCCGACGATTTAATGAATGTAAGAGAGTTGTACACTTGACAACCCCCTAGAATGTATAGTATAATGTACATTGTACAGTTTATGAAACATATTGAGGTTTATTATGATGCACGGTTCAATGCGACATACAACCACTGGTCGCAAGAAGAGTTACAATGCTTGGTCAACCAAGAAGAAAGTTGCCCCCAGATTCCAACCTATGGAAGTTGCTAGTGAGCCCTACAAAAGGGACAGTATAGTTTATAACTCAGTAGATTCAGGTACTATGAATACCGAACGAAAGGAAAGAATGACCTACACCGGAACCTTAGTCAAAGGTATCGGTACCATGCACAAGTCGAATGCGGTGCCCGTAATCGACGAACAACAGATGAAAGATTTAGCGAGGATGAGTCAATGACATTACCCTGTGAGAGACGATGGGCGGTGAATAACACACGACAGTTCTTGATGGACTTACAAGATCCCAAGAAGACTCCAAGGATTCCGTCCGAGGTACGTAAACAGGCCTCTCGATGTCTTAGACACTACCCAGGCGAGTACTATATGGAACGTGCCGCAGAAGATGCACCTAATGTATTTGGAGACTGGGGTGAGTGACTATACACCAGACAATTGGGTTGTTATTAAGTTTACCCAACAAATGAAAAGTGGCAATACCGGATATGGTAGAACCGAAAAAGTATTTTACAAAGTACTTGGTGGATGGTCAGGTGGGTATCTTGGTAGTGATTCTTGGAGACTGAACAGTGGCATCGTTGACGTTGAAGAGACTACTGATTCTTTCATCTTTATCGGTCATAGTGGTAGTCGGTACATATGCGACAAGACTCAGGAACGTCTAAGAATGAATACTGCTGGTATATGGGAACAAATGCAGGAAGTTAGTGAATCGACGGCCGGGGATGTTAAACTTGAGCTGATGGAACCTGATGACGAAAGAACTCGTAAAGATTGGAAGGTAATGCTATGTCTATGAACGAAGACGAACGAGTTGCAAGAGTAGAGGGTCAACTTAGTCCCGAAGTTCAATCGGAGTTCTCGGGCAGTACAATGTCCAAGGCAGGGAGACTTGCTATGGAACTTAATGTCGAACGCAAACGTCTCAAGCAAGAGATGGAAGAACTACAATTAGAAGTCGAAGACCTGAAACCTGCAACACCTACGGGTACGATTGACAGTTATGTTAAGTGGGGAGCGACTGTACTTGGTGTGGTTGGAGTATTCGCTATGAGCGCAGGGTTTGGTATCACCGGACAGATATGTTATGCGTCAGCCGCTACTGCATGGGTGTATGTCGGTCACTGTTGGAATGACAAAGCAATTATGATAGGAAGTGCTATATCAGGTACATCAGTACTAATGAACCTAGTGGACACTCTAGTAGCATCGTGACCAACTATCGCTGATTGGTCGAGCTTCTGCCTTGCATTATATCCAAACCTATGAGATAATAGCTACCTAATTGACTGATAGAGAGATAGATTATGACTGCATTTACTAAAGAAAACTTCACTTGGGACGGCATGTACTTGATGTATCAAGGTATGTTCGAAGGTTCTCGCACTATGGAGCAAGTTTCTCCTAACTGTCACTCATCTTGGCACGGTAAGCCAGAACGCACTTTCGTTGCACGATTCAAGTATGGTTCTAAGCCGTGGAAGTCGTGGATGAATCACCTAGTTAAAAACTGTACTGTTGAGCAGTACATTGAGTTGACTCGAAACACTAGTCCGATGGAAGCAATGGAAACCCTTGGTTTCAAACCACGTAAGAGGAGAGCATAATGATAATGTACGGTTCAGTTGGTGAGATACTTTTATGGGAGACTCCTACTGGGGTCTCTTCTGGTGAGATCATGTTCGTTCATAAGGACATTGCGGGTGATGGTGTGGACTACTACAGTATTACATCTGGTTCCGAACCTATGGATCGATACTATCTAGACAGTGATGCGATGTCGAAGATGAATGTGGTTAATCTATCTGCGTGACTAGTTTCTTTGTTTGGGTCACGCTTATGCCTTGCATTCTACCCAAACCTATGAGATAATAGCTACCTAATTGATTGAGAGAGTAGATTATGAAAGACAGAATATTCGACTATGCCAAGACTGATGATACCCAGTTCTTCTACTTTAATCGTGTTGCAGACTGCTTCACTACCAAGATGGATTGGTATGACAATGATGACGTTGATATGATCGTTGTTGACGCAACTAATACCTCGCAAGAGACTGACAACATTTTCTCTTTCCTCTACCAAACAGAACCTAACGCGGATCAGGTCTGGATGCGATTTGCCCAAGAATTCTACGGAGATGCATATGTCAACGCTTAGTCTAGAAGAAGCCTGTCACTACTTGTGGCGCGAAGAGATTACGGATTGGGGTTCGTACACCTACGTCCAGAATCATATCTACATTAGTAAGGGTACCGACCTCGTAGGATTCGTTCCTCGCAGTACAGGTATCATTAAGATGTTCAATACCCCTAAGAAGTCTTGGTCAGTTGCTCGACGCAAGTTCCGCAAGTTTACCAAGAAAGATATAAAAAAGGTTATTGATATGCAAAATGGTTCTAAACAGGACTAACTATTTAGCTACACGCCCTTGCTTTTTTAAAACAAGTATGAGATAATAGCTACCTAATTGACTGATAGAGAAATGACTTATGAAAATTATCCTTATTGATGACATAAAGAACGTTCGAAACTTCAAGTCTGGTTATGAGTTGGTCGAGTATGAAGCAGGTACTGACCCTATGGACGGTTTCTGTCTACTGGGTTTCGATGAAGTCGGAATGTTCTGTACCAACCCTCGTTACGCTTTCCTTGGAGCTTAATATAATGTCAAACTACTTTAGTTACCCAACCTACGGTTCTGATGAACACAAATACAATCAGTACCTTGGTAACCACGTCAACAAACAAAACAAGGGTAGTCGCGGTCAGGACTCTGAACGCCAGAAGACCTACCGAGCAGAGTGGACGTTCCAGTCTAAGGTAACCAACCCTAAGTTTGCGTCTATCGATGAGGCTCAGAAGTTCGCCAAGAAGATCTATAAGTCCAAGACTTGGGTTAAGTTATGGAACAAGTCGATAGAGAATGACGTTAGTCGCATCTTCGGTGCGCAACCTAAAGTTGTCGCGATGGGTAGTCGTACGAAAAAGTTAAGTGGATTCACCGATGGATTCACTGTGACACTAGACTTGGTCACTGGTCTGAACAAGTACACCCTGTTACACGAACTTGCGCATTGTCTTGGTCATATGCACCACGGTCGTTCGTTTCGACAATGTCTCTTGGGTCTGGTCGGTACCTTCATGGGATCTGAAGAGAAGAAGATTCTTAAAGGAGAGTTTAAGAAAGCAAAGTTGAAGTGCGGTGATGCTCGGAAACCTCAGACGTTCGAAGTCTGGATGGAGTCAAAGAAACGTATGGCTGCAATGCGAGAAGCAAACGAAAGTATGAAAGACGATATAAAGTTTTTACATAAGATGCGTAGCAAAGGTTGTATGTAATGAATGAACAAATAGATACGTGCGAAGACTGTCGTATAGAAATAACCACCAAAGGTATCGAAGTTGACAGCAGTACAGGGAACTTATACCTAGAGGGAGTAGTTTTAGTGATAGTAATAGCAGTCTTATATATTGGTAAGAAACTAGTTGACAAATACATTAAATGAATAGTTAGGTTTCCCTAGGTGGGGAAGGTATTACGGATATTGCTACTTATTGCTAAGTGTACTAACCCCACCATTTTTTATTCCAAATTGTTCTAAAGAAATGTGAAATAGCCCTTGTGTTTTCAAAAGAAGTGTGAGATAATAGCTACCTAATTGATTGATAGAGAGTGATTATGAAAAAAGACTTCCCAACCCTTTGCGGACTCCTCGGAGCGATTCTTATGGCAATCTTTGCCTTTCACATGAATCCCGTGATCGCGATAGTTGGATTGTCTTTGTTGTCTGTTCAATCAGTTAATGCAAAGTTGTGGAACCTTGTCGCTCTGAACGCGATAAGCATTTGTGGATTTGTTACTCAATTACTCTAAGGAATTTATTATGAATTTGATTGGTCAGAAAGTTGAAGCAAACTGGGGCGCAATGTACCCTATCGCAGAAGGTGTTGTATGCGGACACTTCGGTAAGAATAATGTTATCATTCGATGGGAAGATGGTACCAAGAGTGAACTTGATGCCAATTCAATTCATGAACTTGGTTACCGTAGTGTGAATGGTTCACCTATCGGAGTATTCTTCGGTGAGGTCGCGGCATGATCGATAATATTAGTGTAGACTCTGATGGACTAATTGAACTCTATAACGGTGACAATCTCCTCGCAGCAGGTCGGTCACCACATTTCCTATCCTATGCGATACGACAACATGATGGCCCTGCTCCGGTGATTCGTACCTCGACTGCATGGCAAGAGTCTGAGATACTTGAGGAACTGGATTATATTTGGCAACAAACTTGTGAGTTACTATAATGGATAGGGTAGTCAAACTAAACTTCGACCGTAAGGTGAGGTACCTCAAGGACAAGGATACTGAGGAGTGTCGTCGACTCTTTGAGAAGATAATGGATCACTACGGTCAGTTCCTAGAATCGCCACACGGGTGGGATCTTCGCTCTATCGCAACGTATGAGAAGGTGGTACGCAATTGTGGACTATCGGTTAATGAGTTTCTGTCGGAGACCTTCACCATAGCAGCTCCCAAACCAAAGAAGAAGACCGCTGTCAAGAAACCTACCGTGACCAAGAAGAAGGTTCCGGTCAAGAAACCTATTGTCAAGAAGAAACCTGTAGTGAGAAAGAAACCCACTACCGTGACCAAAAAGAAGACCTCGGTCACTAAGAAGACCCTTCCTAAGAAGAAATCGATAAAAAAGGTCGCATAGGCCCTTGACATTTCCCCTCAGTATGATATAATAGCTACCTAATTGATTGAGAGAGAACGTTATGAATCCAGTAAATATCGCAGGTCGCATCCGAGAGAAGAAACGCATCGAAGCGTATATCCATGCTATCGCGAAAGAGTTAGGTATTCACCGACTCTATAGCAAGGTTCTCCTTGTAACCTTCTCTACTAAACTCCCTGATGATGCCCAAGGTCTCTGCTGGGGTGACTATAAGAGTCACGCTGAGATCTCTATAGCCCGTACTTGTCAGGGTGAGGCATTCACCCTAGAAGAGATGATGCAGACCCTAGCGCACGAACTAGTTCACGCTAAACAGTATCTTCGACGTGAACTGTGTGGTTACAGTTTTGCTTGGAAGGGACGTAAACCTCGCAACTACAAGTACGAGAACGCTCCTTGGGAGAAAGAGGCATACGGCCTAGAAGAAGAATTATTCAAAAAACACTGGTAATAAGATATGAATCAAATAATGGAAGCGCACCAAGAACTGTTGGGTGATCTGGAACTAATCATTGATACCCTATGCCATCCGGCTTACGAGACCTTTTCAGAAGAAGTTAAAGAGTCTATAACAAAAGAGCGCAATCGTCTGGAGATGTTACTCGAAGTTCTGGAAGAAGACCCGTTATATGAAAGGGGTTCTTTATAACAAAATGGTCTAAAGAATATGTTGACTTTTGTTTAGGAAACAAGTATAATAGCTACATAAAGTCGAGTTGAGAGAGGAAATATTATGAAAGGTTTATTTGAAATAGTTTTTGGTGTTGCCGCGATGGTTGCCATTGGTTATGTCTTCGCTGCGCCGGGCATATGGGATACCCCTGATGTTCACTTCAGCAATCTGACACAAGAATGTGTGAAGGTTATCAATTACAAAACTGCTGACGTTTACAGCTGTACGAACCTTCCAGACCTCTACACTCACGTGTGGGTGAGATAATGGATATCCTACTTGAGGTTCTAGGGTGGTCTCTATTTAGTTTCCTTGCCTTCCTAATGTATATCAACCTTCATATGGAAAACGAGAAACATGAACAAGAGAGACTTCCACTGATGTGGGAAGAAGGCGGGTTTTTGAATGATTTTTGGCAATGGCTAAAAAAGTTCAAATAATGCCTTGACTTTTGTTTCGAAAAGAAGTATAATAGGTACTTAGTTAATTGAGTTGAGAGAGAAAAAGATTATGGCACATGTAACCCAAGAAGACAAAAAGAAGTTAGCCCCCCAAATCAAAGCTGTCTTGAAGAAGTACAAGATGAAAGGTAGCATTGCGGTTAAACACCACAGCACTTTAGTCTGTAACATTAAGAGCGGTGCGTTAGACATCCTCAAGGCAGCTGATGCTGCTCAGTACGGACGCGACTACATTCAAGTCAACCCTTACTGGATTAAAGACAACTACAACTGCCCGACTGTTGTTGCGTTCTTGACTGAACTGAAAGCGGCAATGGAAGGAGAAGACTACTTCTGTGAAGACGACAGTCAGACTGACTACTTCTTCCGTAGCCACTACACCGATATCAACGTCGGAAACTACAACACTCCTTATGTATTGGATGCAGCGTAATGACTGATATGACTTTTCGTGCGTGGAGCAATCAGATGTGGTATGATCATTGCGATGAGGTAGAGGTCTGGACTGGTAAACTTCCGAACTACACTGCTAAAGAATACTTTGTGAAGTATAAGTGGTTCCTGAAACGTGAATACCAGTACGCTAAAAAGTTAAAATAAGCCTTGACAATTGTTTGTGAAACATGTATAATACTTGTATTGAATTGATAAAGAGAGAGATGATTATGTTTTATGCGAAACCAAAGATGACCAATCACCATGACGCAGCTTACTTCAACACCGTTACCGAAGCTGTTTCATTCCTAAACGAGTACAACCAGTTAGGCCCTGAACATGAGAGTGACGGATTTTCCAATAGTGTCGCTAAACTTCAAGCCGAAGACTTTTGGATGCTAGGTAAGTTGACTGGCCCAGAGGGTGTCCAGTTTAAGAATAACAAAGTAGTGGAGGTAGCGTAACATGGGTATGATTGCTGAGATTTTTCGTTCTGATATGAGTGACTGTTCTAACGGTGGTATGAGTTCACAGTACACTGCGGTGACTGTAGTGAATGTTGATGGCCCGTTCGAACCTACTGTTGGTCGACCTGCCGTTGAGATAGTTAAAGGGTACCTAGAAGGTACATGTCACATTCGTCCAGTTTACTTAGCGGAAGACCGTCCTATGATGGGTGGTACTTATATCGCGACATCAGATAGTCGATTCAATGAAAAGGTTAGAGAGATAACTGGTGGACGACACGCTGGTGCGGTTCCTTTCCACGATAGGTCTGAATAATGTTAAAACATAATGATTCCTCGACTGAACTGTTAACCATCTTACAAGAAGAATGTGCAGAGGTTATTGTAGAAGTTTCCAAAATAAAACGATTCGGTCAAGATCAACAGAACATTGACCGTCTCGCCAAAGAAGTGGGTGACTTAGTCTGTATGATTGAGTTGCTCCAAGAATGGGAAGTGGTATCTTATAGTGCGGTTGAAGATGCACGTCAAGAGAAGCTTCTTAAACTTGCCAAGTGGTCTGACCTTCCTTTATGATTCGGAGAACTGATATGTCAAAGAAAACATCTGTAACAAGATCCAATCCGGTCGCGAAGTACGCGTCGAAGGTCAATCGTGCCGCTACTCACATGGATAGGAAGAAAGAATCCAAGAAGCAGGGGCAGTACTCTAAAGAAGAACTATATCCTAATAACGGATTTTAATTCTTCTTGCCCCTTGACACAAACCATATAATAAGGTATAATATGTCCATATCAAAAGAAGTACGTTATGCAATGATTCGACGAGCAGCACTGAAGATTCAAAAGCATAATAAGCACAGTAAGATTATTAAATCAAATAAACGTCTTGCTGATGAAGTAGTAAGTCTTGATCGACAGGACTATAAGTCGAACGTACGTTGGAGTGACGAAGAGAGATATGTTGATGCTCACTTCTCCGATGTACATAAAGCCACCCAAAATAAGGATTGGAATTAATGTCTGAAGTACCAACAAACCTAATTGACCTAGGTCAATATCCGAAGAACGATGTAGAACTGATCGCACGAGAGTTCCTACGTTGTGTCTACTTGGATACTCTAGATCTCTACGTCAAAGACTATTCAAGTCTAGGCGAAGATGATGAGTCGCGTAAGAATGTTATCGCTAGTCTGCAAGCTTTTGAATATACAATTTCCGTATTAGACGGTAATCAAGACTTCCTTGATGCTATCCATACAGAAGCAGAAGCTGCTGCAGCTAAACCAGAAGATGAAGAATTTGAACGTTTCTAAGGAGAAACACATGTATAGTTATGATAAAGTAATTGAACAATTGAAGACCAATGTACTTCAGGTTACCTTTGACAAGGTAAATGGAGAGCGAAGAATTATGCCATGTACCCTACAGATTGATTACATGACTGACCCTTCCAAAGAATTGTCCGAGTCTAAAGTAAGCCAAGTAGAGTCCAAGTCGGTGAATAAATCTGTCATCCGTGCATTCGCAATTGATAAGCAATCTTGGAGATCTTTCCGAGTTGACAATATCTCAGCGATTGAGGTAATAAATGGATGAATTAAAACTCGAAGATAAACTGATCACCAAGAAGTCCTTCTCTTCTATGACAGAGAGTTTCGTGTTCCGGAACAGAATGACCTATATGGATACTATAGTACATCTATGTGAAAAGAATAACCTAGAGTTAGAAGATGTTAAAAAATACTTGTCTACCACAATTGTGGAACATCTAGAAAGTGAAGCACGTCAGTTGAATTTCCTGCCAAAACAGAATCAACTAGACGTATAAGTAGTACTGCCCTTATGGGTAATCTCATACATTGTTTATACATTGTTTATATTTAAGTTAATATTATTAAGGAAGTTTTATGTCTTTTGCAAACCTCAAGTCCAAGTCTATGGACATCTCAAAGCTAGTCACCGCTGCAAACGTAGCAACCGGACAAGCAAGTAACACAAACAAATATCAAGACGATCGCAAGTGGAAGCCTACTGTTGATGAACAGGGTAATGGCTACGCAGTTATTCGTTTTCTTCCTGCTACTGAAGGTCAAGATCTTCCGTGGGTACGCTACTGGGATCACGCCTTTAAAGGTATTACCGGACAGTGGTACATCGAACGTTCATTGACTACACTAGGTCAGAACGATCCATTAGGTGAGTTGAACTCTCGTCTATGGAACTCAGGTATCGAAGAAGACAAGGAAACTGCACGTAAGCAGAAGCGCCGTCTGCACTACGTTACTAACATCCAAGTTATTAACGACCCCGCAAACCCTGCCAACAACGGTAAGGTAATGATCTACGAGTTCGGTAAGAAGATCTTTGATAAGATCATGGATCAGATGCAACCAGAATTTCCTGGCGAGACTCCGGTCAATCCTTTCGACTTCTGGACAGGTGCTGATTTCGAACTGAAGATTCGTAAAGTTGCGGGTTACAGAAACTATGATAAGTCGGACTTCAAGTCGCCTTCTGCATTCCTAGGATCAGATGAGACTCAGTTGGAATCAGTGTATAACTCACTGTATGACTTAAACGAGTTCATTATCCCCAACTACCCGAACGCGTTTGACTCGAACTGGTTCAAGTCTTATGACGATCTCAAGTCTAAGTTGGAAACTGTACTAGGTCTTGCGACTGGTGCTGGGTCAACACTGAAGAACGAAGCATTAGCACAGACTGCTGAAGCTGCTCCGATTCGATCAGCAGTTGAACCTACTGTTGTCGCTGCTGCTCCTGCTGCGGTTGCTGCTGTCGCAGAAGAAGATGACACACTGTCTTACTTCGCGCAGATGGCTGCCGAAGATTAATAATCCCAGTGTAGTGTGAAACCGGAAAGGGACTCGAAAGAGTCCCTTTTTTTATACTGATCTTCCTTGGTCGAAGGGATCCGCAGAATTATTCGAAGCTACGAGTACAGGGGCAGGAGCACTAGCAGCAGGTGCCGCAGATGTTCTAGAACTATTATCCATCATGACGATGTTAGCAGTCGCTTTAACTACATCGTTCTCCTTGACTGCACTATTTAACTGATTTGATCCAGTTGGTTTGTTGGTTGCTCCCGCCGCAGAAATATCGTCCTTACCATTGAGAAGGTAATCCAACCCCTTTCCAGACTCACCCCCCGAACCGATCAATATCGCTAAGTTCGCAAAGGAGAATACTTCCTTAGCTCTTTTAAATACTCTAGCCATCATTTCGGTCATATTGGTGAAGACTTCTTTCATAAACTCTACTGGCGAATCTATGAAGTTTGCAATACCTTCTTTAATAGACTCGTACGCTGCACCGAAACTGAATGAGTCTAAGAACGCCGAGAATTTCTTGAATCCGAGTTTTTCGGATACCCAAGAGATTGCGTCCTTAACCATATCCGCAAGGTCGACAACAAAGAATTTTAATAGGTCGTCTATGATATTTTTGAGCGTACCGAAACCAAATTCACCGGACATTAAATCACTAACAATATTCTTACCTACGATGAATGCAGCTGCTAGAGGGGCGAATATTTTTGATACTAGTTTAAAAACTGACCCAAAGGTTTTCGCGAAAGAACCAAATTTAGTTCCTAGTTTCTGAAAGAACTCCATCACCTTTGCGATAGGGCCAGTAGTTTTACTTCCTCCTGCAAAGGAAAGGGTTTTCCCCAGAACTTCGAAGGGTTTCATGAATGACTTAAATCTCTCGCTCACCTTCGCTATAACTTGACCTAACTTACTTTCGGTGAACATGACCTTTAACTTAGTTCCCCATCCAGATATCATTTTACCGACAAAGGTGAAACCCTCTCTTACTTTACCGAGTCCAGTCATGAATACTTGTGTTATCGCCTTTCCGATTTCGATAGGGAATTTTACGATCTTGGATATGAATTTAGGTGTCAGGAACTTGATAATCGCACCTAACGGTTTGAATAGTCCTGATATAGATCCTGCAAGAGTACCCATTGCAACTGCCGCAAGAGATGCGAACAGTCCTAATCTAGTTAGCATCTCCGATGGTTTGTCGTCTTTCTTCGGGTCGTCCTCTTCCTTCGAGGCACCTATATTTTGAATAGCTTCCAACAGGGAACTTTGCCAGATCTTAGTTTCGTTTCTACTTTCCAGATCATCTCCGGATGTATTAGATCCACCTTTAGATAGGTTTCTACGGATGTAACCAAGATGACCAAACATCTGACTCAGAAGATTCTCGCTACGACCCACGCGCATAACGACATTTTCCATGACACCTTTCAGTGCCTCAGAATTGCTGGTCTGTACCTTAGTCTGGTTTTCTTGCCCGTCAATAAGCACTTTACTTTGTACGGACTGTCCATCGCGGACAGATTCTAGTTTACCAGATACTTCTTTGAGAGTTGCCATATCTTACCCTTGTTGTTTTGCTCTTTCGTTTTTCTCTTTGATGTCTTCTATCAACATCGTCAAGTAAATCTCTCTCTCCCACGGAATCATTGTTTCGACCTCTTCCAACGAGTAACTAAAATTATTAAGAAGCTGGAAGTTAACCTGATAGTAATTCATCAGGTTATCGTGAGAGAGATTAACTAAAAAAAATCGTCCATCCCCTTCAATGTTCTTTCGTTCTTGTGGGAGCAAGACGTACATTCAAATTCTATTGTTTGTGTTACTGAAGGTACCGAACTAATGAAGTTGGTGATCTTCTCGAACTGTTCTGAAGACATCGAATCTATGAATCCCATGACCTCTTCCTTGGACTCATCTTTCATAGAAATTCTTTCTTCTTCGGTTAAGACTGAGTCGATACATGCTATGGAGAGCTGTAACATACTTTCCATTTCTGACTTTGAATCTAACAGGGTATCATTCGACAAGAAATCTTCGTATGATGGGTACTTCATCTTGATAGATATTTTATCGTTGAGTGCAATTACGCTATCTACAACTTCCCCTACTACTTCGACCTTGTCTATATCAACTTTGACTTCGTTCTCGGTTTCACATTCAGAGCATTTAGCATTTATATCTGCTGACTCACCGACAGATTTTGCACGTATCTTAGTGAATAGGTAATCTACATCGAAAGTTGCCAAAGTTCCTTTAATAGGTTCTTCTATACAAGCTTCAATAGTATTCACCACAGAACGCAACATGTCCTTACGGTCTTGTGTTTCGTATGCGATCATCAGTGCTTTCTGTTCTTTAACTAGGAAGGGACGAAAGGTCGTCTGCTGTCCAGTTGATGGTACGGTAACAGTATAACTTGGGGTATCATTCAGTTTTGGTAATGCCATGATTTATCCTATAATGTAATAATTAAATATATTTTCCGAGATTGAGACTTATCTTGGGTTTTATCAGTTCTCTTTCATCCTTCACTACTTTCCATTTGGTGTAGGACAATTGTACCGAGAATTCTACTAGTTGGTCTGCTTCGTTAGACAAAGAGATCGCGTTCAATGATGTTGGGAACGCATCTTCTAGTTCTACTGAGTATATAGAACTTCCTAATATATCGAAATCTATACTCAGTGGGCCGAGATCGAATCCGATCCTCATCTGAGGTTTGACAAGTTGATGTAAGGTGACCTTCTTCTGGTACTGATCCTTATATGCAATATTGCCTCTCTCTTCGTCAATCATCAACGATGTCCACTCGTCGAAGTACTTCTTCACGCCATAGTCGTTTAACATAATGAAGGTAAGGTTAACGTCCTCCATTAGAAACCCGTTAACGACCTTTTCATTGTACACTCCGACATTCCAATCAAGGGTTGTCAGTTGCTTGCCGGGCAGGTCAATAGACTTACATAGGACGTTAATGTCACGCCCACCCATGTCTTCTGTCAATGACGGTAAACCAATAGCAAACTGATTCGCCATGGCCATGCCATTTTTCTGTGCCAGTTTACTTTTTAAATCTTCTATCCCAGACATCGATTAACCACCTATCATTTTCTTGGAGTCGCTGTAGACTTTCTTAGAGTTCGCCTTCTTGAACTGTGCGGTTGGTAAGAACGTAGCAATCTCCCACTCAGGTGCGGGTACCATTGCGAACTTACTTTGCACATGATCAGTTAGGTAGTGCTTGAAACATGGTTTAAAATATTTCAACTTACTTGTTCTTGCCAACAACTCATATGACATCTTAAATCGAGTGGAGTTATTAAACTTATTGTTGTTAGTAATATCCATCAACGCATCCAACATCTTAGCACGTAGGATAGGTGGAAGGTAATGTAGGTTCAACCCATAGAACCCACCCTCGGCAGGCCCTACAACTATCACTAATGGAAACGTATCGTAGTACGGTAGTGTGTCCTTATGCTTGGGATCATAGAAGAACATGTACATACTACCAATAGTTTCTTGTGCAGTCTGTTGTAAAGGTTCTTCCTTCATCAGAGCATCTCTCTTGATACTACGAAGGTTCTTTATCTTATTCCGGAACCAATCACGCGATTCTTTGGTGCGAGGAGTGATACCTGCACGAAACGCTTGTAGTTCTAATCGTTGAAATATGTTAGACATGAATGATTCCGTTAAAATTCTTACTTCTATTTATACAGAAAACATCCATTGATTTGAATCAAGTGTGTAGTCTTTCGATACAAAGTTGACTAACTTACTGATATCGTCGTATGCTACATCTAATACTAGGAACTGTTTATTCCTAATAGGGTCACTGGTGAACCACTTTATGGCTGTTGATTGATGTTGAACTCTATATGTCATCCACTCCCACACTACTTCTCTGGGGGTGAGGGGTTTCCCTGCAACCATTACCTGCTGACACTTCTCCAGTAGAGGAGAACTCATCCTACTCGCTAACCAACTCGCTTCGGTAACATAGTTTAATATAAAGTATGCATCCGGATACGCCTCGTACAGTTGTCGGTAGTATTGGTTACCTTCGATGTAGTCGTCGTTTTCAAAATAAGTCATCTCGGTATAGACAACACTGTCACTGATGGTGAGTAGTGGATCGTTACCTGCTACGAGGTTACGTTTGATAGTCTTCGCAAGATTTCTTCTGCCCGAACTTACGCTTGCGACAGAGCAACCGCTGTCTCGCATAAGATCGCTTAATGGTTGGTTGGCTGAATGATCCATACCAATGAAGAATATTTTAGGGTTCATTTCTTTTTCTTTCTAAAAGGTGCTAGTTTCTTTAGGGGTTTCTTGGTACGCATCTTCTGGGTAGACTTGGGCATGATGCCCATAGCAGTCAGTTCCTTCTCAGTCCATATCTCGAAGTGGTACCCACGATCATCTGCATACTTCTTAGCAGCCTTCCACTTGGATTGGTTCTTGATGTATGTCATACCTTCGTTCAGGATGGTTCGACGAGACTTACCTTGTTTACGTTCAGGTACCTTAGTCTCCTTGAAAGGTTTGACTTCAACTAGAACAACACGACCAGACTTGTACTTGATAACAAAGTCCATGAAGTATCGGTGTGGTCGGTTGTCTGTTTCGCAGATGTAAGGTAGCACGAGCTCCTCGGACATCCATTGTACTACGTCCAAACTGTCGTCACACCACTTCATTACGTAGCGTTCCCACCCCGAACGGTAGACAACGTTGTCCGCATCCCCAGCATACTTCTCAGGGTTCTTTGGTTTGTATCTACCTTTATATGTTTTCATTCTGAATTATATGTATAAATAGTGTAACTATATTTATAAACATAGGTTTACCCTTATGGCAGATCCAAAAGAACCAGAAGTAAAGAAAAGAGACCTTAAAGAGACGGAGTCTCTATATTACCCCTTTCATAAGAATGAGAGGTATGGTGCCTGTATCACATTCCATCCTAAAATTCTAATTGCACCAGAAGTCGATGGGACAATGGATGAGCAAGGCCTTCGTGAAATGATTGCCGATAAGAAGCGGAAAGACAAAAAGGCATTAGATGAACTCGAAGAGAAAGTGAAAAACGGGGAAGCGACTCAGGAACAACTTGATGAAGCTCGTATAGCGATGGAGAACAAGTACTCTTCTATTGCGAATGTCTCTAAAAGCAGTCTTCTTCAAAAAACCAAGACAGATTCTAATAAGAGAGTGAAGTTGTACCTACCTGTTGGGTTATCGACTACCGATGGTCTATCGTACACCAATGTTGATTTGGGTATGACTGGTGCCGCCGGTCTTGCGGCATTAGAAAGTGGTTCTGGATTGTCCGGAATGGTTGGTAGTGCTCTGAAAAATGGATTCCAGTCCGTTACTGATTTATTCGCAGGGAATATCGGTGGTAACGATTTAGGTAAGTTGGCTGCGGTTCGAGGTTCACAGAGTCTACTAGGTAAGGCAATGCCCGAAGAGTTGAGAAATGCGGTCACCCTTGCAGCTGGTGTTACGATCAACCCTAACACCCGTGCCATGTTCAAGGGAGTTGCTTTGAGGGAATTTCAATTCCAGTTCAAGTTCATCCCTAGATCAGCGGAAGAGGCGCGAGAGGTTGAAGCGATCATCTATAGGTTTAGAGAGTTTGCATATCCCGAAAGTCTGGAACTGACTAGTGGTGTTAGTGCGGGTTACAAATACCCCAACATGTTTTCAATAAACCTAGACTACTATAATGGAGAAAATCCAGAAGGTATTCCTATTGGTACCAAAATAAAAGATTGCTACTTGAAGTCTATCACTACGAACTACAACTCCTCTTCTCAGGCATACCACAAAGATGGTAAACCAGTAGAGTACGATTTGACTCTAAGTTTCACAGAAGATGTAGCACTCAACAAGAAAGATATTAAGGACGGTTACTAATGTCATATTTCAGATCCTTTCCCACAGTAGCGTACGTGTACGGTGATGGTAATAGTATATCCTTGACGGATAACCTTGCTGCCTATGCAGAGATCATCGATACCGTGAAAGACAATACGTCATTCTATCAAGATTATTATATCCAGATAGGGGAAAGACCCGACCACGCTGCGTACACGTTGTACAAAAACCCTCTACTACACTGGACATTCTTTTTGATGAATCCTAAGTTGAGGGAGAGAGGATGGCCTGAACTCCAACATAAAGTGTTGGAGAAGGTTAAGTTGGACTATCCTAATATTGTACTGACTACTCGTGACGAGATATTTGCTACGTTCAAAGTAGGTCAAGAGGTGACGGGACAAACGTCATTGGCGACTGGTGTGGTGGTTAGTAAGAATCTGGATCTAGGTCAAGTTGTTATCAAAACAATCCTAGGTACCTTCGATCCCACCGGAGAACAAGTGAACTCCGTTGTGGGTCTCGACATAGAGATACTCCATACTGTTTCTGTTGGCCCTGAGTACCTGTCTGCGAAACACTATACCGTGGATGGTGAACAGGTTAGTATCAATCCTTATATCGGCCCTAGTATAACTGATTATGAAGTTACTCACTATGAGCACTACATATCCGAAAACGATGAACTAAAGCAAATACGAGCTTTAAAACCATCTACTATAAGGTCTATATCAAGGGCGTTTGCTGACGCTTTGGAGTCATAATGGCATCTAGTGAAAATAGTACACCCTTTTCTTTTGAAAGTATACAATTGGTTTCAAGTCACGAGAAGAAAATACCCTTCGAGATATCTGGTCTCGTGACCGATCTAGATGTGTTCGAACATCTGGACAAACCATACCTGACTGCAATGATGGTATTCCAAGACACTCGAAACATTGTCAATGGCGGCAATATACGGGGAGGGGATACTGTAAAGGTTAAGATACGCAACAATGATAACACCTCTGGTAGTATGTTCGTTGATAAATCTTTTCGTATCGATAAGGTGATATCTTCAACTAGAATGGAACAGAATGAGAATAGCGAAAGCGTTGTCTTTCACCTGATAGAGAACCACTGGTACGAATCTAACCTATACAATGTCAATAAATCCTATAGCGGATCTACCACTGAGATCCTATCTAAGATATCATCGGAGTTCCTATCCAACCGAAAGATAGAATCGTCTAAGACTGACATACAGAGCTTCAAAGTTATTGTACCTAACCTCACCCCAATCGAATCTATGTCTTGGTTGAAGAATAGATCGACCACAGATGGGGGATATCCGTTCTACCTGTTCTCCACACTCGTAGACAATGACCTACACTTCAAAGATCTGAAGACCATGATGTCCGAAAAACCTTGGAACGAGTTGATACCACACTCATTCGCAGCCTCCAATCAGGGTTCAGGTGAGGTCGAGATGAGAAGAACAATCAAGACGTACTCTCACAAAAACAGTGATAACCTGTTGACTCTTATCAATAAGGGATTGATCGGTGCTAAACATCAGTACTTGAATGTCACTAAGAATATCTTGGATGAGGTCAAGTTCGATATACAGAAAGATGTTATTACTAAACTTAATACAGACGGGATCTCTAATGAAGATCGACCTTTGTATTCCGAAGACTTCAAGATAGGGGAAGACTCCTTCAATAAAATAGAGAGTCGTTTAATATCTCAAGTCAATGCGACTTCTGCATACCCTAAAGATAAAAGTTACTCGGAAAGTGATACTGTGGGTGAGTACAGAAGAGATATAATAAGTCGAACAGTACTAAATTTGATGCAAAGTGGCCCAATGACCATAACAGTCAATGGATTCGACTTTGCTAACAAGAACTATAATAGTGTGGGTAGTGTTATGCGTATAGCATTCCTTCTAACGAGTTACAACGAAAATACATCTAAAACCTTTGATGGTAAGAAATCTGGCGACTACCTAGTATATTCTGCGAAACATTCGTTTAAGTCTGAAGGTTATGATGTTACTGTATCTTGCATAAAATTGACAGATGGAGACTTTGAATGATACCGAATACCTTTATAGACTTTTACGGTGACCAGACTCGTTGGTTCCTAGGTACAGTAGTCGATCTTAAAGATCCTATGGAACTCGGTAGGGTGAAGGTCGACGTATTTGGTATGTACGATAATATCAAAGATGAGGATCTACCTTGGGCTCAGATCGTTATGCCTGTCACCGAAGGTGGTACAAAAGGATTCGGTAAGAACCTAGGTATCCAGATTGGTGCTCAAGTATTCGGAATGTTCCTTGACGGAAAGAACTCTCAGTTACCTCTAGTTATGGGGTCAGTCCCTAAAGTAGAGGGAGAAGAACTGTCTACCAACGATTCGACGCGTGGTACCAACCCATATGATCCTGACCTGTTCGTAGGTTCGGACGAGGTGCCTGTACCCTATGGTGCAAAGTACCCTACCAACCAAGTCTCGGAGACTGCGGGCGGTCACCTAAAAGAGTACGATGATACCGAGGGTGCTAAACGTATTCGCGAACGTCATGCGAACGGTACATTCTACCAGATGAACGATGATGGTGATATGGTCACACACGTGGTCAAGGATCGGTACACAGTCGTCGCTGGGGAAGATAAGATACATGTGAGTGGAAACGTGAAGGTTATTGTAGGCGGGGATGTAGACCTCTCTGCGACTGGTACCGTATCTATCAATGCCGCAAACATTAAACTGAATTCGTAATGACACCTGAGATGCCAACCATCAGTCTAGAGTTACCTTGCTCTGATTCTCTCCTTCCTACTAAAGCGGAGTACGTCCAATTCTATAATGATATTGCGATGATCCCTAGTAAGTTGAAGGCATACAAGTCAAGCATCGATCTCAATAAGATTGCTGCGGATAAGAAGAAACAACTAGAAGACGAAGCCGCTAAACTTGAAGGAGAGGTAGATAAACTCTCGGAGAAAGACATAGAGGCTGAGGTAAAGAAAGAGGTTGACAAGTACCTGACCCAACTGACTGGTATAGAAGATATCATCGGACAGGTAGAAGAGTTCATGGAGATGCAAGAGACTATCCTATCTCCTTGGTGGTCGACAGGTAACATACGTAATTGGCAAAAAGAAGCTAACGATGCATGGTCGGAACTTATCGACGAGTTCCATATCTACATCCCCGTCAAGATGCTAGAACTGATATCGAGTGTAGTTCCCGTGGATTTCAAGGTATCTATAATGGGTATCAGTGTTGATATACTGAAGATACTGGAGAAGGAAGAACAGGAACGTCTGAAGACACAGATTACAGAACAGGTAGAACTCTATTATAACATGGTTCCTGCTGGATATCAATACCATAAAGGTGAATTTGGTATTAAGTGTGATGAATGGAAGGGTAAACTAACTTGGGCTTATTTCAAAAACGAAGTACTCAAGTGGTGCACCAACCTATTACAATCAACCTTCGGTGCATTGATCGATGCATTCAAAGAGATATGGGACACCTTGGGTCTACCTAGTCTACCTACTCTATTGAACTTCGATGTAGAGACTTTCATCCGTGAACAAATAGACTTGATCAAAGAACAAGCGTTGGGTCAAAAGGCATCCCTTGAAGCAGAGCTAGAACGACTCAAGAAGGACGCCGAGACACTGGAGGCAGATGCTAAGAAATTAGCGGAGGACACCAAGAAGGACGTAGAGAAATTAGCGGAGGACACCAAGAAGGATGCCCAAGAAAAGATTGCTAAGTTGGAAGAGGATATCGCAAACTTCACTATCAATGGATTCATCGTCGACGAACTCAAAAAAGTATCCTTGTTCGGTGTGACTCTTATAGATGTCATTGGGGGTGAGATCGATACCAATGTTGTGGTACCTGAAGAACAGATAAACGAAATGGTACGTGCGGCTAGAGATTGGTTTGCACAATGGCAGAAAGAACTGATCAACATGTGGATCAATGAGATCAAATCATTCCTAGATGCTATAGGACTAGGTGCGGTCTTAGATTTCCTAACCCTCACCTTCTGTGATGTATTGAAGTTAATTGGGGTTCCGATGTCAATAGATTTAACTTTACCTGAATTACCTCAGATAGACGTTGCGGTTTCTGTATAAATAGTATGAAAAGAGTTTAATCATTATGGCAAAAGAATTCTCAATACAAGACGGTAACCTTTCTAATAGACCAATCACGGTTAGCATACCCCATGTTAATAGTGATGTTGATTGTTCTTTTGAAAAGAAACCTTCGGGCGACATATATAAAAAGACAGAGGCAGCTGCCGTTCGTCAATCAGTAAAGAACTTATTGATGACTAACTACGGTTCCGTGCCATTCCGACCTCTTCTCGGTGCTAACCTAGGAGATCTTCTGTTTAACCTGTCGACCAACTTAGAAAGTGAAGACGTACGTATTGCCATACGAGAAACTTTACGAGATCACGAACCTAGAGTTAGAGTAAAAAAGGTTGACGTGAATATTAAAGACGAATATAATAGTGTTAGTATACAAGTGACTTTTGAAGTAATTAGTACATCAGTGACTGACTCTGTGAACGTGAACATCGCGAGGATACGATAAATGACAATAAAAACTTCTGATCTAGATTTTGCAAACATTAAACAAAGTCTAATAGAACACTTCCAACAGAGTGACGATTTCAATGATTACGATTTTGATGGTAGTGGACTCTCTAGTCTCCTAGATGTACTTGCGTACAATACACACATCAATGGATTGACAGCCAACATGGCGATCAATGAATCCTTTCTGTCTTCATCTCAGATACGATCTTCAGTACTTGCTCACGCCGAAGCGTTGGGGTACACTACGAAGTCTCGTACAGGTTCAACTGCTCTAGTTAACTTAACTATCGATGCACTACCCCTCGAAGATGTTTTGACAATACCTTTGTACCACAGATTCTCAGCAGACGTTGATGAAGTAGCCTTCACCTTCTCTACTCAGGAACAGTTTACCGCATACAAAGAAAATGACCAGTTCTTTTTCGAAAATGTTCGGATTCATGAGGGTGCTACTAAATCAAACACCTTTATCGTATCTGACGAAGACTCTGCATATGTGATAGCAGATAAGAACATAGATACGTCTACCATGCTCGTTAAGGTATTCGAGAACTTCAACACGACATCTTACACCACATACATCAATATCGAAAGTTCGGTTACTATCGGTGACGAGTCTAGAGTGTACATTGTAAAGGAAGTCTCGAATGGTTATTTCGAAATCTTCTTCAGTGATGGTAACGTATTGGGTACGACTCCTGCGGTAGGTAGTAAGGTTCAGGTAGAATATTTACAGACCCGTGGCCCAGAGTCTAACGGTGCTACTCTATTCTCCGCTGAATTCCTGAATGGAAGACCGATTACTGTCGAAACTGTATCTAAGTCGTCAGGAGGTTCCGAGAGAGAATCCCTATCTCAGATAAAGAAGAATGCTCCTAGAGTATACACTGCACAGCAGAGACTCGTCACTGCGGCAGATTACGAGAATTTGATTAAGAGTAAGTTTTCAGAATATATAAACGATGTTGTTGCATGGGGTGGCCACGATAATATACCACCTGAGTTCGGTAAAGTCTTTGTTAGTCTAAACTTCAATGAGGGTACTGACGAACAGAAGAAAACAGCGACCGAGACTCTTATCCAAGATAATCTGACCTCTAACCTCGCTATTATGTCAATCGATACCAAATTCGTTGACCCACAAGAGACGTTCCTCGAACTAACGTGTAGATTCAACCTAGACCCTACTAAGTCAGAGACCCCTGAGGCTATGCAGGTAGCGGTGAAGAATATCATCAAGACACACTTCAATTCCTCACTAGAGACCTTCGACGCAGTCTTCCGTAGATCCAATCTATTGAAAGATATCGACGATCTGAGTTCTGCTATACTGAACTCTCGTTTGGACGTTGTAGGTCAACAGAGAGTATTGATAGAAAATAATAACCAAAGGGACTATACAATAAATTTCCCTTATGCGATTGCTGCTCCGGACAAAGACGACTATACTGTAAAGACCTCTATATTCAAATATCAGGGTCAGGATGTGTATATCAAGAATGTTCTTGGGTCAAACCGACTACAGATATTCGACCTAAGTAATGTTGTTAGAGAGAGAAACATAGGATGTTATGAACCCGCGACAGGAGAGGTTTTCTTCACGGCACTTTCAGTAGACACTCTGAACCCCATTACATTGAAAGTATCTGTGACTCCTGCTAATACTAGTACAGTACGTCCACTAAGAAATTATATCATCATGTTGGACGAAGACGCATTATCTGCCAATGCAGTAATTGACACTCAGTCTACCAGAGTATTATTGTAAAATGTATAATATAGAAATCAACCCTAAGAGGAATAAGATATCCTTCCATAATTCTAAAGTTGTTGAAGCGTTACCTGATTTCTATGATACCGAGTATCCATTATTCATTAAGTTCTTAGAAACTTACTATGACTATATGGATGGTGATGCCGATGGGTCTTTTTCTAGAGTTATACGTGACCTATTCCACGGACGAAATATCTCCGCGTTAACATCTACAGTAGACGATCAAGGGAATCCCGTATATAACGACTTCCTCGATCTGTTGTTCGATGAGATAGGGGATGGATTAAATTCGTCATCCTTCCATGACAACCCAAGAATGATGGCTCGGTTAATCTCTGACTTCTATCGTTCTAAAGGTACACAGATATCTGCTGAACAGTTCTTCAAAGCATTCTTCAATGAAGATGTCGAAGTAACGTATCCAAAGAGAAACATCTTCATACTGAATGACCAACCCGGCGGTTCCTTAATTGGGCCAGAGTCGTTGAAGTACATTCAAGATGATAAGAGATACCAGATATTCTCGGTTCTTTTGAAAACAGGTCTATCGTTCAGTGACTACGAAGACTTGTATAAGAGAATGGTACATCCTGCTGGATTCTACCTATCGGCAGACGTAGTTATCAATGGTCACGCTATAATGGGTGTACGTGCAGGTCTACCTACAGATCCACTCGCTCCCGCTGAATACCCAATGCAACTTGTCAGTCAGTCATCAGGTGCAAATGTTGTTCCAGAGTTCAACTTATTGAACATGGCACATCCATCAGGGGCAGGTGGTATATCTCAGTTCAACTTACTGACTGCGTCAGATCCAGTTGACAGTCAATTACTGATCAGTTCTATGAAGATACTCGATCAGTATCATGATATGTCTCTAAGTAGATTGCAAGAGATCCACGGAACTATTGCTGAGTGGGGATCACCGAATTCGGTCACTATGGACGACCAAAACATTCTCATGTCAGATACCGCTTATTGTAAAGATGCTGATGAAGCAGAAGATACACTACCATGAAATTAAACAAACATAACAGAAATTTAGGGAAGTATAATGACTAGACAAATCATAGGATTAGGTGCTGCTGCCAACAATAATAGTGGTGATACCCTACGAGCAGCTGGTAATAAGATTAATGATAATTTCAATGAAATCTATTCCCTACTTGAACTTACAGGTACAGATGGGACTGGAGTAACTCTTGCAGACTTAGAGTCTCTTATTGGTACATCGGTAGATAGCGCCCTAGGTTCTAGTAACTTGACTGGTGACCTCGCAGCACTTGTTGAGACCAACCAAGCAGACATTACGTATATCTTATCACAACTTACCACTGTTCAAGGATTGATTGATAGTGATACAGATGCGAGTGCCACAGCACGTGCAGATTTGTTAACCTATATCGATGTTAATGGAATCGACATCACGGTACTTTCTCAAGACATCGTAGACCTTAAAGTAACTCTAGAGAATAGTATTGCCGCTGCAAACAGTACTCTAACTGCACGTATCGACCAAACCGAAGATTCTCTTACTGTACTTGCATCTGATGTAACTGCATTGGAAGTACAAACATCGACCGACCTTGGTGATGCAGTGTCTGCCGCAACAAGTTCATTGACTACCCGTATTGATGCAACTGATGAATCGTATTCAGTCATAGCGTCCGATGTCACTGACTTGAAAGTTGGTTTAGCACTAATTGACTCCGACTTCATATCTGGGATCGCAGGCGCTACTGCTAACACCACACTCTTAGCTCGTCTTGACGCTAACTCTGATTCGATAAGTACGCTATCCGGACAATACACAAACCTCGGTACGACTCTTGATATCTTGGATAGTGGTGCAGTAACAACAATAGCCGCAGATGCGGATAAGGTACTGGAAGCAAGCATCACCGTGACAACAGATGGTAAAATAGCTGTAGTTAGTAAAAGTGTAACCGATCTTACAACTATTCTGAAGGATAGTGAAAACGGAACTGTTTTAACAGGTAGTGCTGTAAACGCACTATCTACTCGTCTTGACGCAGATAGTAACAAGATGTCTAGTGTAAGTGAGTCCTTAACCACTCTTACCGCTACTTTGAAGGATAGTCCTAATGGTACAATCCTCACTGGTAGTGCATTATCTTCACTATCTGCCGCAGTGTATGATTCTGAAAATGGTATTGGGTCTTTAAGTTCGGACATCGTCAGTCTAAACAATTCGTTAAAAGACAGTCCTAATGGAACTCTCATTAGTGCTAGTGCGGTATCTAGTTTAACTTCAGCAGTATTTCATGACTCCACTGGTCTTTCATCATTAAACAGTGACTTCACTGAGTTGAAGGGAACCCTAGGAGATTCGACAGGTGGAATTATTGCTAGTGTAGCAGCATTCGAAAGATTATCAGCTGACCTAAATTACAACTCTGATACTGGTACCACTTCCATAGATGCTAGTAAACTAACTAACTTGTCAGCTGCGATTGGAGACACAGTAAACGCAAGCGGTAGTGATGAATTATCAATATTATTATATGATAATTCTGATGGTGTTGGTGCACTGGGTACAAAGTTAACTACTCTAACCAATACCCTGAAGGATAGTCCTAATGGTACAGTACTCTCTGGTAGTGCGGTATCAGGACTTACCTCTCGTATGGATGCGGATAGTGCTAGCCTTTCAGTATTAAACAGCGACTACACTAGGTTGAAGGGTACCCTAGAAGATTTGTCAACTGGACTTTTTGCTGAGGTCGAAGCACTAGAAGAATTGACTTCTAAGATAGTATTGGACTCTGCCGGAAACCTCGTAGTATCTGCTTCGAGTATTACTGACCTATCATCAACGATTGGTGGTGTTGTTTCTTCGGCAACATCTGGTATGATTACTTCTGCCACTTTAGCGGCAGCATTAGATAGTGGTGATCACGTTCCAGACCTAACATCCAAATACTTCGTCAACTTGAATGCCGGAGTCTTTGCAGGGTTCGAACTATTAAGTGGTGCTTCGGTATCATCTCTCGTTATGAGTGTAAATGACTTTAAGGTACAGACACCAAGTGGTGACAACACCCCCTTTAGTGTTAACACTGAGGACGGTATTGTTGAGATGGAGAATGTACGACTTAAAGGTGAACTAGATATTGAACAAACGGTTGCTGGCGAAGGTACGTTGAAGATAGACAATCAGACGATAGTAATCAAAGACGCTTTGGGAAATGATCGTGTTAGATTCGGTAAACTAACACCAACTTAATCTAAGGAGATTATACGATGTCTAATTATGGAATGGAAATTATAAGTCCAGATAGTGACGGTAATGGTAACTCGATAGTATCGCGAGTTGTTTTCTCCGATAGTATTAGAACCTCCAATATCCAACTACACGAGACAATATCCTTGGCCAAGAATACAAGTACATTTATCTCTTGTCTAGATGCTAACGATCCCTCTAAAATAATAATCACCTTTGAACAGGCCCGTGGTTTTGTTATAAGTAACAAGACCCCTCTTGGGTTTACAGTAACTAATGAATACCAGTACATGAACACTCTTACTGGTACAGTCATCGCAGTGAGAATTGGATAATGTCATACGGATTAAAAATTACGGGAAACGATGATGGCGGTAACTTCACGGTTGCCGACACTGATCTAGGCATGGTCAACTTAGTAGTTACCGATGTCGGTAGAGCATCGTCCTTCAATCTTGTAGGGGGTATTCAGCCGGGCGACTATATTTACGTGAGATATCCTTCTGCGCCTGGCGGTGGAGGGTATACTCCTATACAGATGGGAGAAGGTCTATCAGCGGTTCAGATAGATAGACCTTTAATCTATAATATAGATGCTGTCTTAGTTGCGGGTTCCCCTACCTCAGACATGACCATAAACTTTAAAGGTTCCGCATGGAAGTGGCTTAATTCTCCTAATTCATATCAATCTGATACACTCTACACATACAATGATTTCGTAGTAGATATGGATTACTTTGTAGTCCGTAAGGCTTCTACCATCAATGCACTGGGATTGGACACCTCAGAGGATTACGGTTTCCAACTACTCAACGTAGACAGTGTATCTGGTGCTAGTGAAATCGCACTTGATTCCAGAAGTTTTACCTCTGACAAAACCTTTTACATAGAAGGGTATCTGCCCCCAGACAATAACTTCGGCGAGATAAATGGCAATTCTACCACGTTATCCTATACAGATGGTTGTTACGTCAATCTAGAATGGTCTGCCAGATCAGCGGTTCCTTTCTTTCCGTCCTTCGGAGCAGCACCCCTTCTCGGACTTTCTATCACGGATACTATGGCATATAGTATTGACGGAGATACTACTATAGTAGGTGGTGGTGGAGAACCAGAATTACGAATCTGGTCTAGTTATAATGCAATATTTGCAGCTAAACTAGGAGCGGGTATATCTTCTTCCACACCACCCAATGAGTCAGGTGGTGGTACTGTAACTCCTCCACCAACTGAACCCAACGAAATCACAGGTACAATCGACTACGTATCTGGAAACACTGTGACCGAAGGTAACACAATATCCTTTAACGCAGTAACGTCTGTATCATCCAATTACCACACTCGCGTCTTTAGACTGTCTGGGTCGGCAGGGGATGCAGGAAAAGATTTCAATACCGTAACATCTCCATTCACCGGAACCTCCCATACCGTGACGTTGAGCACATATGACACGAGCTCTGGTCAACAGACATTTAATAATATCTATAGTCAGGGTTATGTCGGAACTTACTCTAGAGACAGAGTATCTGCCTACACAAGAGAAGTAGCAGCTTCGTATAGTAGAACCTTCGTTGGCAACTTCATTGGTAACTATTCAGGTACTACTTCTTACCAGACCGACTTCTCTAGTAACTATAATCAAACGGTTGATTACACAAGAACTATTTCGCGTACCGAATCATTCATCGGTAACTATTCACGTTCGAGATTAGCGGTATCCACACGAACTTCTATATACTCTAGAAATATATCGTATACCGGAAACTTCCTAGGGAACTATGCAGGAGCATACTCAAGAACTCGTACAAAAACTTCCTCCTACACCAGAGATTTTTCTAGGACGGACTCATATACGGGTAATTATGAAGCTTCGCGGGTGCTTTATGAAGGTGGTGATGAAGTTACCTTCCCACTATTCTTCGTTTCATATTACTCTAGAGTCAGACCCTCTTCATTTGCGGGTACCTACACACGAAATAGAGCAGACAGTAATTCATACACAGGGTACTATAGTAGAACCAGTACCAGAACAGTACCTGCTTCATATCTAGGAACGTACAGTAGAAACAGAGTAAGTACATATGCTAGGTCTAGAGCAACCAGTGGTTCCCAAGTATTGACCTTCAATGGTACATACACTCGATACTTTTCTGGTGCTTACAGTCGGACAGGTTACTATTCAGGAGCATACACAGCATTTTATACCGGAAACTTTGGGCAGACAGCAGATTACTCTAGATTTCGTCAAGTATCCTTTACAGGAAACTATAGCAGGAACGTTACATCTACCAATACCTTCTCTCGTAGTTTCACTAATACTACCCCGTACTCGTCGGCGTATAGTCGTACGACCACGGGTACCATTACGGATCCAGCGTCCACGAGGAACGTTAATTACTCTAGGTCTTTCGTAGGGGACTATGCGAACACTGGTACCTTTATGGGTAACTTTGTAGGAAACTACCTTAGGTATTTTACAAGAAACGTAGGTTACGCTAGAACCACCGTTGGATATCAGTATCTCCCAACTCCTAGAACCTACTGGTACGAGTATCCACATGCAGAACAGATTGACGAGCCAGGGGGCCCTCCCGCTATTCTCCTACGACATATCGTAGTTTATGTCGGTAACGTAATTGTTGCAACAGGAATATCTTCGAGCCTTAATCCCACAACATATCTTTTATCGGGTGGTGTATATTACCATAAAGGTTCTCTTAATTATTCTTCAGCAGGTGATCAGACTTACTTTAGTATTGGTCAGAGTCTTGATGGTGGGCCACCGTCAGCGGGAACATCGTATTACACTAGAACCGGATACTATGCAAGTTCTTACGCGGGTGCCTATGCAAGAACATTTGCTGGGACTGGTACCTTTTCAAGATCTCGTCTAATGGAATATTCAAGAGTCGTTCCATATACTTTGGTTCGTACTAGTACCTATACTGGGTATTACTCTAGAAGTTATACCTCAGGCGCAGTGAGAACTGCTTCATATACTGCGTACTATGCTGGCACAGCATCATATACTAGAAACCGTGCGGCTACCTACGGAGGAAACTACACGGGTGCTGCTGTAAGTTACATATATGATCCCGAATCTGGACAGTCAAGAGTTGTATCTCCATTCTCATCACGTCAACGTATTGCTTACTATTCGGGTACCTACACAAGAGGTCTTAGTTATAGCAGAAATAGACCAATGTCCTATGCAGGAGCATACACCAGAACTAGCGCATACTCTGCAAGTTACGTAGGGAACTACAGCAGAACTTTATCGGATAGTTATTCGGGGACATATGCCAATACCTATATCGGTAACTATACTGGAGCATACTCTAGAACTATCACTCAAGGTACGACATTCACAGGTAACTATGCGGGTACAGGAACACAGAACTTCACGGGTACATATTCTAGATGGACTACGAATAGCTTCACCCGAACCCGATTACATACTATTACCAGAACCAGTTCATACTCAAGAGGCCTTTCCTTCATAGGGGAGTATACCGGAATGTATACGCGGGATAGTGTGATAACTAGACCATCTACTCTGGACTACAATGGAATTGCAATATTCACAGAGAATTTTGCGGGAGAATACACCAGAAATAGTGGTAGTGGATTTACGAAACTCTCTACGTATTCTAGAACAAATAGTTTTCTGGGTAATTATATCGGAAACTTTTCTAGAACAGAAACTGGTACTCCAGAGTCTACTAGAAACAGAACCAGTTCATACACAAGGACTGGGGGAGCTAGTTACGAGAGAAATATAGTAGACAGTTATGTGGGTACATACATTGGTAATTACACGGGCGCATCAACTCGCACACCATCCAATACTTCTGAGATTGGTTGGCAGGGAGAGAGGTTCGTTATCGAATTGAGAAGAGGTTCGGACGCTACTTCTATAGCTGCGGCAAGAGGGACTATACCAGCATTGGATTCAAAGGAGTTTACTCTTATTGATAATGATACTGGTCTATTTGTAGCTATGTCTCCTCAAGTGTTGCACCATACCGCAACCCAACACGAACTTGTATTTGACTTCTTCACCGAAGGTACGTCAGTGGTTCCTGCTAGAATTTATAGAGGTTCCTCAATACTAGTTAACTCGTTCAACTTGGTATCTAATCAAAGAAATTCGGTGATGGTGAATGAAGTCCCACCGGAAGGTTCTAATTACATTTACACTCTGAAGGTGTTCGATGGTTCGAGTTGGGTATTGTCGTCATACTATCAGGTAACTAAAGTAACCGATACTGACTATACACCCCCAACAGATGGCGGTGGCGCCCCGACTCCGACCTATACTGCTCCCACTCCTGCTTATTATACGGGTGGTACACCCTCACCACCAAGCAACGAAAATTAATTTGAAAATCTATTGTTAAAACTGTTATAAATAGTATAATGAAAAATGTAAGGTAACCCCTGATGAACTTGAAACTTGTAGTATATGTAACAATCGATACTGGAAAGATATCTAGAATCGCATTACCCAACCATAATATAGATGCCGAAGGTGTCTCTGAAGATGGAACTTTGCGTATTATCCATATACATGAAGGTAATGTACCTGAAGGATGTAATGATCTAAGATACTTCCTAGACTATCACTGGTACGACCAAGAGACCGAATCTTTTGAGTTTATCGGACTACCACCTAATCGTCATGCTGAATGGAGTTCTGCGGACGGTTGGACTTGGGACGAAGATCTACTGTTGCAAGACATTCTCCTAGAAAGAACCAAATTCTTATTTGCCTCCGATTGGACTCAGGCATTAGACGTTCCCCTAACAGAATCCAAACTCCAAGAGTGGAGAGACTATAGACAGGCATTGAGAGATCTCTCGACTAATGTCGGAAGTGTGTCTTCAGTGTCAGAAGTTGTTTGGCCAACAGTACCGAATTAAATAATAGGAATATACAATGCTAGCCATCGTAAGACAAACAATGAGATCCCGTTTAGCAAAGGACTTATTACAAAGCGCCCAAGATATATCAAACCATTACTTTATTGGTATTGGTAAGTCTGACATTTTCAACGAGACCGACACAGTAATTGCTGCTGTCGACACGTCGAATGAAGAGAAAGAATTCAGAAACAATCTACAATCTGTTAAAAGTCTTGAAGCATCATCATTGGTGATCCCTCGTGTCAATTGGTCTAGTGGTTCATTGTACTCTGCTTGGTCGGATAAAGAGACTACATACCCATCCTATGTGATGAATGAACAGAAAGAAGTGTACCTTTGTTTGGCACAGGGTGGTACTAAAGATAATCCAAACTTGTCGACTGTATCTCCAAACTATGGTCTTGTTGGGCCAGATGCTTATCTAACTCCTTTTGTGACTTCTGATAACTATGAGTGGAAATATATGTTTTCGCTATCACCAGAACGAGTAGTTAGTTTCCTATCTGCTAACTACATTCCCGTACTGGTATCAGACAAACTACCTGCCGAAGCAGGCCCATTCGAAGATCTATTGATCGAAGTTCAAGATTCTGCCATTCCAAGACAATTGGTTTCCGTAGAGATTGTTGAAGATGGAACTGGTTATGTCGATGGAGACCTTCCATTAATCATCGATGGTGATGGAGCAGATGCTGCTGGTACTGTTACTATATTAGGTAATAAGGCAGTTAGAGTTACCATGACTAATCGTGGAACCGACTACAGACATGCGAGTGTCAGTATTGGCGGTGTAGGAACAGGATGCGTATTAAGAGCTGTTCTATCCGATAGTAATGGACTGGGCAATGATCAGGCAAATGATTTTAAAACAAGTTCAGTTATGTTCACCATAAAACCAAATGGCGTTGAGGGTGATACTTTTATTGTAGAGAACACTTTCCGTCAAATGGGTTTGTTGAAAGATCTTAACAATTCTGCTGACGATACTCCGTTCATGGGTACGGGACTCAAAGTACTACCTTATGTAAGATTGACCGCAGCTTCTGGATTTACTTCGGGTAACCAAATTCAAGGTACCGATTCAAACGCAGTTGGGTACATTAATGAATCTGTAAACAACAACGTATACTTCCACCAGAATGAAAGTACTGGATTTAAGTCTTTCACTATAGGTGAACAAGTCACTGAAATTGGTGGATCTGCTAGTGGTGTCGTCTCTCTTGTATACGCAGACAATGGCGTAGATCGGTTCTCTGGCGAAGTCCTATATATTGAGAACAGACACAGAATACAACGTGACGCACAACAACAAGAAGACATTAAGTTAGTAATCACCGTTTAAGGTTTAGGATTAATCATGGCAGAATTTACAAATAAAACGTTCGAAGAAACATATCGCGATTTTTATAAGGCCGAAGACGGTTATCATAAGGTATTGTTTAACTCCGGACGTGCACTACAAGCACGTGAACTTATCGAGTCACAGACAATCATCCAAGAAGAGATTGCACGGTTCGGTCGTAACATATTCAAAGAAGGTGCTCTGGTAAATCCAGGCGGCGCCACCGTGAATAACCAACTAGAATATATTCGTCTAACGGCAGCTGCTGTTATCGATACGGACTTGGTGGGCAAAACGCTAACCAACGGAACTATCGAAATGAAAGTTCTAGAAGTTGTTGAAGCTGACCTCATTGATCCCGTTACTACTTTGTACGTACAGTACACAGACACATCTCTTATCGTCGATACTACTAAAGCACCTCGTGTATCTTCACTAGACATCTTGCTTCGCGTTGATGCTCTGACCACCACGGTTCTTACTGTCATTGATGATAGCAGTGATCCTATTCCTGCATCTGGACTCGGAACTAAAGCATACTTCTCTGCGGGTGACTTCTTTGTTCAAGGACACTTTGTCTATATGGAAGGTGGTAGTTCTTTCATCGACAAGTATAGCAAATCTCCTACAACTGATATTGGTTTCTTAATCGAACAGAATATCATCACTGAAGGTGAAGATGTTGACCTATACGACAATCAGGGTCAGGTTCCTAACCAGACTGCGCCTGGCGCACATCGTTATCAGATCAAGTTGGTTCCTACTACTAGAGATCAAGTTCTGGTAGAAGAGAACTTTGTATTCATAGCACGTGTTGTTGACGGTGTCATTACTCGTGAAGTCAGTACATTCGACGGATACAACCGAATCAATGACCTTCTCGCCCAGCGCACAAAAGAAGAATCTGGTAACTACGTTGTCGATGAGTTCAAAGCAATCTTTGAAGAGAATGTTCTTGACGATACTCTACTCACCCTAGATGTGACCGAAGGTATCGCTTATGTTGATGGTTACAGACTAGAGATTGGTACGACTGATATTCCTGTTGATAAAGCAAGAGATCTTATTACCAAAACAAACGAACCAGTACCTGCCGCATATGGTAACTATGTTTATATTGACGAGGCTGCCTCTGAAGGTTTTGGTCGATTTGACGAGTTCGGTTATGTAAGACTCAAGACTTCTTTAAATAATACCATAGGTTATGCTAACGTACGTGGCGTACAACGAGATGCAGTTGGTACAAGAGTATATATCTTCAACATCCGTATGAATGACATTTTCGACGGTGGTACTGGTGACAAGATTGGTGTAGAGAGTTTCTCTAATGTTACTCAGTTTGATGATCCTTTCCCCGGCTATGCTGGTACTCCTCCAGTAACAGTCTTGGTAAATAGTATTATATACGAAGCATCAGATAATAGCTTGTTGTTCCCTTTACCTAGGACTAGTCCTTCGACAACCCCCTTCACTAGTAACTACACAGTTCAGCGATATACTAGACAGATTGCATCCGGTAGTGGTGAGATTAGTCTCTCAGGTGTTGAATCTACTGGATGGGTAATTTGTGAGACTGCTGGGCCAATCCTGGCTGTCTCTCCGAGCATATCGGGTACATATACCGGACTAACTCCTAACCTATCACACGATATTGCTTATTACGTAGAACTCAGTAATGTCCAATCACGTACTAAACAAATTACTACGATAGAGACGGTGACATCTCTTCCAAGTGTAGACTATCAAAAAAGACCTATATTCACTGGAGAGGTTGATGGTATCGCCCTACAATCTGTTAAGTTCCGAGACAGTGTTGCTACTGCTTGGGTAGATGCAGAAGACATCACTCACCAGTTCATCTTCGATGGTGGTCAACGTGATAACTTCTATGACCAAGTAGTTGTGTACCTTAAATCAGGATACTTACTCCCTACAGGAGCAAATCATGAGACACAGGCAATCTTCACTCACTATGATCATCAAGACGACGGAGTGTACTTTTCGTCAAGTTCATATGTAGATGATACATATGAAACTATTCCAGACCATACTACTGCAACAGGTACAGTGATTTCTCTACGTGACGTATTGGATTTCCGTCCTACAAGAAAATTTACTTACACCGGAGAGTTTGATGTAACCGCAGAACTTCCTCAGAACGCGTCTGCTATCACGATCAACACTATACAATATTATCTATCTCGTATTGACATCCTCGTTGCCAATGCAACTGATAGTCGAGGAGAGATCGGATTTGGTGAGCTACAGGTTATTCGAGGGGAATCTAACATAGACCCACGTGAACCCGAAATACCAACGGGTTCTATGGCATTGTACAAGTTCCGATTGAATCCATATACCTTTAATTCATCTGATCTCGTAAGCACTTATATTCCAAACAAGCGTTTCACGATGAAAGATATCGGTAAACTGGAACGCCGCGTCGAAGACCTATACGAACTGACCACGTTGAGTCTACTAGAGTCTAACACTAACTCATTGACTGTATTGGATGCCAATGGTAATGCAAGAACCAAAGCTGGTTTCATCGCAGATAACTTTAGCACATTCACTTTTTCTGATATTGATAATCCGCAATACCGAGCATCTATAGATCCACAGGGTCTATTGAAACCGTCATTCCGTGAAAACTCAGTTCGACTGGCGTACAGTACCGACAATGTTAATGCTGTTGAGAAACATGGTGACCTAGTAACCCTACCATATTCGGATGCTCCTCTGGTATCACAGTTGCTTGCGACCGATACTATGAATGTAAATCCATTTGCGGTTCTTACACAAACTGGACACATGGATCTTTCTCCATCTTCGGATGAGTGGGTAGAGACACGTAACCTACCAAATGTTATGCAAACTACGGTACGTCGATTCGAGACTCCACGTACACGTCCTGCTTTAAGGAATAATAGAAATAGTAACAACTTCACAAACGATGGTCTGTTTACTACGATATCCAGAGACATTTCGTTCAGAGAGACAAACCTCAGTATCCAAGACTTCATTGGCGAACAGATATTGGACGTTGAGATTATCCCGTTCATGAGATCTCGTGTAGTTAACTTTGCGGCCAAAGGACTACGTCCAAACACTAAGATGTTCGCATTCTTAGGTAATAAGGACATGAGTTCATGGGTAAGACAAGAAACCTCTTCATCTAGATTCTCGGATAACCCCCAAGAGTTCGGTAGTCAGTATGCGAACGCAACTGAATATCCTGCTGTATTTGGTGGCCCAACTCTTCTAGTGACAGATGCCAACGGTGAATTATCAGGTAGTTTCTTCGTACCTAATACAACCGCCATTAACTTCCGAACTGGTAAGCAAGAGTTTAAACTCCTTGACATTAGTGTTAATGACAATGATGAATCAACATCGTTGACTCGTGCAACCTATACCTCTACAGGTTCAATTGAGGGTGTACAGCGAACTGTACGTTCCACACGACTTGTTGATCTCCGTGCTGGTAGATTAGATCCTCTTGCACAGACATTCTTTGTCGACCAAATAGAGAACCCTAACGGACTGTTTATAACTAAGGCACGTGTCTTTGTAGATACTAAAGATGACACTATCCCTTTACAGGTACAGATTCGTTCGGTAGAGAACGGTATACCGACCACACGTATCATTCCAGGCTCAGTTAAGTTCATCGATCCTAGTTCAATATCAATCCCAACTAACAGTGTTAGTGGTGATGGAACAAGCGTTGCGACTACAATTGAAGATGTTCAGGCATCTCCGACAATAGTTGAATTTGACGAACCAATTTACTTGACAAGTGGCGAAGAATATGCGATAATACTACTCGCTGAGTCGGAGCAGTATAACGTATACATTGCTGAGACTTATCAGAATGTATTCGGTTCACGTGAAGATAGAATAACAAAACAACCTACTCTAGGTTCTCTATTCTTATCACAGAACGGATTCACTTGGACACCAGACCAAACTAAAGACTTAATGTTCGAATTAGATCGTGCAGAGTTTGTTGCTTCAGGTGATCTAATTCTTGACAATTCTCCGTTACCGAAAGTTACTCTAGGAAGTGATCCACTCGAAACTACTTCTGGTAGTCCAACAGTCAGAGTATACCACGAAGGTCATGGTCTAAGTCACAATGATAGTGTTTCTATCGCAGACGTAGCCAATGCAATCGGTGGACTAGCTTCTTCGGTATTCGAAGGTACCTTTACCGTATCTACCCCATCATGGGATGGTTATAACATCACTGTTGCATCTAACGCAACTTCATCAGCAAAAGGTGGTGGTGATGATGTAACACTTTCTCAACAAGTAGTGTATGATGATTTCGTACCACAGATACAGACTATTGTACCTAACTCCACAAGCATTACTGCGAAGTTGTTACAACCAACCGTCTCGTCTTATGGCAGTACTCGATCAACTACGCGGTTTTTATATGGTTTACCTGCTGGATGGTCATTCGCAAAGTCAGTCTTCTTGAACAACTACAACTCTAATGTATCACCGAGTGTTGTTGCATCGTCAGAGAACGCTGGTGGTTCAGAGACTATGAAGTTTAACTTGAGTATGTCTACAGACGATACCAAGGTCTCTCCGGTAGTTGATCTTCAACGAGTATCTGTATTAGCTCTAGAGAATGTCATTGACACTATCGATGCTGCACAACATATTACAGTACCTGTTATCATAGATGAATCTTCGGCGGGGGTGAAAGTTATATTTTCCGCTAATCGACCATCAACTGCCAACTTCGAAGTGTATATGAAATCCGCAGTAAACGAAGATGCATTGGTCTCAACAGACGACGATGGTGTATTTACAACAGAATGGGTACAAGCTAGTATAGACAAAGAATTACCTTCGGACGATAACCCAGAAACTTTCCGTGACTACGAATATACACTTGACACAAACCAGTTCACTGCGTTCCAAGTTAAGATTGTAATGCACTCTACTAACAGTTCTAAGTCTCCGGTCATAAGAGACTTACGTGCTATTGCATTGATAACAGGTAGTGGTGGAACTATTGGAGATCCTGCTCCACTCCAGAGTTTAAGTCTAGCTCCGCAGAATACCGCATTAGGAACTACTGTAGCTGATCCTGCTATTGATCCTGCTATTGATCCAGTAGTTGATCCAGTAGTCGATCCAGTAGTCGATCCAGTAGTCGATCCAGTAGTCGATCCAGTAGTCGATCCAGTCGATACTGGAACAACCCCTGACGGCGGTGGAGACTCTGGTGATGATGGAGAGGGGGAAACTCCTATTGAGGATGAAGGACTACCCACAGACCCCGTTAGCGGAGACCTAAACCCAGATTAAACTATGAATAATCATCAAAGAGTAGAAGGTCATAACAACTTAGTACGGGATAGGCGAACTGGTGTTGTCCTAAATAACAATAAGACTGAAATCGAAAACGCAAGAAAACTAAGTATAATACAACAAGAAAAAGAGGATCATATCAACACTCTTACTAATGAGATAGACTCACTAAGAACAGATATGGATCAAATAAAAGAATTGCTTTTTCGTTTAGTAAAGGATAAAGAAGATGGCAGATAATATACAAGTAGTACATCTCGCAGATAACATCAATGCGGCATTCGATAAGATCAATGAGAACTTTGAATTGGTTGCGACAGGTGCCTTTGGTGGGGGTGGTGATAGTAGTAGTACAGATTACTCCGATCTAGAAGCTGGCATTCTAGCAAACGCAACTGCGATCACTGGGATAGGGACAAGTATCACCAATATAGGTGGGAACATTAGTATTGTTTCCTCTCAGTACACTGACTTGAGTGCTACCGTTGGCGGTCTGGTATTTGGTGGAATTGATTCCGGTGTTCTTACTAGTGCGATTGCTACTGCCAACACTCAACTCGTTGCACGAATAGATGCCACTGAGAACAGTATCTCTGTATTGTCTGGAGACTACACTAACCTAAATGTGTCATTGAATCAAATTCTCTCGGATGGTATTACCCTTACTCCAGAACAGGTAACCTCAGCCGTTGGTGGTGCTCTAGAAGCACTGACTACACGTATAAATCTAGATAGTGATAGGCTAGTGATCGAAGGACAAAAGATTGTAAATCTTACCGCAGAAGTATTTACTGTTGATGCTGGTGGTAATACAGTTAACGCAATTAGTAATGCTACTAATCTTCTGCAACAGTCTATCAACATTGTCAACGGAAGAATATATGCAGCAGACGCAATAATGAAGACCGAATTAGAAACTAAGATCGGTACTGACATTGCGACTGCGTCTTCAACTCTACAGACTCAGATCAATAACTTGGGTGGAACAACTGCAACATGGAATCTTGACCTAGTTGCTGGTACAGAGTCCAACCCACACATTGCTGGTATAAAGTTCGGTAATGACGGTGCAACCGCAGATTTCGCGTTGACCGCAGACACCTTCCGAATTGTAAATGCTACTAATAATGAGATTCAACCATTCACTGTTTCTGGTAATGAAGTCCAATTGTCAAATGCAACAGTTACGGGAAATCTAAATATAGGTTCAAACCTCAGTGGTGCGCATACCGAAATTAAAGATGATGTCATCAAGGTGTTTGACCCAACTGGACAACTACGAGTTAAACTAGGCAACTTGGCCGGATAATATGAGTTATGGATTAGAAATACGCAATTCGTCAGGGACTGTTATAGTCAACGAATTTAGCAATCTAGGGTCTCTTGTGGCACATGGTGTCATTTCAGCAGACAATGCTAAATACGATTCCGCGGCTGCCGCTAATCCTAATTGGGCATTAAATCCTATCTGGTTTGCTCCTGCTTGGTTCGCTTATGGTGAACGTGCTGCTATAACTATAAGTGTTCCTGATTATATAAATGATGCTCAGTATCATGCAATCGTCTCAGGCCCGTCATCTTTATTTGTTTCGGGAGCAGAAGTTATAAGTACGTCCACTGGTAGTATAACCGTTAAAAGAAATGATAAATTTGATGCATATTTTTATATTGTGAGAAAGGGATGAGTTACGGACTACAGATAAAAAACGGATCCAATAATATTATTATTGACGAAGCCTTTAAGAATTTTCAGATTGCTGCGATTGGTACATCAGCAGCCGGTACAGCTTTGCCAATCACAGGCAACCTTATGACGGAGGGTGGTTTGGTCTTTGCTAAACCAAGTGGAGTTAACACAAGCGATTCCGCTGGATGGCATATCGGTATAGAGATGAACTTTTACTCTGCTCACACAGGACAGTTCGATGTGAACCTGACCAGTACGTATTCTGGTGGTGTTGATAGATCAACCTCTGCAATAACATCCCCCAATCTTGGTAAGCAAGCTCCTAATATAGATTGGATATACATAAAACCTTCGGCAACCCCAACAAGTACGGAATATGGATTGGAAGTATATGCCGCAGATGGCACTATGTCTTTCTCATCTGAAGTTAGTGGTATGTTCAATATAATTTCAACTGCGGTAAGTAACCCCAGTACTAAGTCCGGTAACCACTTTTTCACTCCTTGGTACGCAGGATCTGGACGAGACGTGTTTGATTGTTACGTATGTATCGGGAACTTCCTACACTTCCATATCTCCTCGACGACTTGGGGATGGGCGCATACTGCGAAGTGGCAGTCATCCGGTAATAAGTTGACATTGATTCAACCAGACTGGGTGTATCCTAATAACACAGTCCCTGCAATGTATCTCATGGGACAACTGTCGGGTAACTAATTCGACAAATTAATTTAGTAAAGGAACGTTTTAAAAATGAGTAAAATATTAGCATACACGCATAAAGATACTGGAGAAGTTACTTCGGTAGTTACAATGTCTCTAGACGGTGGTTGTCCGGAAGATGGTGAAAGTGTAGGTGATTCTATTGTAAGAGACATTACCGACATTGCTCAAGATGATTGGGCTTCGTACTCTGAAACTAAGTACTGGGATAATGGTTGGGTTACCCGTGGAGAGAAACCTTCGTCAAATCATATATGGCAAGACGGTGAATGGGTATTCAATGTAGTACACTTCTCTTTTCAAGTTCGTATAAGAAGACTAGAACTTCTAAATCAAAGTGACTGGACTCAAATGCCAGACAGTCCTCTATCCGAAGAGATGAAGACTGCATGGGGAGAGTATCGACAAGAACTCCGTGATATGACCATACTTCTTTCGGATATAGTCTCCGAAGAAGAACTTGATTGGCCTGCAACCCCAGAATAAAAAACTATATTGTAATAACTACTAATAAATGTGCATAGTCTTAGATCATGCACATTTTTTTTGTATAAATACCATTAAGAAATACTACATTAACTGATAATTAATAGAGAGAGTCATCCGTGTCCGCATCCAGTATACCCCTAAAAATTAAAAATAGCGCAGGTGACCTACAGGAATTCAGCCCCGAAGAAGAAATGTTTCTTGCGGTAAAATTGGGAGAGTCTTTATCAGAGTCTTCTGCTGGTGATATCGGAGACATTAGTCTAACGGGTGATGTTAATATAGGATCGTTTGTAGACACGTACTACAACGAAGTTACGGGTACTCACCCAGCATCAAACATTACAGGAACTACCGTTACTACTACATTAAAACAGGTAGGTGGTTCTGCGTCAGAGACTGGATCAGATTTCATAAGACCTATAGGTTATTATCAAAGCAGTTCAAATGCTGGATTCTACGATATGGTAGATCTAGATTTGAATAATTTAACAACTCGTGCACTGAGAACTGTTGAGACATTAGGTCTTCAGGGTACATTCGAATTATCATCAACTACGCCAGGCACTGATTGGGTAAAACATGTAGATAACGTGTTTACAGATACCATCGGTGACGGTACCTCGGTAGTATACCATATTTGGAAACGTGTGACACTAGCAACTCCACCAGCGGGTCTAGCCACCGTACGACCAATGGCAACAACTTATGACGGATCTACCTTTGATGGGTTTAAAGAAATGTCAGACGATCAGATCAAGGCTACCCTTGGTCAACGTGCTAAAACTCTTCGAGCAACAGTAGGATCTATTGGTTCTTATCAGTTGCGTTCATCCGCTCAAGGAGCTCCCACTTCAGCAGGTACTTGGGATGCACGTGGTTCTGCTACTAATACTCAACGAACCCTTGTTGACGCCGACTATTCTCGTACTCGTAATTCTGCATATACTCGCACTAGAGTTTCTGCATATTCACGTGATCGACAGTCTACATATACCCTAGACCGCACAGAATCATTCTCAAGGAATTTTACTGGTGACTTCGCTGGTACATATACTAGAGACTTCGCTGGTACATATACTAGCGATTTTACTGGAGTATATTCTAGAACTCGTCCTTCAACATATAGTCGTAGTAGACTAGAGGCATTCACTGGTTATTTTGCGGGTACTTATAATCGTGCACGAGTATCTACCTATACTAGTGATAGGATAGAAGGGTTCTCTTCAGCATATTCACGTGCACGAGTATCTACCTATACACGTAGTCGTATTACCGACTTCGCTGGAAACTTCGTTGCAGGATATTCTAGAGGATTTGCTTCAGATTATTCGCGAACCTTTATCGGTGCATATTCATCTTCTTACTTTGGTGATTTTGTAGGAAACTATGCTCGTACTTCTACTCTAGTTTCCACACGCACTCGGTACTCTACATACACACGAAATAGTATAACTAACACTCCCGTCTCTTATATGGGTAATTTCGTAGGGTATTATACTGGAGATTTCGCAAGTTCATACTCAAGAACTACATCGGGCACATATGCTCGGACGTTAGCATACTCTCGTACACTGTATTATACTGTTAGTTTCGTAGGAAACTTTTCTCGCGCAGCTGCGGGGTATTACACCGGAAACTATGCTCGTACACGAGATATGTCATATTGGGCATATTACGCTCGTAATATTGCTTACACAGGGTATTACTCTCGCAGCGCCAGTCAAGGTGCATCATATTTCAGAAACATGGTGTCTACTCGTTTCCGATATGGTACTACCAGAAACGCTCAGGCATTTCCCAGCGACACCTCTCTCGACGGTAATTTAATTATACCTTGGTATTTTGCGGGGGACTTTGCAACTGCATTTGAATATGTTGCATACTACCCAGGCGGCACCTACACACGTTCAAGACTTGTCTCTAACACTTATGCCAGAGTCATCCCCCTCTACTACGTGGGAAATTATAGTAGGACTGTAGGCGTTAACTACGTAGGTAACTATGCGAGAACGCGTGTAGCAAGCAGTCAAGGTACTGGTTACTATGCGACCACCTCAAACTACTCTTCTTCATACACGGGATATTACTCTAGAAACCAGACTCTTACTTATGCTGGTGCTTATGCACGAGCTCGTGCGAGTGTTGTACAAGATACATTTGTAGGTGACTACGCAAGAACATTTGCAGGTGCCTTCTCTAGTCAATTTGTTGGCGAATATACCACAACATCTACAAGAACTCGATTAGCTTCGTTTGTCAGAAATAGAGTGCAGGCGTATACGAACACACGATCTTCGACATATTCTCGTGATCGTGTTGCTAATTTTGCAGGAGAGTTTACTGGTAACTACACAACAACATTCTCTGGAGACTATTCTCGAACCTTTGCTGGTAACTTTGTAGGTAACTATACCACAACCTTTATTGGTGACTTTGCAGGAGCATATGCTAATACCTTTACAGGAGAATTTGTTGGAGACTTCACTACTAATTATGTAGGCAACTATAGTCGTGTACGTGTATCTGCGTACGCTCGACTACGTACCTCAACCTATACTGGCCCTTACACAAGTGACCGCGCATCGACGTACATCGGAAATTTCACTTCGGACTACACGCGTGAATTTGTTGGAAACTATTCGAGAGATTTTGCTGGTCAATATTCACGTGCTTACCTCGGAAACTATACTGGTACAACTATTAGTGATGTGATCTATACCCCAGAAACATATACCTTATACGTAAGGATTGCATAATACCCTTTATTGTGGTATAATGAGAGATAGAGAGGTGGGTCTACTAATGACCCACTTATCTAAGTACTATATACATTATAATTTGAATTGAACTCTCTGGAGATATTTAATGAGTCGTAAGCAGTGGATGGATAATGCATTCTGGGAAACGGATGAAAAGAAAGAACTGAACTGTATCCTAGAACTTGAAGATGATGTTGGTCGTGTAACACGTCAACAGATGCTTTTACACCGAACTAACAAAGATGGTAGTGATAACGATCTTTTCAATGAAGTTATTGAATCGGTAGGTGAAGCATCTATTGATAAGGAAACAACTGATCGAGTTATCCGTAAAACTGCCGAAGTTGAAGAAGAGAAGTTGCGAGACGATGAGCATCAAAAAGCACGTAAGCTCGAAAAACTTTTTAATTATAAGATGGAAGCTTTCGAAGTGGATGAGATTAAACTCTCCAAAAACCGAAAGTTAAAGGCTAAGTTGCGCCGTGCTAAGTCAAAGATTGAAGTCGATCTATACTCAATCATGATTCTACAAGAGCAACTAGAGGCCACGGAAGATGGAAAAAAGTAAAGGATTTCTAATAGTTGCGTCTAAGAAACGTAACTTCTACTTATACGCTATTAATCTTGCAGAGTCTCTTAGGGATTACTATGATCCTGAAGATGAATGTAAAATTTGTTTAGTGACAGAGGAACAGTTCCTAGACGACCGTGGTAGAGACGTTGCGGACGATATCATCTTTTGTGATGACCATTATCGCGCTAAGTTATGGGGAATGTCTCAGTCTCCATATGACGTGACAATGTATATTGATGCCGACATGGAATGTGAACACGAAGATATTATCAAAGTATGGGATGAGATGAAAGACCATGATTTGGTATTCACTGCTCTCACTGATGACCGTGATTATATTTACGCGGAACGGGATTTCTCCACACCAGAAGGTATGTCGAAATTTACTTTGTGCGGTGGTGTATGTTTGTATGATATGTCTAAACCAATAGTCCGTGAGTTCATGGATGATTGGTGGGACTTAACATATCGACAGATGAACAATACTTGGTGGCCCAAGGGTTATATAGAAAGTCTCAAAGCTTGGGATCAGTTCTCACTTTGGTGGTTGACCGAGAAAGAAGACAAATATAAAGATCTCAAGATCGGTATCTTTGATGACGACTTGAGGTGGAACTATTATAACGCTCTGAACTGGGCGATCACAAAACCGGAGAACGGGCCAGTGATTCTGCGTCACTTCTCTGCGGGTTTAAATAAGGATACTCCAATAGTATGATACAGGTAAACGACCAATATCTCAAACATGTCGAGGTTAATAACCCTGAACTACTTGAGATTCTAGAACAGTACTCCAAGTTACATACCACAGAAGGTTTTGAAGAAAACTGTCACTTGAATTCTGCTCAACATATTCGACAACGCGCATACTATGTGGGCGAAGATCATAAGAATGAAATTGTTGGTAAGGGAAACAAACACGAAGGGTTTCCGGACGAACTAGTTGGATACAACTTCAAACTTTCTGAGAAAGCGCATAAGATGTTTGCACCGGATGCAGATCCAGTTTTCAAACGTGATATGACTCTACATCTCCGTGACCTAAACGATAAGATGATGAACTTCTTGTCCGTTAAACACAATGCACTTGCAGCAGTATATCCGCCTGGCGGATTCATCTCGTGGCACAACAATGCAAATGCACCTGGCTTTAACTTAATCTTCTCCTACTCAGAAGACGGTTCTGGTTACTTCGAATACATCCACCCTGAGACTAAAGAAGTCATTCGTTGTCAAGATGAATCGGGTAAGTGGACTTGTAAGGCAGCGTACTTCGGTCACTACGGTGAAGAAGATAAGGTTATGTACCATGCTGCGTCTACAGAAGACTGGCGTTGTACTGTATCATATGTCTTTGATCGAACAGAAGCGTCTATAGACTTCCGTGAAATGGTCGTGACAGATATTGAATCTGCGGAATAGTAAAATATATCAAAACTAGAACCTTAAAGTGTTATAAATAGAGGAAGACAATCTATAAACAGTTTAAGGTTCTAGAGAATATGGCAATTTACGAAGATTTTACAATTGATCAAGGTGCGGATGTAGCTCTACAAATAGAGTTAGTCAACCCTGATGGGTCAACAAAAGACCTTACCGGATATTCTGTTGCTGCTAAAATGAAGAAGACCTTCAAAAGCGAAGCGAATAATACTCTAGATTTCACCGCTATCGTCGCACAACCTTCGGTAGATGGTATCGTCACTATATCCCTCAATAACGTTCAGACAGATACTTTAGCTACTCGTGGTAGATATGTCTATGATGTCGAAATTAGTTATGTAGACGAAGACGAAAATACTATCATAGAACGAATTCTAGAAGGTAAGATTAAAGTCAATCCTTCGGTAACAAGGTAAGATTATGCCTATTCGAAAGGTCGGTGGTATTACAACCTCTCTTACTGGAAGCAGTAATTCCGGTACTACTAAAATAAAACGAGTCACTGTGGGTCGTCCAGTAACTCGTGTCCAGTCAAGTAGAGAAATCAAAACCTTTGACGGTCTTGGGGATATCCCGAACATATCAGAGTTGCAACTCGGTGAGTTGGGTATCAACACGGTTGACGGAAAACTATACTTAAAGAAAATTTACGACAACGGTATCGAAGCTGTTGTTGAGGTAGGTAAGCACACCCTCGCGGATGAACTATCTGCATCCACTACCTTTAATTCATACATTTACACTTCTGACGGAACATTAGAAGTGATCAGCGGAGAAGATGATCTAGGTAATTCACTCTCTTACGACCCGAATCCAGACTCCCCGTCAAGGATTCAAATATACCTCAACGGAGTTTTACTCCAACCAGAAATAGATTATACTGCTACTGGTGGGGATATTATCACCCTAACATCTTCTGTAGATGCGGAACAAGTTGTTCAGGTTGCGGCCTACAACTCAACAGGCATTTCTTTTGGAAACGACATCATCCTAGATGATCACTACTCATTTACAGTAGGCACAAACGAGGAAACCAGATTTTATCATAACGGGATCGACACCATTATTAAACATATGGGGTTCGATGATAGTAAATTTAAGATACAATATCTTAGTGATGATAAATTCGTAATGGACGACTCAGGTGTTCAACTTCTTGGACACTACACTTTAAACAGCGAAACTATATCAACTCAATCTGATTTAGACCAGATTAACACTAGACTTGACTCTCTAGACAGTGATATCCAAGAAATTAAGTCTATATTAGTAGGACTGTTACAAAATTAATTATCAAGTCAGGTTTCGTTTAGTTATAAATATAATCGTTCATTCACTATTATAAAGAACTACTCAACTATGATCAATAATAAATCTTTTAATCGGGTGCTTGCAGAAAGTCTATTCAACTTAGCGAAAGCTAAGCAAGTAGAAGTAACGGAAACCCCTGGCAAGGAGACGATTCTTTTTGATCTTATTGAGGGAACCTCATCATCTACGTCAGATCGCTCAGTGATTCCAGAAGCACAATCTATCATTGCAGTTGGCGACACAGCACTGTTCACCTTGAACGGATCACCTACACGAGATGATTTGATCGACGTGTGGGTAAACGATGTTCTTCAGCATCCTGAAGAGATCTACGAAACTATTGATAATACTATACAGTTTTTTGAAATCCCTCCGAAAGGAACGGACATCTACATTAAATTTCGTTAGTATATTATTAAACGTTTAAATTATAAAACACAACCAATAAACTCAAACCTAGGAGATACACCTAATGGCATTTAGGCAGATTAAATCCCCCGCATTAGCGGATAAAGCAGTACTTAATACCAAACTGGACGAAAGTGCAGTACAGGGTCAAGCCACCCTAACAGGTATGATAAACCCAGCGGATTGTTTCACCCTTCTCTATGATGTCGGTACAGACTCATTGAAGAAGATTGGCGCAGATGCATTCTTCGCATCATTCTCAACAGATGATTTGCAAGAAGGTGATTCACAATACTTTACGCCTGCACGTGCACAATCAGCAGTTGCTCCGGATATCGCAGCTGCGGTACTTACGGAAACTAACCGTGCTTCGGCAGCAGAGACTCTACTTCAGAGCAACATTCAAGCTGAAACTTCAGCTCGCACTCAAGCAGATATCACTCTACAATCTAACATTACCGCAGAAGAAACTCGTGCTAAGTTGCGTGAAGATTCTATCGAAGCATCTTCTCAAACTGCTGACACTGCTCTTTCTGGTCGTCTTGACGACATTCTAAGCAATACTGATTCTGCTGCTATCGATTCGTTCGTAGAAGTAATCACTGCTTTCCAGAGTGCTGACTCAGTACTAACTGCATCAACAATCGCTAACTCATCTGCAATCACTTCAGAAGTTAACCGTGCGACTGGTGTAGAAACTGCAAATGCTAGTGCAATCAGTGTTGAAACTGCTCGTGCAACAGCTGCAGAAGTTGCTCTTGCTTCTCTACTTAGCGCAGAAGAAGTTGCTCGTATCGCTGCTGACGCTGCGTTAACTGCTCGTGTTTCAACTGAAGAAGGTCTTTCGGTATCACTTCAGTCACAGATTACTACAGAAGCTGCTCGTGCAGCTGCGGCAGAAGGTGTTAACTCATCTGCAATCGCATCTGAAGTTACTCGTGCTACTGGCGCAGAAGCTGCAAACGCATCTAACCTAACAGACGAAATCAATGCTCGTGCTGTTGCTGATACTCAAGTACGTGTTGATCTAAACGCTGCTATCGTATCTGGTGATAACGCTGCTAAAGCTCACGCTGATGCCGCAGACGCACTTCTAATGGGTGACGCAACTATCGACGGTACTCCATCGAATAGTGTTGCTGAACGTATCGAATCTGCTAAGACTGGCGCTGTATCTGAAGCTGCTATTGACGCTGCTGAGAAAGTTGCTGTTGAAACTACAAACCGTCTTCTTGCTGAAGCGCAGTTCCAGACTCAGATCACTGCTAATGATGGTGACATCACTGCACTACAAGCTGCTGATACAGCAGAAGCTTCTGCTCGTACCACTGGCGATGCTGGTCTACAGTCACAAATTGACTTCATCACTAACAACACTGATTCTGCTGCTCTAGACTCACTAACAGAAATCGTTGCTGCATTCCAAAATGCTGATAGCGACATGTCTGCTCTTGTTGGTTCTAACACTGCTGCAATCTCTACTGAGAAAGCACGTGCAGAAGGTATTGAGTCGGCTCTATCGACAGCAATCTCTACTGAAGCATCAACTCGTGGAACTGCTGACCAAGGTCTACAGTCACAGATTACTGCTGAAGAAACTGCTCGTATCGCTGCTGACGCTACAACTCTTGCATCTGCAAAGTCTTACACAGACGCAGAAGCAGACTCACATCAAGCAGCTGCTCAGTCACACGCTGATGCACAAGATACTGCACTAGTCGGTGACGCATCTGTAAACGGTACTTCTGGTAACACTATTACTGCTCGTATCGCAACTGCTAAAGCATTAGCATTTGGTTACACAGATACTCAAGTTACTGCTGAAGCTGCTTCTCGTACTGCTGCTGATACCGCACAATCTCTACGTACTACAGTACTAGAATCAGATATGGACGATGTCGAAGCACTTGCTGCTCAAAACGAAATCGATCTACGTGCAGAAGAAGTTGCTCGTACTACTGGTGATGCTGGACTACAAGGTCAAATCACCGCAGAAGCGACTACTCGTGCTGCTGCCGATACTGCTCTAACATCTAGTCTAGCGACTGAAGTTGCTCGTGCTCAAGGTGTTGAATCAACTAATGCTGCTGCTGTCGTTACTGAACGTCAACGTGCAGAAGCGGTTGAAGCTGGTCTACGTACAGATGCTAACACTAACACAGTAAATATCTCATCTAACTTGGGTGCTATTAATGTTGAACGTACTCGTGCATTGGGTGCTGAACTTGCTCTTGAACTCTCGATCGGTGATGAATATGATCGTGCAGTGGCTGCGGAAGGCGTACTAACTACTGGTTTGAACACTCTTTCTGGTACAGTAAGCAATATCCTTTCTAACACTGACTCTTCTGCTCTAGACTCACTAACAGAAATCGTTGGTGCTTTCCAGAATGCTGACTCGGATCTATCTGGTATTATCACTGCTAACTCTGGTCGTTTGACTAGCGTTGAAGGTCGTGCACTAACTCTAGAAACAGAAATGGACGCGGTCGAAGGTCGTGCTACTGCTGTTGAAGGTCGTGCTACTGCACTTGAGACAGAACAGGGTCTACAAGCTGCTCGTATCACAGCTAGCGAATCTGACGTTTCTGGTCTAGAAACTAAGTTGGGTGACGGTGTATTTGACACTACTTCTCAATCTATCACTGGTGCAATCGGTGAACTTCACACAGAAGCAACTGCTAACACTTCTGGTCTTGTATCTGCTGTTGCTCGTGCTGACGCTGATAGTGATGCACTTGCATCAGAAATCGTATCACGAACTGCTGCTGACACATCTATCCGTACAGATATCGCAAGCTATCGTTCAACTGACACTGCTGACTACATCGCACGTGATGGTGTTGTTCTTGCATCTGCACAGACTTACGCAGAAACTGAAGCAAATGACGCAGAAGCTGCTGCTAAGACTTACGCAGACGGAATCGTTGCTAGTGAAGCAACTCTACGTGACAACGCTGACATCGTACTTGCTGGTCAGATCACTTCTGAAGCGACTGCTCGTATTACTGCCGATAATCAACTAGATTCTCGTGCTACAGTCCTAGAAGGCGAAATGTCTGCAACTCAACTTGCTGCTGGCGTAAATGCTGATGGAACATATGCTGCTCCATCAGGTACTAACTACATTGATCTATCTACATCTCTAGCAGATGCAGACAAGAAGTTAGACACCGCAATCAAGTCTGCTGACACTGCTCGTATCGCTGGTGACACTAACTTGCAATCACAGATGACTGCCGAAGTTGCTCGTGCAACTGCTGCTGAAGGTTTACTATCTACTAACCTAACTGCTGAATCTACTCGTGCAACTGCTGCTGAAGCTGCTAACGGTGTATTGATCGTTGCTAACGCAACTGCAATCGCAGCTGAAGCGTCACGTGCTCAAACAATAGAAGGTGATCTACAAACTCAGCTCAACTTCTTTGTTTCTAACACTGATTCTGCTTCACTAGATTCACTAACAGAAATCGTTACTGCATTCCAAAATGCAGATGGTACTCTAACTGGTCTGATCACTCAGAACCAAGTAGACATTACTACTAACGCAACTGGTTTAGGTAATGAAATCTCAGCTCGAATTGCAGGTGATACTGCGGTACGTGGTGAATTTGCTGCTGCTGATGCTGTTCTACTAACTCAAGTAGATGCTCGAATCAAGAAAGCTGGTGACTTTATGTCTGGTGACCTAGCAATGTCTGGAAACAAGGTTTCTAATATTGCTGACGGTACAGACGCTGCTGACGCGACTAACAAAGGTCAGTTGGATACAGGTCTTGCTGCACAACATATCTCTCAGTTCTCATCTACTGATCTTTCAGAAGGTAATAATCAGTTCTTCACTCCACTACGTGCTCGTGCCTCTATCTCGGTAACTGACGTTTCGGGTGAAGGTAAAGTATCTTTTGACCCATCAACTGGTGTTATTGCTGCTGATACTGCTAAATCGTTTGTCGAGATGACTGATGTTGTAGATACAGACCTAGTCAATAAGGAAGGTTTTGTTGCTCGTGTTAAGACTGATGGTACAGCTATCGAACTAGTAGATCCTAAAGAATTGCAGTTTAACAATGCAAAACGTCAGGTTATTGCTGGTGACGGTGCACAGACTACTTTCGCACTAGACTTCTACACAGCAGAATCTAACGCAATGGTATTTGTTGGTGGTGTTATTCAGGATCCATCTGCTCACTATACAATTGATGCTGTTAACCAACAGATCACTTTCAACGCATCTATCCCAGTTGGTACTCAGGCGGTTGTAATCGCTCAGTCTACTAACTCTGTTGGTGTACTAGATCCTAAGTCTGTTGGTCTAGAGACTCTTGCTGATAACATTAAGGTATTTGAACAAGGTACTGACGTTATTGCTGGAACTTCTATGACAGTCGTTTCTTCATTCAACAAAGCACTATACCGTTCTGCTAAGTACGTAGTAACTGTAGAAAGCAATGGTCAGTTCGAAACTCGCGAATGTCTAGTTATTCACGATGGAACAAATGCTTATATTACTGAATATGGTATCATCTTCACAGGTTCTGATCTGTTAGGTGACACTGATGTTCGTATCAGTGGTTCAAGTGTAGAACTTATGTACACATCAGTTAGCGCTGGTTCAGTAGTATCTGTAGCTGCTTCATACGTCGATTGTTAATCTAAAAGTACCAAATGGGGGGGTGGGAAACCACCTCCTTTCAATCAATAATTCTAAAAGGTAATAGAATAATGAGCTTTAACAAAAAATTTAGAATACAAAATGGTGCGGACATTACTGGTAGCGTATACGTAGGCAACCAGTTAGTAATCGACTCTGACGGTAAAATCTCTCTAGCATCAGTAACTGACGCAGTTTCATCTGCTGTATCTTCGGATATTGCTTCACTGCAATCGCAGATCACTGCAATGTTAGGAACTTCACCAGAATCTTTGGACACGTTACAAGAAATTGTTTCTACTTTCCAAAGTGCTGATGGAGATCTACAAACTTTAATCACGAACACTTCTTCTGCCGTTGCATCTTTACAATCTACTATGGGGTCAGGTTCTTTAGATACTGACGCTAGTACTATTGTTGGTGCCGTCAATGAACTTCATACATCAGTATTAAATATTCCTGCTGGCCCAACTGGCCCAACAGGCCCTGCTGGTGCAGAAGGTCAACAAGGTATCCAAGGTATCCAAGGTATCGCAGGCCCTGATGGTGCACAAGGACTACAAGGCATACACGGTGTTCAAGGTATTCAAGGCGAAACTGGAACTCCCTTTGATGTACAGGGCAATCTGATTGTTGCAGGAAAATTAACTTCTGACAAAAAGACCAGTGTTACTGCAACATCTACGACTGTAGTAAAAGGTACTCACCTCTATGTTAGTGCATCGGGACAAACAATTACGTTACCTGCTTCTCCGGTAATGGGAGATTCTGCACACATAACTGTAGGTGAATTTGCAGATACAGTTGTAGCTGGAAATGGCGAAAAGATTATGGGCGATGCGTCTAATTTCACAATGGACGCGGCTTGTCTTTCAATTAACTTCGTATATACTGAAGTTGCTAAAGGGTGGGTGATGTCATGAGTAATTTTTCGGACTTCATCGGAAGTAGCGGCGGTGGCGGTGGCGGTTCTCAAGTCAACGATGCTAAGTATATTGTTAACGACGTTAACTTGATTGTAACAGCAGATGGCGAACACTGGCAGAAGTCGGGTGTTACAAACTCGAACACCGTTACCTATCCCGATGCTTCTACTGCTGCTGGCCCCATTGGTACTGCTACAGATGCAGAAGTGATTTTACCAGACACTCACGATCGTCCCATCGCTGGGCAATCGACTACTAACGGAAAATGGCTTTGGTACACAAATGCGTCAGGATCGATGCAAATCCGAGCAACTCGGTTGGATGGTACAGGTTCATCGGTTGAGGCATATAATGGCCCCGACTATGCAAACATGAATGGTCGGCTCTTCATACACGCGGATGGTGATGGTTACATGTACACATTGCATGCTCACGGTTATGGAAACGGTTTCCAATCAAGATACCACCAGATAAGACGTTACACTATTAATCAAAGTACTGGTCAGCTGACCCATAATGGTAACGTTGGGGGAAGCCATCTAGATTTTGGGCCCCATTGGTGCTATGGCCTCATGTCAAATGATATTGTCGGCCGAGACTCATACTTTCGTGTAATGGCTCAAGCCCAGGATGGTTCGCAGAGATCATTTTATGTGAATAAAAGCACCGGCGCTATGGGTGTTGAAAGAACCTTCTACACCGCAGATAGTGGTGTAAAAATGCCCGGTGATATTGCGAGCGTTCATGAATTTAACGGAGAAATTTGGATAAAAGGCTTTGATGGGTACATGTACGTTTGGAATTCAGGACTTACAACCTTCCGGATAAAAGTTGATGTAGGTACTTCGGGTTCGTTCTTCTCAAAGACTGACAGTATTAGCTCACAGGCATTGGAAACTGATACATACGCTTCTATGCCTAACGGCAGTGTTAGCGGTGTTCATAACTATCAGCGTATGTATGAGATGACCACTAATGGTTATAAAAACCACCCGCCAACCACAATTATTGGAATTCAGAATAATCAGACTGAAAGTGCAGGCGTTAACTTATATATGAGGATAAAGTAATGTATAACGAAGATTTACCGGCAAACAACCTTACCCCAGAGCAACAAGCGGAAAATGATATCAGTGTTGGACGCTTTTGGCGAGATCAGGAACTAAAAAACAGCGACTGGATTGCAGCCATACCAGATCATGGATTACATGCTGATTACATGACCTACCGTACAGCTCTACGTAACTGGCCTTCAACCGAAGACTTCCCAGCTACTAAACCAGAAATGTAATACTAAAATGAAAGAGGTGGGAAACCACCTCTTTTCATAACATTTAAAAATAAGGAAAAAAGTATGAGTAATTTTTCAGACTTTATTAGTAGTAGCAGCGATGATAGCACAACTGCTGGAAGTACACCGTTAAATGGATTGACTATTTTTTCATCGGATCAACCAGAATTCGTAGTTACGGAATCAGGAGAGCACTATGTAAAAACTGGTGTTACCAGTGATAATTTCACTGATTACCCAGATCAAGTTATAAAAGGATTTTCGAAAACTTCCACCCCAGAAGTTGGTGAAGGCTCAAATTTTGGTACAATCTACGGTAATCGAAAATACACTTTTAGAAAGCATGGGCAGTATTTAAGCTACCTATTTAACTGGAATGGCACTACGGGAGATCTTTACACATCTTCTCCTAATGGTTCAAACAATAATGGTTCGGTTGACTATAACTGGCGTTGGAATAGTATCTCTACCCATAATAACACAAGGACGTTTGGATTTAGAGACAACTATGTAGATTACATGACTCATACAGATTCTTGGGGAAGCGTCAGCAAGTATAACTATTATACTGGAGTATCTTTTACTCAAGGATTTTATGATCACGAACTTGCTTATGACCAAGATAGTCAGAGAGTCTACGCATATACCTATAGTCTTGATAGAATGGTAGTATTTAACGTATCAGGTACACCATATGTGGAAGCGAACTACACCTTTGGTCGTCCTACAGATAATAGTTTCACTTCTTGCACAGGAATGTCTTACGGCGATGGAGCTTTGCATTTCTGTGGCCAAAATGATGTTTTGGGCGGTAATATGATCTCGAAAGTCCCCATCACTGGTGGTGGCGACACTTCTAAAACATGGGGAGCAGGCGGGACTGTAACCGTAGGACTAAAAAGATATGAATCGACTATAGGGGTGTCTGCTCATTTGGTTCAGTGGAGTCACTTTGATACAACTACTGGGAAAGATGTGTATTGTGGATTTCATGCCACTCAAGATGGATTGAAGTTCTTTGCCGAAGGATTGACATGGGACTCTGGTACTACTCGTCAGTATATGACTCACGGTCAGTCAGGATCACCAACACTATATAAGAGGATCAAGTAATGAACCAGCAAATCGATAATTCTAACTTGGTAGGAAAAGAGTGGCGTGATGCCGAACTTAATAATACTGACTGGGTCTCGATGATCCCAGATCATCCCCAGCACGAATCCTATAAGAAATATAGACAGGAACTTCGCGACTGGCCAGTCTGGGTTGAAGATGTAGTAGACTCAGAAGGTATTATTGTACAACATGGTGAACATCCTAACGGATACCCATCTACTAAACCAGAAATGTAACCCTTATAAATACGGGGGTGGGAAACCACCTCCATACAATTACTTCTAAAAGGTAATAGAATAATGAGCTTTAACAAAAAATTTAGAATACAAAATGGTGCAGATATCACAGGTCAAGTATTCGTAGGCAATCAGTTAGTAATTGATGCAGACGGTACAATACTTCTTCCTGCAATCACTGATGCAGTCGCAGCAGCGGTTGCTTCAGATATCTTTACTCTACAGACACAAGTAGATGCCATTCTTGGTAGTTCTCCAGAAACTTTAGATACACTTCAAGAAATCGTTGCTACCTTTTCATCGGCAGACGGCGATCTACAAACTTTAATCACTAACACTTCTTCGGCAGTCTCTACTTTACAGGCTACCGTAGGTTCAGGTGCTTTGTCAACTAGTTCAAATACTCTAGTTGCAGCGGTTAACGAAATCCACACTTCGGTTCAGAATATTCCTGCTGGCCCTACTGGTGCTACTGGCCCACAAGGTATTCAGGGTGTTAAAGGCGATACTGGAGCTACAGGTGCTGCTGGCCCAACTGGTCAAACAGGTACTCAAGGCCCATCAGGTCAAACAGGTGCACAGGGTGCAACTGGCGCCACAGGAACTACGTCAGGTACTCCTAGTGATGTACAACTGTCTAGTCTGTACAACAACGGCAACAATGTTAGCGGTTCGTTCACAGCAACAGGTGACATCACTGCATACTCTGACAGATCTTTGAAAGAGAATATCGAAGTTATTGCTAACCCTCTTGAAGTACTGAAAGGTATGAGAGGTGTAACATATAACCGTATCGATATGAACGGTAGAGAGCAGGTAGGTGTTATTGCACAAGAAGTTGAAGCAGTTCTGCCTCAAGTTGTTCATACTGATGGAAATGGAATCAAACATGTTGCTTATGGTAACATAGTTGCTTTGTTGATAGAAGCAGTAAAAGATCTTCAGGGGCAGGTTGAGGAGATGAAAGATGGCTCTTCAAAGTAGTGGTGCGATATCAATCGGGAGTCTTCGTAGTGAGTATAGTGACGACGGTTCTTCATCTTTAAGCGAGTTTTATCGTGGCGGTTCTAGAGTAGTTTCTTCAGTTACTGTATCAGTAGCAACACCTTACAGTTACTACACTACTTCGTATGAGAATCAGACTACATATACTTCACAGGCTCAGACATCTTACAGTACGCATGGTGAGTATGGGTGGGATAACTACAGTGGTGCTCAGACCTTCTGGTATGGTAGTGCGAATAACGCAAGGTACTTTATCATTTGGGCAGGTTCGTACAAGCGTTACCTTTCTTCGTACTTCACATCGTATGCTCACGCTGATGGTTGGACATATAGTCTACAGAGTGTAATGTACGTAATTGGAGCGGACATATATATTGGTGACGTTTACAGAACACGGCAGGTAGCAACTACTACCTATATACAAGTACCAACAACAGTTCAGGTTGCGGTTCAGAACGGCCCGTACACCGGATATAACTATAGTAACCAATCCGAAAACCGAAATACAGGTGTGCCACAAACAGGTACTCTATCATTATCAAACTTTTATGGAGGACATAACTAATGTCTTTGCAACACACTAGCGAAATCAAAAGAATTGAAGTGCTACCAACTTTAGGCGAATTTACTAATGTCATAAAGAGAGTAGTCCTAGAAGTAACTTTCACTGACCCTGATCTGGCACATCCAGTAGAGTCTAAAACAATGATGGTATCAGTATTATCATCCGAAGACATGTCAGATTTTGTTCAAATCTCTGATGTAACAGAATCTCAGATCATAAAGTGGACGTTTGACTACCACGGCGGAGAAGAGAAATTTGTTGAAATGACTTCTAAACAGCATGGTGAAGAATTGGCTCGTCGAGTTGAATCTTACGGTCTAAAGAAGTTCGACTTAGATTCACAATCAATTGTCGATGTCGCTGACGAATATGACGACTTTTTAAACTAGTATAAATAGTAATATTGGGAAATATAGTAACCTTTAATTTCCCTTTTTAAACTTATCCCTCAGTCCATAATGGGCTGGGGGGTATTAAAAATACGTTCTGGTCTTCAGAGCATATTACAAACTGAGAATAGAGTCCTTCTATTCTCATTCAATCGGGAGTGGAATCACTCCACCTCTCATATTATAATTCTAAGGTGTACAAATGAGTACTAATAAGAAATTTAGAATACAAAATGGCGTCGACATTACTGGTGAAGTAGTAGTCGGTGGTCAGATTGTAATTACCGCCGAAGGCAAGATTAATCTACCCGCACTACCTGATGATTTGCAATCTGCAAGTTCAGCTGATATAACAGCACTTCAGGCGCAAGTAGATGCGATCCTTGGTTCTTCTCCGGAAAGCTTGGATACTCTCCAAGAAATCGTTTCACTAATTCAAAGCGAAGACGGTAGCATACAAAATTTAATCACAAACAATTCCACCGCTATTACTGCATTGCAGACTCAACTCAACCAGGCGATGTATCTCAAATCCGACAAAACAGTTAACTTTAATATCTCAGGTTCCGCTTCTAGCGGAAGTCCGGTTATTATAAATGAAGATGGTACTATTACTGCTATTGGCGAGTCCATTCCTGTTGCAGAACTTTCCGAGCTGGTAACCTCAGATACGATGGAGATAACTAACCAAGTAGTGCATTGGGAAAATGTCTCTAATATGACTGGTGACTATGCTAATAATAGTCACTATTCTTATCAACGTCAGATGCTTACGGCAGAACCTGTACAGATATCTAATGATGTAAATGGAAACGAAAGATTCCTACACGCATTTACCGAAGGTGATAAGACCCATTTGGCGGTATATGCCGTTATAGATGGTGTGTTGACATTTGTATCTAGAAGTGTGTCTCATCTAAGTCCAGGCTGGATTCAGGACATGGCATATAACAGCACTTCTGATAAAGTACTGGCAATAGGTAGAAATCACCACACGAGCAAAATGCTTTACACTGGTGTGACCGTATCTGAGTCGGGAGTTATCCAATTAAGTAATTCAATGTACTCAACTCAAAACAGGACTCAGTTCACCCGTACTGGTAATAGTGTAATTGTAGAACCTATTGCTGATAGATTTGTATGTGTTAGTTTGGACAGTGAGGATTACTATACCGTTATAGATCAGATCAATGTCACGCTTGGTGCCGAGACATATATCTCGTTAGAGAAAACGCAACAGATATATTCCTCTGGAGTGACTAAAACTCCTAATACAAATGGAGGCAAACTTTTCTCAGCGGCCAGTTCGATCGGCGGCGGAAACTCTATTTATTTTGGTGGTAACGACACGCTTCGGATGACTCAAGACAATAATAATGATGGTGATCCCGCTTGGAAACAAAGATACATTTACACGTACGGTGCAAAGGCTGGTGTGATCACGTGGAACTCGTCTACTCAAGAGTTTAATGACTTCAATGGTAGATGGACTCAGATCGACGGTGGTGTTGGAATAGACCATGTCGCTGGAATTACTGTGGGTTCCGATGGTAGTATACACATGATAGGTTTCAAAGGAAGTCCTCTCAGTGGTTCCGCTGATAATAATTTGGATAATATGGTCATCGTTAATGGACTTACCAACTTAAATTATTCCCATCCATTAACTCTAGGAACTAATACTCCTAGTGCATCAGAATCGATGTTTGTCGACGGAAATGCAAAAAGCCCTCGTTGGTTTGCTTCCGAATTCCACGGTAGTACATTTGCCCGATTGTCTGATGGTTCATTCGTTATATCTTTTGCTTACCATAATGAAAACGTATCTATCGCAACAATTAGTGCAGAAGGTGTTGTTACTGGTGTTGTAGATACTGGTTATGCGGTTGGTTCAGGACATGATAATAAACAGTGGTACCCTTCGGATATACAGTCTAAGTCATTCGTAACATCTGATGATGAAATGTATCACATCATAGCGAGAAGCGGATATAATTCGTCTTCTACTGATGGTAACCCACTAACTGGTTGGGCAACTCATAAACTTGGTTCCACGATTCCAGACCCTTCTCTATACCTAGGTATCGCACAAGGTGGTGGTGACGTTGTTGTTTCTGGTGGTATTGCGACCAATTTGTCTGGTCTTACTCCATCAACAGTTTACTACGTACAGTCTGACGGTTCTTTGTCGACTACTGTAACAAACATTAAAGCTGGTGTTGCAATTAGTGAAACTGCGATTTTGGTATCTGATAATCTAGACGATGCTAAACAAGACCTATCTTCGTATGCAACTAAACTATATGTTGACTCTAATGTTGCTGGTGGTGTTGCTGGTGTTGATCTTTCTGGTTACACTGATACTTCAGGTATGACTTCAGCGATTGCAACTGCACAGTCTGCCGCTGAAGTAACTGCTGCTGCTGATGCAACTAGTAAAGCAGATGCCGCACAAGCTTCCGCAATCGCTGCTGCTGGAACTGCCGCAACACAAGCAATCGCTGATACCATTGATGCTGCCCCTGCCGCACTAGACACTCTTAACGAGTTAGCTGCTGCTCTAGGTGATGATGCAAACTTCGCATCTACTGTTACTGCATCTATCGCAACTAAAGTTGGTATAGCTGAAGTTGATGTTCGAATGGAACCAATCAAGCAACTAGCAGAATCTGCGCTACAACCAGCAGACCTTGGTGATGGTATTTCTGCTGTAACAGGTAATGGAATTATAGACGCATCTAGTATTGACGGTTCAGCATTTACTTCTGTAGGGCCTGCTGGTTCTGGTGAAATCTATGAACAAGTACAATATCCACTAGGTCTAGTGAGTGACGATAACCATGTCGCAACCTTGTCTTGGAATGACAGCGCTGCCGATCTTTGGGTCATTGTACATACCAAAATCGGAACTCACGTTAAAAGCTTTAAAGTTTCTGACGCAGGCGAAAATGCTACTTGGGGAGGAGGTCACCTATCTCATATATCTCTAGAAGACAATATAATTTGTGTCAGTAGATCAGAAGGTTATGTGAAAGTCTATGATATTGCTAATATTGCGGATGCAGATCATGGTCTTATCGCTCACATCGCCGACCCCTCTCTCCGAAAAACTTTCTACATCGGTGATAATAAGTTAGTTTCTACGGCATCAGCTTACTGGTATACTCAGGATTCTGTGAAGTGGTATGACCTATTAACTTCATCTGTTATCCACACCGAAACCGTTTCTCAAAGCAGCGAGGTCGGTCTTTTTGGAAGAACCTTTGTAGCCAGAACCCAGAAACAGCTCCATATGTGGGATGTAGACACTTATGCGTATAGTAGCTTACACCCGTCACATGATGGTGAATCATCTACAGACGATGATAGGTCTGTCTATGGTACTCGAGCTGTAATTTCTGGTGACAACATAGTATTTGCTTCTATAGATATGGATAACGGTAACTCACCCGTAATGCACTTATTCAACAAGTCGGACTTGTCATACGTTAGAACATTTGACCCGATTGTACAGGATGACCCTGACAGCACTTACTCGATTAGTATACCTACTGATGGTGGGAATAAAGGTATAGGGATTGGTGCACAAATCGTAGGAGATCATGTCCTACTAGCAATGTCATCTAACCACGTATCAACTGGTTCTGCCTTTTGGGGAGCTTACATTGGAATATGGAAACTTTCTACAGGTGAATTCGTCAAATTGGCATACGCTGGCGAAATCACAAAGTTTAGCACCTTAAATTTGGCAGTAAGTAACGAAAATCTTTTCCTTGGTACCGCTGGCACCGCTCAAGGCCTTGTAAGTTGTCTTTACCATCTAACTATACCTGTTGTCGTAGGCGCTACTACTTACAGTATCGATACTTCTACTATTGCTACTAAAGCATATGTTGACTCTGGTGTTGCTGGTGTAGATCTTTCTGGTTACAGTGATACTACACAGATGGATTCTGCAATTGCTGTTGAAACTGCTGCTAGAACTGCTGCTATTGCTGCAATTCCTTCTACAGATTTGACTCCGTACTCAACTACTGCACAGATGGACTCATCTATTGCAACTGCTAAAACAGAAGCACAGACATATGCAGACCAAGTTGTTGCATCGACTATTGATGCTGCTCCTGCTGCATTGGATACGTTGAATGAACTAGCTGCTGCTTTGGGTGACGATGCAAACTTTGCATCAACAGTAACCGCAAGTCTTGCTACTAAAGCAGACGCTGTTGCAACTGCTGCATCTATCGCATCTAAAGTTGGTCTAAGTGAAGTAGATACATTACTGCAACCTGTTAAGGAATTAGCAGAATCTGCACTCCAAGTATCAGATCTAGGTGAGGGATTCTCTCCATCATTTACTTCTACTGTAGACTGGTCGGTATTAAGTTCGGATAGTTTTGGAACTCTTCAATGGCCTGGTGGTAATGCGCCAATTAACGTGTATAATATGGCATTGAACTCGACACACATTGTTTATTCTCACGATAATGGCTGGACGGCCGGGGGACAAGATACATGGATAACAGTTTTCCTAAGAGATGGTACCTTTGTGAAAGATTGGCAGATTGGTACTGATGTCCAGATTCGAGACTCTACTCTGCGACTTAACGATACCCACCTAGCATATGTCCAACGTCAAGATACAGGGACTGGCGGTGGAACTACAGTATATCTCATGGAAAACATAGCAGACAATGATCACGGTCTGGTAGGAACTCTATCAGGTGTACATTTAGCAACAGTCGCTATACCTTACGGTAATAAGTTGATTGTTGGTAAAAAAGGTGCTGATACACCGTCTTACGAAAGATCCGCTAAGACTTTCTCAATTTATGACATGGACAATCTTAATACGGGAAGCGAACTTAATACATACACTGTTTCCGGTAAAGGTTCTCATGATGCTACTATCTCTGGAGACTCTCTCTATATTACAGCATATAATATAGATGACGAATGGGGGGTCGAAGACGGTGATGTTATAGTATTGGATTTGTCAAGCTTCACTCCAACCTCTACGATTTCGGGTGCAGGTGGTCATATTGGTAATACCAATGGAGACGTGTTTATTTCTCAGTTCAGTAACGGACGGCCGACCGCTTTTGATGTGTATAGTGTTTCTACGGGAGAATTTCTACGTACTCTAACTCATGACTCAGTGAGTGCAATAGGATCAACATTCCCCAGAAATTTCACTTTGGCTAGAAATGTTCAAATTGATGGTGATTTCGCATTTTACTATATTGCGCATGCTTTTACAGCAACGCCAGGATTGTCCCAAGTTGTTATCTGGAGAATATCGACTGGTGAAGTTGTAGATGTAGTAGAGGTAACTCCTGCAAGCGGCCCTTTAACTGGGATACCTTTATTTGCCATAAAAGATGGATTCGTAATCGCATCGGCAGTATCAAATAACTTCCCAAGATTTGGTTCTATTCCGCTAGTCCAAACGGCAAGTTATGGTGTAGATGACACACTATTTGCTACCAAAACATATGTTGATTCTGGTTACACTGATACTTCAGGTATGAATTCAGCGATTGCTGTTGAGACTGCTGCTAGAACTGCTGCTATCGCCGCAATTCCTGCAACTGACTTAACTCCATACTCAACTACTGCACAGATGGACTCATCTATTGCTGTTGAGACTGCTGCTAGAACTGCTGCTATCGCCGCAATTCCTGCAACTGACTTAACTCCATACTCAACTACTGCACAGATGGACTCATCTATTGCTGTTGAGACTTCATCTAG